ATTGTCAAAGAGATAAATATGAACACATTTTTTCAAAAATCCCTATATGGGAACTGTTTTTAAATTTTATATATATAACTTATTGAAAATCAAAGAGATAAATATGAGAACATTTTTTCAAAATCCCTATATGGGAACTATTTGGAAGTTTTGTCTTGTGAGGTATTAGACACACAAGCTCAATATGGAGAGTCCTCAAACAGTCCCTAAAGATACCCTACTAAAACAAAATACCCCAGATTACCTGCTTTTCCGCTTATTTCTGGCACTTTCTTTTCAAAATGATACACCAATACCACCCAAAAGGAAATAAAGCCTTAAAAACGATTATTTGATGTTATGGAATTGGATCACAGGAACGGGGAAAAGGAAAAGCAAAAAGGATATAGAGGGAGTGCCACCTACTTACATACTCCATGTACAAGGATAAAAGGTATAGGAGTGCTTGTGCCAAAATGAAAATTCTATGTATATAGATATATCTATATACATAGAAAAACGAAATATAAGGATATATCCAGAGCAAAAGAAGATATAAATGCATACGAAGCTATATATGATACTCGTATATACAGGTAATGCCCTATTATATCAAAATAGGGTTATTTGTGTCAAATTTTAAAGGTTTCAGCTTAAAATATCCCTATTTTTATTGTAAAAAAGTACAATAAGTTAAACTCTTTTCGCCTATAGGGAGTAATCGAAAAATCAATTCATTTAAAATATTGATTTTTAGCAAGTTATCTATTTTTACTTCAAAAACTCGATTTTTTTAGAGTGATTAAAAATTATACAATAAGTGATTTACTCTATTTTAGTGTCAAAAATTAAAAGTATTGAAGTTTTACAGGTGAAAATAGGTACATTTTGGTATTAGTATAGCTCTCAAAAATGGGTCGTATATGGTGCGTTGCAGCACCATAGAGCCATTTTTAAAAACAATAGATATATAACTCCCGTAAAAAAGAAAGGCAATATATAGAGTATATAAAAAAAATAAGATATAGAAGGTGATCAACAACTATAGGAATAAAAGCGAAAAAGTAGAAAAGAAACAAAATAGCAAACACTCCGAACACCGCTTGAATAGTGGAAGAGGTAGGATAATAGAGGGAATGAAGGAAAAGTGTTTTGTGTAGGATGATGGCAGGCAGGGCGGACAAATACATACACAAACACCTCTAAACCTATAATTTCTAAGTTTCAAACTCATAAATTCTAAGTTTCAAAGCTAAAACTTATAAATATGCACCTAATAGAGATATACCAAACCATACAGAAAGAAATATCTGCATCTAATAGAATCATATAATTTAAATTTTGAAGCATATTCAGAAATACATAAATTTAAAAAGTAGTCACAAATCACATTTTTACACCTTACCTACTTATCTAACATTTTCATATTTACATTTCTTTGATTTCCTTCCTTCTTTCTATTCGTTATAACTTTTTGTTATAAGTTTTTCGGCATACTCTTCATCTTCTTTTCTTCTATTTTTCATAGAATTTTGAGCAATTTGTTGATAATCACTTATTTGTGTAGTTGATTATTTAAATTCATTCTAAATAAGGTTTTTATTTATTGGTATTGGGTTATAACTATTTGTTTTAAAATTGAGGTTCCGCCCGCGCCGGTGCGCTTTCGCTCTGCCTCAATTTTGATATAAGTAACAAACAAAACAAAGAAAAATCATCAAATTAACCTTTCTTAACTATAAAACCTTTGGTATGTAACATTAAAGTGTTACATTTGTATCAAAGAAAAGAACTAATAATAACAACTAATTAAATTAACAAGCATTATGAAAGCAAAAGGAATTAGTACAAAGCAAGTACAAGAATTTATTAACAACGAAGAAGAAAGATTTAACGATCAGCCGGCAATAACGGATAACGGCGATAGCAAAGCAACTTCTATTTCCTACGAAGGCAAAAAATTATCTTTTGATTGGTTCGATAGTTTTCGAAATTTCCGTTGTGGCGTTACTGACAAAGATAGAAAGGAAATAATAGAAATTTTTTATTCGTTTTTACAGGACATTCTTTGCAAAAACGAATTTTGCCAGCAAGAAGGAAATACGTCTACTTATTTGCAAATACAATGAATAGGGTGTATAAATGGATAGTTGACGGGCTGGAGTTCTCCAGCCTTCAAAAAGCAAAGCAATTTTGTAGGAAAAGTAAAACAGGTGCTAAAGGCATTTGTGGAGTTGACAGGAACGGAAATAATGTAACTTTTACACCTATTGAGAGCACAAAGCGCGGCATTTCCTTTGGAAAGTCCTATAAAATAAAATGTAAATAATACACTTTAATAAACAGTTAAACAACAAAGTTATGAAGATGAAGGCTATACAAGTAATATTGGAAGGGTTGAAAGTGGTATTTATTTCTTTCGTTATCGCTCTTATTGTTCTATTTGTTGATGAAAGGAACTTTTTGCATGTTATCTTATCTATCCCTATTGTTTTGTTTTTACTTTATATTTTGATTGAAAAGTCATTTATAAGTAACAAACAAAACAAAGAAAAATCATCAAATTAACCTTTCTTAACTATAAAACCTTTGGTATGTAACATTAAAGTGTTACATTTGTATCAAAGAAAAGAACTAATAACATAAACAAATAAAGATCATGAGAACAAAAGAACAAATTTTTGAATTTATTGCCACTGAACTGAAAAACAACAATACTATTGTTGTAGCAACTTTGGGCAATGGAGATGGTGGAGTAACCCTATTACAGGGTGATTGTGCAGAATTTATTGAGGAGCTTAAACCTACTCTTTTGACGGAAAAGTGAAAGGCTGTCCAGACATAATCGAAAGCGAATATGTAGAAGCAACAAGCGAAATATATCAATTTTTCGGGAAAGACGGGTACAAAGTACAAATTTTAATTTATTAATAAAGCAACTAATTAAACAAGGTGCGCAAACCTTGACAAAACGCAATAAAGCTATGACAACTACAGTAAATAACAACGAAAACAAGGTAACTGTAAATCGTATTGGTTTCTCTGGATTATTTTCTAAGTTCTTTAAAGAGGACACACAAGTATATGATTATCTTTTTGAAGGCGGTAAATGTTATTCCTTTGCCTACTATATTGGGTTAAATGATGATTGCAAAAACGGACATTTAACCTTTAGTTTTACCGGCGAAATTAAGGTTAAAAAAAGAAATGGAAGGTTTTACACTTATATAAGTGGCGCGATTGCTGATGTAATTGCCTATTTTAAACCGGAACTTGAAAAATTTAATCGGTTACATGGTTTTAATCATTTGGGACAACCAATGTTTATAGATGACATTCGCTTTCATATCAATGAAGGCAAAACAAATGAACAAATAGCGGAAATGTATAATATTTCTAATTTGGAAGCTATCGAAATATTACGTAACGCTTCAGACAACAAAGATTTATTTCACTACCTTGTTTTTCACTTGGGCGTTGCTGATGCTTGGGAAAAGCAAGCAAAAGAAGCTATCCGGGAAATGGAAGCAAAAACGGGCTTAACTTTGAAAATTGAAAATAAGGATAAAGTTTACAAGCAATTTGACGCAGAAAAGTGTAACGACATGGCCTATTTGTTTAAACATGGTTACGCGACAAAAGAAATGAAACAAACGCGTGAAGAAACTGCAAGATCAAAGAAACGGTTAGAAGAACTTGCAGAGATTGAAAAAGAGTTTGCCAAAAGTGTAGAAAAAGCAAAAAGAATTTACGAAGTAAAAAAGGCGGTCGTCTCTTTCGGCATAAGTTGGGATAACGTTACCCTTTACGATCATAGAAACGAGCTTTGTTTTAACTGGTTAGATTGCTGTGAAAAGGTTCCTTCTGATTTAATCAACGAACTTGTGTGCAGTAATACTTTACCGGAAGGAATAGAGGTAACGAACCTGGATAAAGGTAGGGAATAATAACCCTACCTATTTATTAATCAATTAAAAAGAATCAATATTTACAATAACATAAGTAATTAAACAATAGCAATTTAAACTAACAGGAGATAATAAAAATGAAAGCAACTAATAGTAGTACAAATACTTTATTCATGGAAATTTTTTTAGAATTGTTGGAAATCGCAAAAGCATACTTCCAGGAACTTTTTAAAAACGAAAAACCTGGTGTATATACATTGAAAGACATTTACACTTACATTGAAAGCTGTGAGAGCTTAGAAGCAAAGCAAGGGAAAGCGGAAAGACTGACAGACAAAGAAAGAGAGCAAGCGATAAAATACTACACAAAAAAGCCCTTACTATTCAAATATTAATCCTACTTTAAAAAAAACAGTGTGCTATACTTGTGCAAAGTTTCAAATAATATTGTTTTTATTGAAAAAGACAATTTTAAATGTAGCTTTGACATAATTAAAGTATTTGAATATCTGGAAAGGTTTAAGCAATTGTCAGGCTCAAAAGAAAAATTAGAATTTGTTAAAGAAGGAAACCAGATACAAGAAAGCGAGGATAATTGTATTTGCTCTTTTGATATTGCATTTAATAAGAAAGACAAAACGTTCCTAACCGCAAAAACCAAAAATTCAACTATGATCCGGTTAAACAAATTCCTTTCCTTGTTTGTCTCTAAAAGGCAGATAAGGAAAGAAAAAGGAAAGAATAGAATGAAATATTACACAAAAGACAATGTTAAGTTTGTAACATGGAAATACAATGCCGGCGTGCCGTGCTTCTATTTGAACAAATCTGTAGATATTGTGAATGTATTTCTATTGAATGATTCAAAAAAGTTACAAGGTTTTTTCTGTAAAGGATATTTTGTAAAGAATATCCTAAAGAAAAACAAAAAGAAATTTTTGCCGGGCAACTTTTATCAGTTCCTTTATAAATTGGTATATGTCGGCTACAAAATAGAAAACGGAGAAAGACTGAAAATGTATCAGCTTAAAGAGGTTGCATATTTTGAAAGTGTTTAGCCTTTCCAAAGAAAAAGATTTGTATATCTTTGCTATGTGTAGAAAATTTTATGTTTGTTATATTATTAGTTTAGTTATTCAATTGGTATTTAGTAGTTTGATTAGTTTATGTTATTATTTTGTCCTTACCGGTACGCGATGTATAGGTAAGGACTTTTGTTTTTGTCCTTTCTTTAGTGTAGTTTTGTCACATAATAAAAACAACCATTAAATTTTTGTCAAAATGAAGTTACAAAAGTCTGTAGACAAACCTTCTATAGTTTGCGATAACTGTAGATGCAAAATCGAATGTCCTTATGTGGACAAATCAGAATGTTTTGAATATAATAGTGCACAGCTTTCCAAATCTCAAATCGAAGAATTGAACAATGCAGAAGGGGAAACAACTTACTAATAAAGATTTACCGGCTATTTCCCAAAAGGACTTTGTGGAAATAATAGAACAAGCTCCAGAAGTGATCCAGACCGCTTCCAGTGAGCTAAAAAACGCTTTTGTCGCTTTGGAAACGGCAGAAAGGGCACTTTCTGAATCGTCTTACCGTTTCTTTGTCTTTGAAGGTAAAGACGGGGAGGAGATTACAGCCGATTTGAAAAGTTATTCTGCGAAGGGTTTTATCCTTCGTCACGGTGGAAAAGAATCGGACGTAAAGAAAGCACAACGACATAAAGAAATGTATGTTATACCTCTCATAGAAGAAATAAAGAGGCGCAAAGAGGTATTCAACGACATTTATCGAAAAGAAATGCTTTCTTCCGTCACGCCGGAGATCATGTCCTATATCGTGAAACTGTTTGGGGAGATGAACGGCGTTGATGATGTCCAGAAAATCCTAAAGGAAGAAAAGAAGATAAAACTTACCCAAAAGGAACTGCAAGCCATCTTCGCCAAAAAGAAAGCGGAAATCGAAAGCAAACGTGCCGTATTTCTTGCTTCATCCAATCAATATAAGGTGGCAACGGAAGCCGGTAGGCTACAGATCATAAACACTATCATAATAGACCTACAGCACCGGTATCAAAAATACCTTGCAGAAGAAAAGGAAGAAAAGGCATTGATATTCGAGCGGGAAATAAGAAACATGCTCGAACAAGCCCGGAAAGAAGTAAAAGGCAATGAACTAAAGCTGACTGTAGACGGGAAAATAGACATTGTCGCTACTTTGCACGGGCAGGAAAACGTTTCTCGTGTGTTCCGTACACTTCCCATCAATTCTATTATAATAGGTCTTGTCGCTGCAAAATCAGGTCTTGACCCTACTGTATTGGTACATCAGCTTGCAACAAGCTACTACAAGGACTTCAATGGTTTCAATAAAACTATTCTGGGTAGGGAAAAGATTATGCTTCCGGGCGATCTGATCCGTGCAGCCAATTGGGAAGAACTGGAAAAGCAAAACAAGAAGTTCTTAGACGAAATGACGCCTTATGAAGTGCAGGAGGCTACTTATATAGATGATGAAAGAAAAGCCTCTGTAAAGGACAGATTAAAAACTTTACGACTTAAATAGGGAAAGGGAGCTATGACGAACAAGGAAAGAAAGATAAACCTCTATATAAAAAGAGTGGAAAGGTTTAATGAGCTTTGTCCTTCCAACGGGTTCCTGTGGGGAAGTACGATCATAAAACCTATTACAAGACGGAATTTGAAAATAGCCCTGTCGGGAGAAAAAGAAGAAAGTATAGACCGGAAGATAAAAGGAATAGAAAAGTTTATAAAGTATCTGGAAGGTGATGCGGGCAGTGACGGAAGGAAAAGAATGCTACCGGAACTGAAAAAGTATCTGGTAAATGTAAAGGACGCGAAAATAAAAATATCCCCATCTATAAAAGTGTTTGTAAATGGGGATATAAGATCGCGTTTGTCTCTTTTGGAAAAGAAAGACGGAAAATGGATTGTATCGGACTACCGGGGAACAGTATTGAAACTGAAAAACCAAGAATCAGCCCTTCAAAGGGAAATCTTGTTCAGATTGAAAGCAAAATATGACCGGTCGATCATACCCAATACAAAAACTATTTTCCGGGCTTATTCTTAACCTAAGTACATTTCCCCATGATATTCTATATGTTTGGAATTGATAGGGAGATTGATTACTTTTGCACTATTCCAAACAGGAATGACATTCTTTACCGGGATGATTGCAGGTTTCTCTTTGGGAGTTTCAACATTCTTCTTTTCGTAAGGCATACTATTAGTTTTTAAAAGATGAAAGGGCTAAGAACCGATTTTTACAGATTGTGTTAAAAGCCCTTTCTTGATTAACGTAATTTACTAACAACGAGATTGTTAATACGCCTACTCTGTTAAGGATTTTCGGCGTCCTCCTTTATTAAAACTTAGATTTATTTATAGAGGAATTTAGAATAGATTTTACTACTTCATGATCCACCTCCTTTCTTTTAATAGGGTTTGCAACTTGATTAACTATGAATAATTATACAGGAAATTTAGTTATTCGATTGTAATCCAAATATCTTCCCCTTTGTCCTGTGCTTCTTTTAGAATAGCAACAATTTTTTGTTCATAAGGTGTGGAATTGATAACTTTCCCTTTCACCTTGTTTTCCCCCACAAGAATACAGCCGGAGCTATCCTTGTCTGTATTCCCTCTGTGGATTCTAATACCCTCAAAATGAGGGACGTCCAGCAATAAGGGTAGTTCTCTTTTAAACCGGGAAGACATATTTACAACAACTTTGTATCGTCCGTAAGGAATAGCGGATTCACCATATACTTTTGTTTCCCCGTTGTCAAATTTACCGGACTTGTCCTTGTCTCTTACACGATCTTCCAAGGTGTCACAAAAATAAGTCTCATCAATGTACATCTTTCCTATTGTATAGGGATAATCAATAGGTGTTATTCTTTTTACTTTAATCTCCATAATCAATTGATTTTTAAAAGTTTATAATAAATCAAGCATGTCTTCTACTGTCACTTCCTTTGGGTTTATGTCGAGATATTCGTCTTTGATTAGTTCGTCTATGTATTTTACATCTTCAAACTTTTCCTGCTGAATCAAGAGGTTTCTAAAACCTATGAGATAGTTAAGTCTTACAGAATCAATTCTTGAATCTATTGCCATGCAGTAGTGTCTCAAGTTCTTAACTCTCAACCAAAGAACAAATACAGTCCCCAATAGGAAAACTGTTATTATTCCCAGTAATACAATGCAAATTGTCGAAAATTCCATATCTTTTATCGTTTGTAAGCCATTTTTTCTAACTCCACAGTAGTTATATTCTCCGGGATTGTTTTAAGGCGTTTATAACGTCCTCTTTCAATCCGTTCTATAAATCCCGCTCTGTAAAGATAGGTAATAGTTTTTCTAAGTGTACCGTTAAAGAATAAATTACATCTCGACACATCGTAAAACTCAAATGGACGGTCTATGGAATTAATATGTCTAATGAGCTTTTGAAGCTCTGTTTCTTTTTTTCTGCTCATGTCTTGTTGTTTTTAAATTGTACTTGTGAAAAAGTAGGAAAACATATCTTCACAGACCGGATTTCCCAAAATGAATCTTAACTATTTATGGAAAATATAAACTGTTTTTATTCTATTTCATTCATTTTCATGTGACTTAAAATATGTACGATTACATCTCCTAATTGGATTGTATCAGGAAAGTTAAGCTGGGTTTGTTTTATTGCAAACTTGTCTATCTCGCTTGCATAGTATATGTCGGGTTCAATTCTCAATTCTTTTAACGCTATCTGTCCGCAGGACATTCCGTCAAACAAACTAAGTACATTCCTAATATCAATCTATCTCTATATATGTTTCTATTTCTGTAAGAGTGACGGATTTAATAACCAGATCATTAATATCTGGCAGAAAATCAAAATACAGCTTTGTTCTTTCTATGGCTTCCGTATCGGAATCGGATTTAACCATCAAAACAGCTTTCTGCATTTTTACTTTTCCTTTAGGGGTCGCTTCTGGATAGTAGGAAACGACTTTGAAAAATTTCTCTCCCTCTCCTACTACAGAAATAATGTCTGTTTCCTTGATAGGAGAAATCCTAAAATCTTCATTTGTTTCTTTGCTTCCCCAATCAGTAGTGATCGCTTCTACTTCCGTATAGGTGTAAGCCCTGACAAGAATAGTTCTTTTAACAGGTATTCTTGGCGGTTTAAAACCGTCTGGATTGTCTGTCCAGTAATTTATAGTTGATTCGAAATACATACTGTCATTAGATTAATGATTGTAAAATAATTCCTTTTGTAAAATCGCATTCTTCGCTACCTCTTGGAATGATAACGAAATTCTTAGACGGTGATTCCATCTTAAAATTGTAGGTTATTTCCGGGTCGGGAAGGAAAGATGCTTTTTCTATGTACAGAAACTTTTTGGCTTTCTTTCTCCATGCGGAAAAATCATAGGAGAAAAGCGGTATCCCTTCTGCCGACAACAAAGACATCCAGTTTCCCCACATATCCATTACAAGAAGTCCTGCTGTTGCTTTGAAACTGTCCCCGGTATTCAAAGTAAAATTCATTACATGGTTGTAATCGTCTTTGATACACTCTGCAAGCTCCCTTCCAAATTCTGAATGATTTTTTAAGGTGATTGCAAGGGTGAGATGTCCGGTTTCGTATATCTCATCACATCTCATGGCTCTTGCGTCACTGTCTAAAGCAACAAGGACATCTTTTGTGATTCCGTCATTCTTCCCCATCTTCCTTTTTGTTAGGGATAAGAAGAACAGATGGTACGCCATTGCAGCCTTGGTTCAAAGGTATCTCATTCCATTTGCCTTTTGTAATGGCTTTCGCTTTCAAAAATATATCCAAAGGAACTCCTAACATTAATGGTTGCGGTTTGTAGGAATGATCCTTTCTCCATTTTGCCATTTGAAGCTCGATGTTTGTCTTTACAGCTTCCATAGAAGGTAAATAGGATTCCAGTCCTTCTATTTTGTTTGCATTGAAAAGCGAAATGTTCCCATTTTCATGAGGAACAATGATATAAAATTTATTCTTTTTCATCTTCTTAGTTTTTGATGTTGTAAATGTAACATTATACTGTTACACAATCGCTCTTTTATAGTTAAAATACGTAAAATTGTCAGTTTTTCTTTCTTTTGTTTGTTACTTATAAAGGCGATTCTTCTGTATTTATATGGCAATAAACCAGTTCTTCCTTTGCCCTTGTAATAGCAACGAACTTCAAGCAATCCTCTGCATACAAGGCTTTAGATGTCTTTGCAAACTTGGAAGGAATTAATTCAGGATTTAAAAAGAAAACCCGTTTTGCTTCCAACCCTTTGCTTTTGTGTATGGTAGAAAGAATGATGCCGGTTTTATCGTCAGAGAAAATGTTTTTGATCTTTTGTTTCAAAGCTAAAAAAGAACCAGGGAAACGCTTGTATAGAATTTCAATGATAGAAACTTTTTCTTTCAATGCCACATAAGAAGCGTTGTTGGTAATAGCGATTTCAGACAGACCTTTTCCTTTTAATTTAGAGACTTTATCGTCTAATAGGAGGTATAGGTCGTCCAAGCGTTCCTGTCCATCTAAAAGCCGGCAAAGACTTTCTCCAAAATCCTGTCCCATGATGGATGCTTTCTTTCCTTTTTCTAATAGCATAATAAAAGTAGCAACTAATGGATAGTTGTTCCGGCAAAGAATAAAATCTCCGCTTTCGGCTTCAAAAATATCACCACTTCTTATGACACCTTCTATTGCTGTGGGAACACATTCAGTACCAGGAAATACTTCGTTTGCTTTTTCAACAATTTTCTTTGCGCACCGGTAAGTAACAGAAAGGGGAAGGCAAATGGTATTGGACATTCTTTTTATAGAATTGAATACGTCCAAATCGGAACCCATGAAATTATAAATAAGCTGTTTTGAATCTCCTACGGCAATAAATCTACCTCTTGGTTTGATGTATCTTTGTAAAATTTCCTTTTGAAGTGTAAACGAATCCTGGGATTCATCCAGCATAACAACTTGATACTTAGGAAAGTTCATTTCATCCACAAAATTATATGGAATCCATAACATATCTGGAAAGTCCATTTTGAAAGATTTGTTGTCTTGTATTTTGGCACAATCCTTTCTCCACCTTTCATTGATTTTATTCAGATCATTTATCATTGAATTTTCATAATCCAAATCATATTCAATACAAAGCGCAGAGACATTTCTTTCGTTGATTTCACAAAGCGACAGCCTAATCTTTTCCCACAATTCTTGTAAGGCAAAATAATATCGCATTTTCTCTTTGTATTCCTTCTTCCTAAAATCAAATAATTTCATACAAAGAGAAAAGCATTTGTTTTCTTCAAGCTGCATTCGGAATCGAAAATTTTTCATTAATGTACGAAGTCCCATTGAATGAAAAGTGTTGCACTCTACTGTAGTAGGTAGTTTTGTTTTTAGCTCTTCTGCAATACTTTTGTTAAAAGCCATAAACAAACAACTTGTACCTTCTTTTGTCCGATTGCATAGCTCAATAAGCGTTTTTGACTTGCCAGACCCCGCAGTTGCTTCTACCACTATGTTTTTATTGGTATTCTCGTAAGCATCGAAAATAGCCAATTGATACTTGCTCCATTCCATAATTCTTTTCGTTTGCTTTTATTGCTGTTAGTCTTCTTTTCTTAGATAGTGTAGGAATTCAAACGGCTCTCTTATGCCATCCAAATATTCTTCGTCCCATTCGTTATCGTACGCTTCCCTTTCAAAAGAAATGTTTCTGTAAGCCTCTTTAAAACTCTTGTATTGAATTAATCTTACAACCCATTCTATCCCATACCACAAAAAGAAAGGTAGGACAAGAAGCTCTATTTGCTGTTTTAGATGAATTGATTCATGGTTTATTATTCTTTCTGCCAATGGTTTATATTCTTTCCTTGCAAAAATAAAAGGAAAAACGGCCATTGCTACATATCCCTTGAAAGGGATCAGCTTATTATACACGATGATCTTTTTCATATTTACTGAATTTTTTGTAATCCGCTAAATAGTCGGCAATGAAATTTCCACAAACAATAGGATCATTGTAATCTTTCTTATGTCCCGGAATCCATTTGACCTTTATTCTTAGTTTTGCGTGTTTCAAGACTTCCATGAAGATTTTGTCCCACAAGTCCTGATTCTCTACACGCAAGTCTTCTTTCACCCAATCTACGAATCTGTATTTTAATTGATCAGCTACGTATTGGTTGTCTATATAGAAGGTAACGGTTGCCCTTAAATCCTTTTTAATAGCCTTTAAAGCCATTAGAACGGCTTCCGTTTCCCTTCTGCCTATGGTGGTATGAGAAAACCCTTTTCTTATGTGATATTCCTTGTCTTTCCATTTGATGTAAACGGCAGACCCACCCAGACTTTTAGGATGTTTTGCATAGCAACTGCCGTCTGTCCAAACTTCAAGAACCTTTCCTTTTCTTTGCTTTTTCGCCATAACTTTTTAAAATCATCAGACTTGAATCGTCCTCAAAACCCTTATTCAACATATCGGTTACCGATTTCTTGTTTTTCAACATTTCCCATAAATCCTTGTCTATGGTAGAAGATGAAAGCAAGTATTGGATTGTGACCGGATTTTCCTGTCCGCTCCTTTCCAATCTTCCTATTACCTGTACAAGATCGCTTGGACGAGGTGGCAATTCCAAAATAGCCATGTTTGAGCAAACCTTTTGAAGTCCATCCACCCCTGTACCCAGACATCCCATATTGGCAAACAAAAGTCTTTTGGAAGGATCGAAAGAAAAGTCAGACAATACCTTTTCCCTTTTCTTTCCGGTCGTCTCACCTATGACAAGCAGGCTGTTTTTGAAAAGTTTCTGAATGTCTTTCAAAATAGTGGAATGAGAACCGAATACGAGTAATTTGTCATCTTCGTTTGCTTCTAACCATTCTTCTATCCATTTTTTAATTGCTTTCACCTTTCCTTCCAAAGAAAGCTGTTTTAGAAGATTCATCTTTACCAAAAACTCCGCTCTTGCAGCTTTTTCCACCTTTTCTTCATCCTTGAAATGCTTAAAGATAAATTCCAATAAATCTTCTTCCGCAGACTTGTAAGCCTTCTTGTTGGTTATCTCGCATTCCACCATGTTTTCGGTTACAGGCGGAAGCTCTTTTAAAGCATCCCGTTTACTTACATGGAAATAGCAACATTTGATGAGAAGGTCGTTCAGTTCCTTGATATTGGATGCACCTGTCACATCCATTCCAAAAAAAGTTTCTTTCATGTTGCAATATCTTTCAAAGAAATAGTGATGGTAAGGGTCATCCGGCGCAATCTCTTTCAATCTTCCTATAAGTGCAAGTATATTCAACAGTTCTGACGGACGGTTCATGATAAGCGTACCGGTTAACCCTATGATGGCAGAGGATTTTCCCGTCAACTTTTTGAATGTTTTACTCCGTATGGATTTCCTGTTTTTCAGAAAATGGATTTCATCGGCTATGATAAGAGAGAATGTCTTTTTCTTCATCCCGTCCAGCCTTATTTCGATAGAGGTCTTGCCGTTCTTTTCTGTTCTTCTCCCCAGAATGTCGTAATTGATCACAAGAACATCGGCATCAAAATCTTCTGCCGGTGAAGTAGTGGAAATGACAGATACCCGTCTATTGGGATTTGTTTCTTTCCACTCTCTCAACCAACCGGATTTCACAGAAGCCGGACATACCACCATACAAGGGAAAAGATCAAGCATTTCTGCATAGAAAATGGACGAAGCGGTCTTCCCTGTTCCGACCGAAGAACCGTTTACATGGTTTCCGTGATTGATAGCGTAATAAAGATAGTCTATTTGATAGCTTCTCGGCTTTTTTAAGAGAGAAAGTCCTTCTATCAATAGTTCTATATCCTTTCTTGACAAAAGTTCCTTAAAAGGCTTTATTTCAGCTTTGCAACCTGTACGAACAATAGAAAGAGGATCAACTTCTTCTATTCCGCAATCCGATACAAATTCTTTGAGCAGAATTTCTTTAGCAGGATTAGATTTGATGTACAGTTCCTTGTTGGCAGAATTTCTTTTGTAAGAAGAAATGAATTTAAGCCTAAGTAACGCTTCCTTATCCAATCCGGCAAAATACCAATAGTCTTTTTCCTTGTAGTAGTACATCATTGATTCAATTTTATGTATTTACTTGATAATGATAAATTTTTGAGAATATTGTCAGCTTTACTCCCATAAGCAACAAAGCAACTATCTGTTCCTGGACTTCCGCCTTCTTTTCCGTGTTCATCAATAAACTTGATTCTTTTCCTTAGAAAATAAATAGAAGAGGCTTTATTCCATACAAATTCATGAAACATTGTGTTTCCTACTCGTGCATAAATAAGAGCTATTCCATTGTTGTGTTCTGATAATTTTCCTATAAATAGCTTTATTGTAGGGTTTGAGTAAGGTGGATTAAGAAACACAAACCCTTTCCAATCCTGTACAAGTCCATCATCTTCTTTGGTAAAGCATTTCTTTGCAGTGTACCAATCTTTTTTAGGAGCACAAGGATCAAGATCAAAATCATTTCCTAACGCTTCTATAATGTAAGGTGGTGTGTATCATTCTACTGTTGCTGATTTACCACCTCCAAATTTTGTTTCAAAATTAGTGTTCATTTCTTTCTATTGTCTATAAATTCAAAATAATACTTGCCATTCTTACACTTAATCTTCTTAATGATACAGAAATTCTTAATATTGACTTTTCCATCTCTTTCCAGTTTGTCAAATATGACTTCAAAGAGTAGGGAGATAATCTTGTCTACAGATCGCATGGAAATAAAACTTCTGGCATTTGTCCTAAATCCGGCTTTATTCAATACTTTCATGAAGTTGAAAGTTACCTCCCTGTAAATCTTATTCATTCGTTTCTATGTCAAATTAAACTACTCAAATTGATCATCTTCATTAGGATCATAAGTTTCTTCATCCTCAAAGTCATTGATCCAGTCTTCTATATCTCTTTCCATCCTATTCTGATTTCAAATTCTTCTGGCGTCAAAATAGGAATGTTCAAATCCTTAGCTTTTTTTATTTTGGATGAAGAACTTTCTTTGTCTTTTGTTACAAGGATTGTGGTGTTTTTAGATACACTGGAAACAATTTTGTGGCCTTCTTTTACAAGACGTTCTTCCCACTGTTTGTTTCTGAACCCTGTAAAGCAAACTGATTCGGGATTGTCGTTTTCCACCGTTTCTTCTTGGATAAAAGAAATAGAAACAGGTATACCACTGCAAAGATCAAAGAATGCCTTTAGTCCGTCATTGAAAGATTTTGCAGTAGTCTCGGCAATACCATCAATAGAAAGCAAGTCTTTCATAAGAACTTCCTCGTTTTCGAACATATAGTCTATCTGGTCTTTGGTGAGGCTGTTGAAAATCATCTGGCAAGTCTTTTCTCCTATTACACCACCGAACACATTGTAAGCAGTCAGAACTCTTGCAAAAGGAACTCCATCGTCTACATAGGAATCAAATTGCTTTCGCAGTTTTTTGGAAAGGCTTTTACCTATTCCTTCGATCTTTTCAAGTTCCTCTTTTGTTACGTTTATGATGTCCTCGATAGAGAAAAGTCCACCTTTATAGAGTTTTCTTACAGTTGCTTCCTGCATTTCTTCCGTACCCAATGTAGCAAAGAAATAGACAAGTTGCTTTATCGCTTTTTCATCACAATTAGGATTTAAACAAACAAGGTCGGTTAGGGTTGCATCCCATTTCAAAGGTTCTCCACAAGAAGGACAGAACATCATGCTGTCACACATCCCCTCAAAGCACTCAATACTGTATTTTAACGTTTCCAAGTGTTTGGGGATAACATCTCCACTTCTTGTGACCACTATATAAGCATTAGGGCAAATATGGTTATCAGTAATGTATTTTGCATTGTAACCGGTACAGCGTGTAACCGTAGCACCATCAAATTCAACCGGTTCAAAAACGATTACAGGTTTGCTTTTGCCATCTTTTGAAATACCCCACTCGATAGAAGTAACTTTGGTTGTGTATCTTTCCTGCCAATCCGGGTTTTTGTAAGCAATCGCGTAACGCGGATTCCCGTTAGGAAGCCGTCCCAAAGTCCTACGAATGTTTTTGTCGTCCACTTCAATTACAAGGCCGTCACATTTGAAATTTTTGGTAAGCTCAAACAGTTCATTCAAGTAATCAAAAGCGGATTTTTCGTCATCGAAAATAGAAGCAGAAGTCACCCAATACTGCGTAGCATACGGTTCATAGGTATTGTAAAGCTCTGCAAGTTGCAAAGATTTGTCCCTATCCAAGTCCATGATACCGTATCGGATATAAGCGGTGTTCCCTAAAACCTGCGGATTCATTTCGTCTGCATTGAAAGCTCCTGCCACAGAATTTCTTGCACTTTTGTAACCAAGAGGTTTTACGTTTTTCAAAAACATACCGACAGGAATAATGGCTTCACCAAAAGTAAAGCAAGATTTCTTTCCCATAGGGTTGCCATGATTGACATATTCGTAATGCCGGTCACTTCTTTGTCCTTCTACTCCGTCACCTCTTGTCCAGCATTCATTTGTCGATTCGTCCACCAAAAGGGAAATGCCGTCATATTTAGGTGTAATGACAATTTTGTCATTTGGGTGAAGTTCCCATACATCTTTGACCCATCTTCTGATCTCACTGATTGTTTTTACCTTTTCCAAAGAAAACATAGGATATGGCAACTTTTCCATCCGGTCACCTTTTTTGTTTTCTTCAATGATAGGCTTTGTCAGGATTTCGCTATCAGGATATTCCTTTTTCAATTGATCAATCAAAAGATCATACTCCTTATCGCTCATAATAGGAGCACCTTCTCTGTATTTTTGGTTGGCTTCTATGATTTTGCCTTCCAGTTCTTTTTGTTTCTTTGTCATGATTTTTATTTGTCTAAGGATGAAAGGAATGCTCTGGTATTCTCTACAGAATCACACTTGTTTTCTTTTTTTTGCTTGCCCTTGATTTCTATCAAAATCTTATAGGCTTCCGGGAAGTTGTCTTGCAATTGTTTTTCTGTTTTGATATGATTAAGAGCGCAAGCAACCCTGTTTCTGGTTTCGTTTTCCAGCTTTTTAAGCTCATACGCTTTCTTGCTCCATTCCAAAATATCTTTTTCGAAATAGCATTTTAAATCGTCCATGTATTCATTATAGAACATTTTGGGCATCCCTATTCCATCCAAAAGAATAGCCTTATAGATGGTTACATTCTTTGTTTTTAGAAGTTCGTTTGTCGGGATATTTTTGTAAAACAAAAGTGGTTGCATGGACGGATATCTGTCTACAATGGATTTTATTTCTGGCGGAAGAATATCATCCACTCTATCTTGCAATTGTGCTCCAATTGCCGCCAAATAATTACTCAATTTCTTTTCTACTTTTTGGCCAAATTGATTTCTAATCATTTCTTTGTCCGCTACTAATAGTTTAGTCATAATCTCAAATTCTTTTCGTTATTTTTTAGTAATATGAATAATGCAATCAAAATTGTAAAAGCACCTATCCCCATCCCTCCCAAAAAAGAAAGTAATCTGTTGGGAGATGTCTTTACCTCTTCTTTCAAGTTTCCGTTTTCTTCATTTATCTTGGACAGTCTTTCTTTGAGGCTTTTTACAACCAATTCCAGGCTATCGCAAGAAGCTGTTACAATAATGGTGTCACCTACTTTCTGAACAATCACATTTGCTTGTCCCTTGCTTGTTTCCCTCTTTTCCCCATCTTCCATTTTTTGAGGATTGATAGTGAGGTTTACAATTGAATAGGGAATCTTTACAAGCGTGTCTGTCAGTTCTCTTTCCCAGAATAGGGAATCTTTTAATGTGAAGTTATAATTTGTCTTTTGGGAAGGGCGGGATTTGCACCCACCCAAACCAATAAAACAACAAAATAACAAACAAAAAGCAATTACCGAATTTCTTTTCATCATATACTTTCTTTTATGATTGCCGATTTCAAAAATCCTGTTATTCCTATCCTTAGGGATTTCAGTTTTCCATTTCGAATAACATCCAGCTCAATGTTTCTAAAATCCCTTGCCACCCTCACACCTTTGATTGTGGCTTCTTCTATTCCGGGAAGTTCTATTGTCTTATCTCTCAATCTGTTTAGGATACAGTTATTCTTCGAGTTCATGCGGTTTTAATACGCTTTTGTAAATCACGAAGTTCTCATGTCCGAAACTGATAGAGACGGAATCACATTCTTTTACCCATCCCTTTATTGTTCCTTCCGAATAATTGGAAAGGTTGGCTTTTAGAATAATATCTGTAATGTCCCTTCCAATTGCTTCGTTTTGGTAAAAGTCCCTTGTCTTCCCGTTGAAGTTGTCTAAAAGAATGGCTCTTTCCATCTTTCCGTCTGCCGACATAATAACAAGAACAGGCTTCTTTCCTATTCGTTGTATATGACTGATAGCTATATAAGAATTACGTTCCATGGTTGATATTTATTTTATGTTCAACATGTTCTTAATTGTTTTCTCTTGATAGAAGCGTTTTCTATCCTCACTTCCGTCTTTCTTTGAAAAGTCGTTTGCCCTTTTCTTTAACATCTTCGCTTTGTTCTCGGTGGACATCATTTTAAATTCTCCTATGGAAATATCGGGAACTGTTTCGTTCTTTTCTTCTTCATAGGAAACTTGAATGCCACATACCGGACATTTGGGAAGATTTGAAGGGACAAGTTTATTGTACCGAAAGACGAACTTTGCATTTGTCATGGGAGATTTTATCCCAAACCTTTCGCAGTTTTCATTATCACAATAAATTCTTATCATTTTGAATCTGTTTGATTTTGTCCTTCAAAAGAGAAAGTTGCTTTTCCACTTCTTCCAGCCTTGAAGGATCATTTACATTGCTTTTGAGGTAGGAAAGATCATGTTCGATACTTTCCAGTCTGTCTAAGAAAGACAAGACAAAAATATTCAAATACTTACCGTTTGCCATAGTCGAAATTATTTTGTTTGTTACTTATAACGGACGCAAATGTAACAGTATATTATTACATCACCAAGCATTTTTGTACATTTTTGTCTTGAAATTGTCAGATTTCTAAATCAGACCTTTCCGTCTTGCATATTCGGCAATCAGAATACCATCCCTGTCCGGGTGTTTTAGAAGCACTTCCGGGAACAACCTTTTCCCTATATCCAAAGAAGCCTTTTTAAGCTCCGGTGCGCCTGTAATTCCCTTTGGCAGTAGCTCTCTTTGCCATTCCTTGGAATCCACAAAAATATACGGTACTTGGTAAAGCTCCAATACAGTCAGCTCTGCTTCCAACGCACGCATGGCAGAACAAGTTGCCTCAAAGCGTGCAGGATTCTTCATGGGACGTTCAACAATCGCAACGCATGGTGCGTGTTCCTGTAAATCTGCAATAATTTCTGCCAATACTTTTACATCCACACGAGAGATGTTTTTCTTTGCTTTTGTGTAATCCTGACCGGAAATAACAGGTGTTTTTACCATGTTGTAGTAGGTAAGATCTTTCCCTACTATTCCAATCGAGCCGGTCACACCATTATCTATTCCAATATAAAATTTCAATTCTGTTTCCTTACTCATTGTTCAATACGGCTTACGCCGTTCTCCTTTACTATTTTAAGCGTTTTGCATGAAGCGTTTTCATTCGAAATATGGGTGGTAACCAAAATAGGATATTGGATAAACTCCAACGCTTCGATCACATCATACAGGCTTTCTTTCGACAGCCCTTCCGTGATTTCATCAATGGATAGGAATTGCAGTCCTCCCCATTTGTTTGTTTCGTTTATCATATTCTGGATAGCAATGATAAGGGCTATTTCCACCCTTGCGCGTTCTCCACCGCTGTAGTACCAAAAGTTTTCCGCTTCGTCCCGGACGACATACGGTGTTATTTCTTCTTTGATGTCCCCGTCCGCTTTTGTCTTAAATCCTTCTATTAAGATACGAAGGTCGCTGTTTTCCGCTTTCAGAATGTTATTAGCTCTCGATTGGATATTTTTCAACTGTTCCAATGCAAGGTACATCTTGAAAAACTTAAATCTGCCGATCCATTCTTTTTTCTTGAATAGAAGTGCGTCCAAATCGGAAAGCTCCTTGTCATATCCGGCAATCGAAAGCATAGTGTCCTCTATTTGTTTTTCTTGTGAAGACACATCCACTTTCGTAGCTTTTTCTTTCTTGATTTCCTTTATCTGCTTTTCATTGTCTTTGATATCGGACATATTGGATTCAATCTTTTCAGACAAGGTTTTCTTTTTCCTTTCCAAAGAAGAAATAGTGCTTTTGATACTTTCAATATCATCATTGATCTTGTAAAGAGATGTATTGATTTCCTGTGCCGACTGACGAATCTTGTCTATTTCATCCTCTTGCTCGTTTTTTATTTGGATGAAAGAAGAAATAAGGTCTTCGTATTCTTTCAAAGATTCGTCCAAAGTCTCCATCTCGGAAACAACTTCTTTCTCCTGTTTTCCGATTTTCACTTTCTTCTTTTCCTCCTGCTCCAGCGTAGTGTCTTTCAATGTAAGGAATTTGTGCTTACATTTTGGACAAGTAATTGCACCGGATAAGTTTACAAGGACTTTTCTAAGGGACACTTTCAAATCGTCATGGATTTTTGAAAGCTCTTCTTTCATTTCCAAGACTTCATTCTGATTTGCTTTTGCTTCTCCCAATTCCTTTTTAACGGATTCGATTGTCTCTTGTATCTCTTTGGTAGAAGGCAGGCAGTCTTTCTTCTTTTCTTCCTCTTTCAAAAGGTCCTCCAGCTCTTCCAAAGCGGAATTATTTTCTTTTATACTTTTGTCTGCACGACTAATTTCATACCGGAAAGAATCAATTTCTTCTTTCAGAGACTTTATCATACCTTCTCTTTTTTCGATACGAAATAGTTTGTCGGCTTCAAAGTCAAAATTGGCAGCATCTTCTATTACCTGTTTTAGTGCTTCTATGCTACCTTCTGCACGATCCTTTTTGCTTTGAATAGCAAGTTTTTGAGAAGATAAAGTGTCCAGTTCTTTTTGAATGATGTCTTTTGCTCCATCCAAAAAGTCGTAATTGATAAACCGGCTGATAAGAGCCAATTTATCTGTATTGGAGCTTTTAAAGAACGATTTGTAGTATTCCTTGCAGATAAGGAAATAGCTTTTTAAATCTTCCGGTGAAATGGCAATCCAAGAAAGGATATAGTTGTTCCCGTCTTTTACGGTAGCAAGTTCTACCGGTTTACCGTTCAAAGACACATTTAGTTTACTGCTTCCTTTTAAGGGCAAAATACGCTCGATAGAGAGAGTTTCTTTTCTTATTGGACACTCTATATCCAATAATACTTTTGCTTCCTTCTCACCCCTTCTAATGAGCTTTTTATCCACACTGCTTCGGTAATTGTTCCCGGTAATGGCAAAATAGACAGCTTGCTGCATGGATGAATTATGGGTAGGAATGTAGTTGTTTGTGACAAACATGCCGTCTTCACCGGAAACAGTTATGCACTGTTGTTCTTCCGCGCCCAAACAAGTAAAAGCGATCATCTTCCGGGAAGATTTACCCAAACATTCCGGCACTTCAAAAAAGACTTCTTCGTTTTTCGATCTTTTCATGATTTCTTCAAGCGGGATCACATGCCAGTCTTCGCCTTTATGCAAACGTACTTTCCATAAATGACTTCTGTTGCATTTGACTTCCGTCCCGTCAGAAAACGTAATCTTATAAGCAGCATCAATGTCATGAAAAGGGATTGCTCTTACTACTTGATACCCACCGGAAGGATGAAGGATAACATCTCCTACCTTTATTTCTCTCATTTTTACAAACCCATTAGGAGTAAGGATGTCTGCATCCATTGTTAAGGCTTTCCCGCTACCATTACTTCCTTGATTGTCGTCTGTTTTATTTAACCCTACAAGTGCAGTTACCCCATCTTGAAATTCGTATTTAAAGTGTTCGAATGACACGAAATTTGTTGCTTCAATTCTAATCGGCTTCATTTTCTTCTTCTTCCTTGTTTTCAAATGTTGTTTCTTTCTTTCTGAACGTATCAAGAACATCCTTCTTGATTTTCCCAAACAGCTTTGCATCTTCCAAAAGACGTTTTCTTGTTTTCGGGAAACCGAACCCTATCTTTTCTTCACCATAATAGATGTAAGTCCCCTTTTTGGAAAGTACACCCAAATCAAGTCCCATGCTCACAATTTCCATCACCTTGTCAACCCCTACCCCGAACCGGATAATGATTTGACATGCTTTAAAAGGCGGTGCAACCTTGTTTTTCTTACAGGTTATCTTCACCTTGTTGGAAACTTGTGTTTCTCCTTCTTTTTCAGAACCCACACGAGCAAGCTCGATCCTCTGACTTGCATAAAAAGGAATGGCAAAACCTCCCGGCGTTGTGGTGGCCGCGCCGTATCCGCCTATGTTAGACCGGATTTGATTGATGCAAAAAAGGATACATCCGGTCTGCTTACAGATGTTCTTTAGGATATTTACTTGGGAACTTAAAAGGCGAGCTGTAAGTCCTATATGTGCGTCCCCTGCCTCTCCATTCAAAAGAGCAGTAGGAACAAGTCCGGCAATGGAATCGATCACAACAAGTCCGATAGATTCTTCATTGCACATTTCCTTTGCTATTTCAAGCACTTCTTCTGCGGTAGAAGGCTGGGAAAGGATAAACTTGTCGGGGGACAAATCAATTCCTATCGCCTGCATGTATTTTGGATCAACAGCGTTTTCCGTGTCAAGATATCCTACCGCTTTTCCTGTTTTCTGCACTTCCGTTGCCAAATGGAAAGCAATACTTGTCTTACCGGAAGAAAAGCCTCCGTAGGCTTCCACAACACGACCTTTTGCCCATCCTCCACCAAGTATTTCGTCCAGTAGGTAAGAACCGGAATGAACAAATTCAATGTCCTGCCTTTTCCCTGCCACAGCATCCTTGCCAAAACGATCTTCTATTCTTGAAATAAGATCACCTAAACGATTGGGTTTCTTTTCTTCTACAGGTTGTTCGTCTGTCACAACAAGAGCTTCTTCTATCTTTTTAGTTTCCTTTTTCTTCGCCATAAAGCAGTTTGTTTAAAATTTCCTTTCCTTCTTTTTCATCATATCCGTTTTCTTTGCAGAAAGACGAAAATCTGTCTTCTATATCCTTTTTCTCCAAAGTCTTTACCTCTACGGTAGGAGCAAGGACTTCCTTTATTTCTATTTCCTTGAATTTCTTTTTGATGTCCACACCTTCTTTTGTAAAAGCATCTTTATCAAAAGCATCAAGTGAAGATTGTTCTCCCCAAACCTTTACCCTTACACGAGCGGTAGGGTTTTCTTTCTTGAACTTGTTAATAAGTGCCACCGCTTGCTTGTGTGGTGTTTCTTCTAAGTCAATTTCCAGTTTTTTGAATACTGTTCCTTTTGTGGAAGGGATAAGATCGACTTCCAAATCAGAATCCAGAAGCCAAAAACCCTTCTTTTCATCTTCCCCAAAATTGTTCTGTTGAACACTTCCCAAATGGTAAATGTTACTGCCTACACGTTGGTAATTATGATAGTGTCCCAAATACACTTTTTTAAACATCTCGAACATGGAAGGCTTTAGTTCGCTTTTTACTTCTGTACCGTCCATGTTCTTGCTACCGGTTACGGCAAAGTGCCCGAATAGGATGTTCTTCTTTCTCTTGTCCCCGATTTCTGCCAATTCGTCAAGTAAAATGTCATCAGTGAAAAATGGCAGGAAAAAGCAATAAACCCCTTCTATCTGCATACCGTCCAATTCTTCCACCAAAGTAAAAGAAGGATGATGCTTGAAAGCTGTAAGAAATGACTTTTGACTTGAATAGGATGTTTTGTCATGATTACCGGGAATACAAATTATTTGATGTCCGTTTTCGTCATACGCTTCCAATATTTCGTGAAGCGTAGAAAGGCACACCTCCCTTTGGGATACCCTGTTGTCAAAAACATCACCCAGCCAGATATGAGTTTTAATACCCTTTTTGTCGGCTATTTCCATTTCTTCCAGCAAAATATCTTTTATGGTAGAAGCATTTCCCTCTGACAGATGATGGTCGGTTGAGATTATAGCTAAATATTTTTTGCTCATGTTTGTTTTGTTAGAAAGGAAGGGGACTGTATTTCAAGTCCCCAAACCAAATTAGAAAAATATGAAAACTAAAAAAGAAGAAATTATTTCTTTTTCATTCTGGCTTTCAGCTCTTGCAATCTTGCTTTAGCCTTTAGAAGTTCTTCGTCCTTGTCCGTAGCATCTTCGTCAATAGGAGATTCTTCTTTGGGTTCTTCCTCATTTTCCGGTTCATCGTCCGATTCCGGTTCAGATGCCGTTTCTGTGGAAGTTTCATCTTCTTCCGGGAAAGGAAGTGCCTCTCCAGCTTGTGCCAAATCATACCAAGAACAAACCTTTGCTATTGTCAGATCGTCCGGCAATTCAGCTTCCGGGTACTCTTCTCCAATATAGTCTTCCAAGAACTTTTTCATCTTTGAAAGGGGAGGGTAGGAAGCGACTTTTGCTGCTTTTTCTTTTGCCGGTGCACTTGCCGGATTCTTTCTCGGAGCAGATTTTTCTTCTTCCTCATCTTCGTTTTCCGGTTCTTCCGCTTTCTTTGACTTAGAAGTGGATTTTGTCTTTTTGGGAGCTTCATCTTCCCCCTCATCGTCTTTGCTACCCTCTTCCGGGATCAATGCAGCCATCTCCTCTATTTCAGTAAGGAAGCCATCATCAGCAAAAATATCGTATCCGTTTTCTTCGTCAAAACGCTTCAACCCGTCAAGAGCCATATTGAAATCTTTCTGTGAATAAACATCCTTGTAGATTTCTTCCAGCGTAGGAACTTCATTCAAGAAATACTCCATATCTTCATCAGGAATAATAGTTTCTTCAAAGAACTCATCCCAAGTTTGTCCTTTTTTCGGAATACCGGCAGACAAAGAGTAGGTTTTCTTTCCTTTATCATCTTCCCCCATTGTGATCACAAGCGGGTATGCTCCTTCCAATTGAGAGAAAATATCGAAAGAAACCGTTTCATCGTCCGACATTTCAACCGAAATTTCCTTTATGCGGTTCATCCATGTTCCGTACAATTGCAAACGGGCAAAGTCTTTTGTTCCTTGGTACACATAGCAAACATACGCCAAAGACGGGTTGATACCCCATACGAACTTGTTTCCTTTTTTGTACCCCATAATAGGGTTAAGGAATTTTCTGCGTTCTGTATCGTCCTGGTATTCTTCGGAAGCCTTTTTTCTCACATAATCGCAATACAGGACAATAGGGTCTTTCCCTTTCAAAAGATTCTTTCCGTGAATGTCGGCGCAGAAAACATTCTTGTCTTTTACCTCTTTGCCGGTCACCTTACCGTTCGCATCATAAGTAGGTACTTCTACACGCAATTTGGATATCTTACAAGCTACATAAGCCTTTCCCATTGCTGGAACGACACGAAATACGTTCTTTCCTTTCTGAACAGTAGCAAAGCCTGTATAGCTCTTGCTGCTTTTGTACATTGTCTTTTCAGCTTGCTTTACTTCAGCTTCTACATCTTCAATTGATTGCTTCTTGAATTTCGATTTGTCAAATTTCATAATTCTTTTAATTTAATTGATTGATAAATAAACTATTCTTTCTCTTTTATGATTAAAAATGTATTGATTTCACCTTCTACCAAATTGTCCAGAAATTCTTCCGGTGTTACCTTCGGGACAAGTCCCGTCAACTTTTTGTCCTTTGACTGCAACGCCCAATAGAGACTGTCTATTTCTGCCAAATGCTTTTTCTTTTTAACCAAATCCTTTTGCATGGCATGTAGCTCTGGATTGATTGTCAAAATATCATCCAAAGAACTTTCCGTAAGTTTCACAAGTCCTATGTCTTCCACTTTAACCTTTCCACCGTTTACAATAGATTCACGTCTTATCTGTGTAGCAAGTTGTGCTTTATAGACATTAAATTCCACTTTTGCAGATTCATACTCTGATTCTGCTTGTGCTCTAAGAAGCCCTACTTTGTTCAACAGGACGGAACAAGTGGCGATTTCCCCATACAAATTTGCATGGTCTATGGAAGTCACCGCATCCATGTCCAATTCGTTTTTCAAATCATTGGAGAGTAAAACTATTGCTTTATCTCCAATATTCCTTACAAGTTTCATACTCCAAGTTTTATAAATTTACTGTTACTGTTTACTTGCAATACATATTCTTCTTTAAACTTGTCAAAGTTAGCCTTTCCACTTAGAAGAAGGATGCTTTTCTTTGAAGATATAAAGAAGTCTGCGTTCTCCTCGTAATCGTCCGGGAAAATAACCACACGAAGGAATTTGTAATTGCTTTCAAGCAAAAGATTGGCAAACCGCCCTTTCCTTCCTTCTCTTTCTTCCACTTCCAAAACATAACCACCTACCATAACCATTTCATAGGTCGATCCGTCATAGTTTTGCAAATCTTCCACATTGTAAAAAACCCCGTTTCTAACTTTTGGTTTTAGGTATTCCCTTACCAATCCTTCGTAGTCAAAGAAAGCAAAACCGGACTTGTTCTTTTGTTGTAAAAGCCACCACCAATCCTTTGCAATCTTTTTCTTTTCAAAAGCAAGAAAATATTCATCCTTTTCCTTGTCAATTTTGATCTTGTTCTTTTCCCGGTACTTTCCAAGCATGAACTCCCTTGCAGAAAAGATATTGGAAAATTCCCTTGTTTCATCCATCATATCGAACGCACCGGAATAAATAAGATTTTCAATAACGGATTTGTTCACTGCCGATCCTTTGAACGTGTGACGGTCTATAAATTCAGCCAAAGAAAAATACTCCCCATTCTTAGAACGTTCTTCCATAATCTGATTCTGTGCCTTTTCTCCTACTTGTTTTGTTGCATTGATCGCCCAATAGATGCTATTATCTTTTTTGTCCGCCACAATGTTTATATCAGACTTGTTGATATTTACAGGTTTAATCTCTATCCCTTCTGTCTGTTGCATTTCATTGACGTATTGGGGAAAGTCATCTTCACTTGCACGGGACAAAGCAACCGACCAAAATTCCAAAGGATAATGTACTTTCAACCACAAAGAATTGTAAGCATTAATAGCGTAACTTGCTGAGTGTGAGCGGTTAAAAGCATACAAACCAAATTTTTCCATCTGTTTCCAGAGTGCTTCTGCGCTTTCTTTCGTTACCCCTTTTGAAGCAAATCTCTTTACATACCCATCCACAAATTTAGGATGAATTTTCTCTACTTTGTCCTTCTTTTTTTTTGCAATTGCAGCACGAGCAACATCTGCTTCTTCTTCCGAAAAACCAGCAAGAACTTGCACCATTTTAACGATCTGTTCTTGGTATACTTGCACAGAATAAGTATTTTTCAGAATTTCTTCCGCTCCAATAGGGTATTCCGGCTCTTTTTCTCCGTTTTTCAAAGCAATGTAGTCCATGTGAAAACCATTTTCCATTGGCCCGGGACGGAACAAGGAAAGTGCTGCCACTACATCATCCATATTCTTAGGCTTCAATTTTTGTGTATAGGCGCACAATCCCTTTGCTGAAAACTGGAATATATCACTAAGCCAACCGTTTGCAAAATACCTGTAAACCTCTGGATCATCATATTCTATATCAGAATAGAGATTGATTTTCCTACCCGTATTCTTTTCAATCAGATTCAGAATATCAGTGAATTTGTCCAATTGCTCAATACCAAGAATATCTTCTTTCAAAAAACCGGCTTCGTCCATCTCTCCACCTTCCCATTCACTGACAATCAAATCACCCGATTTTCTAACCGGACACCATTCATACATTGACTTTTCTTTTGGAAAGATCATCATAGCACAAGCATGAATAGAAGCTGCCTTTTGTTGTCCAAGAAGAAGGAAAACAATGTTCATCATTTCTGGATATTTATTCAGAAATTGATTTACTTCTGACTTCTTGCAAGCAAGTTTCAAAAAATCTTCTTCTGTCTTTACATCTTCTATCATTTTGGTAAGCCTCCTAAGAGTAGGGATTGAAGCTCCATAGAGCTTTCCTACATCGTTTATAGCCTGTTTTATCTGTAAAGTGGTATATGTACCCACAGAACAAACTTGCGAAGCTCCAAAACGATTTTCCATGTATTGTTTTACTGCCGGTCGGTATTCTCCCGGCACATCTGTATCAATGTCTAACGCTCCCCCTTGTCCGAAAACAAGGGGGAAATTGATCGGGGAGCGATCCCGGTACAAATCGCTCCACCTCTATTTCTTTAATTTCTTTTATTTTCATATTCTTGTTACTTGATATTAGACTAAAATATCATCTCCTACTTTCAATGCTTTAGTTGTTATATTGATAGGAAGGACTTTCTTCGTTCCATCTTCAAGAGTTACTTCATACATTTTTTTCTTTTCGAAATGTCCTAAACGTCCTTTTGTCAAAAACCTTTCGAAAAGTAAATTAAACTTCAAAGGATGTGTGTTAATGATGCCGAAAAGATATGAGATTAGACTTCCTGCTGCTGAACCTCTACCTGCACCCAACAAAATGTTATTCTTTTTACACCAATTTACAATATCGCGCAAGATCAAAAAGTAATCCACAACATCGCCAAACTTAATGATCTTAGATTCTCTTTCGATCCTTTCCACAAGCACATCTTCCGAGTAATCTTCCAAAAGTTCCGGTTTGTTCTCCAACCCTTCATAAATCAAAGAATCAAACATATCTTCATTGGAAGTGTATTTTTTCTTTTCTTCTTTTGTCATTTCATAACGGGGGAGATGCCGGCTGTCAGTAGGAATTTCAAAATTGCAATTTTCCGCAATCATATTAGCATTGCTTCTTGCTACCATATAAAATTCCTCTCCCTTTTCACTATCCTCGAACAAAGAAAGAAGTTCTTCCATGTAAGTCGCTTCGTCCTTGAAATACTGATTACCAGATTTGTAGTTTACTTTCCCGTCAATCTTATTTACTACTTTTCGAAGTATGGCGTATTCCGGCTCGATATAATAAGCATCACAAATAGCTACGGGCTTCATTTTGGACTTATAAAACTGTTCAAAGTTCATCAAATAGGAGGTATCTCTATCGTTCTTTGTGTATTTCACGGTATCTACTTGCCAAAACACATTGGGTTTGTTTCTCAAAAGGATAGGAACATCTTCAAACTGTATTGTTTTTGGATCGAATACAATATACACATCCGAAACGTGTTCCGACATGTCTTTTGGAGAAACGAATTTTCCATTATCGCCACAATTCAAAACCTTGTTTAATGCAAGCAAATGCTGCCAGCCCTTTTCATTCTTTGCATAGATTTTGTAAGTATAGACAATGTCCTTCTTTTCGTCCTTTACCGGGACTTCTAAACCAAACACAGGGATAATCCCTTCTGCCTTGCAGGCGTTCTGAAATTTGAGCGCACCTGCCAAAGTTGCTTTTTCAACAATCCCCAATCTTTCTATTCCTAAGAATTTGGCTTTCTTTACCCAATCTGGATACAATCCCGTACCATTCAAAAGTTCAAACGATCCGTGCACTCCCAAGAAATTAGTAGAAAGACCTGCCATTTCGCTTTGCCCTCTCCATTTTACCCGGTTCAATTTAGGCTCGTTCTCTTTTCCTTTGTCCAATGTGTACCATACACCGCCAAGGCGGAAGATATAACCATCTTCTTCGGTGCGTTCACAATCCCAACGAAAATCCTCTGAAAAGAAATATCCGTCCTCGTTAGGTTCAAAGACTTCGTATGATTTCCCCTCAAAGGAAACAATGTAATTTTCCTTATCGAGAGAGTATTGTATAGTATTGGAAGAAAGATATTCTTTCAACTCATTTAAAAATCGATCCATCGTATTTTCTTCTTTTCGTTTTTCGTAAGCAAACATACAACTTTTGTATTCAATAATTGTATGTTTTTACAATCTTTAACCCTGCATTTAGCCTAAGTTTATTCGTGTATTCAAAACACTTTTGATAAACTTCAATCGGTTAAAAGGAGTATCGTTTGGTATCACTTCATAAGACAATTTTCTTTCTATCAAAAACTTCCTTATTTCTGCATCCCAACATTTTCTTCTCTCTGCATCTGCCATTCTTTCCCCATCATTTTCTACATCCCAATAAATAGGGAAATAAAAGATAATAGGAAGAAAGTATTCGCTAACGTTTATAAAATCCAATTGTCTTTTCAATTCCGCATCTCTTTGAATAGAAGCAGGAATTTTCTTTGTAAACGTATGCACGTCTATTATGCTTCTATCGGAAACATAGCAATCTGTGTTCAGCAATTCCGCATACCTATCAAAAATCAGTTTTTGATTTTGGACGGAAGTAAAGGAAGGTTCTATCTTTCCTTCCTTTACCAACTGTCTTGTTATGCTATCTATCTTATCGAACCGGTCAAACGACCTGTCTTTCTTTAAAAGTTCAAACACAGAAGTCTTTCCGACACAAGAAGCACCCAAAAAAGTTACCGCCCTAACCATTACCGATTATCTCCGTCACCGTGAATTTTGTTTTCTGCCTTTCTCTTTGCCAGTTTTTCCACATTCTGCTTTGCAATGGAAATCAAAGACTGGTTCGATTCCTTTCCTTCAATGTAGACAACAAGATTCTGCAATCCCACAAGAATCTGTTCCAATGCGGTATGACAAAGTTCTTTTCTCTTTTCGGGGAAAGGTTTGCTGTAATCATCGTCCCGGAAGTATTTCTTCACTTGACCGTTAATGATACCTACCTGTTGGAGCAAATAGGAGGGACTTAATCTGTACACATCCGTATCGTCCAATCTGCGCAATTCTTCGGGAAACTCCAATGCAGCTAAATCCAATTCCTGTCTTGTCATTGCAACATACCAAAGGACGTCTCCTACTTCTTTCATGATTTCCTTTGCTTCGGCAGCATTGTCCACCTTTTCAAAAACTTCTGCCAATTCATTGGTAAGTCCCATTACTACATACGGGATAGCTACCTCTTTTGCATAACATGCTGTTGAAGCCGCATGCGCTTCATACTCTTTAAAAGTCATAATACGAAATTTAAACTAATTGATTTACAACAACTTACCATTAAAACACATGATAAGTCTTTTTATTTTGATGTTCAAATATTCCACATCTTTTTTCTTTCCGTTCACTTTGATAGTGACCGTTTGATTCTTTATATCGTTCTTCAAAATCCGATACTCCTTGTCGTCATAAATAACAATCTGATCCTTTCCAAGCAAATAGATCATATCCCAAAACCACTGCGAGTTTCTTTTCTGTTCATTGGTGGAATACTGGAAATTGGGAATACCGGTAGGATTCAAGAACTCTTTCTCATAAAAAGAAAAATATTCTTCCACCGAAAAGAAAATAGACCGTTTAAAATGTCTTTTTGCCAACAACTCGATCCGTTCCTTTTTAAACTCTGCGATATCATTTGCCATCTTGACAAATTCAGGCTTATCAAAAATAAGGCTTCTTACCTTGTGGGTAAAGTATTCCAATTGGAGCACTTTCAAATATTCGTCTATCGATAATTCTCTGCTTCTGTCCATTTGATTTTATGATTTGTGATTTGTGATTTTCAACAAAAGTAGGAATAACCTACCACATTTTTTTGATTTTAGAGACGTAAAAATTGATAGGGTCATACAAGTTATCCAAAACTTCTTCCAAATAATCCATATCCATATCTCCCGGGTCAATGCCCGGTTTGTAAAGATAAGCTATCTTGGTGTTGAATGACTTTGCAAGCATCAACCCTGCACTTTTGGATTCTTCAACAGTCGCATCGTCATACATCAGAATCACATTCTTTACCCCTTTTCTTTCCAAATAGGATATTTGTTCTTTGCTTATGCTGTTCCCAAAAGTGAACACACACTTCAAATCCCTGCAATCCCAAAGTTTTAAAAGATTGTCTATACCTACTTTGTCAAATAACCCTTCCACTATTATCACGTCCTTTGTAATAGAAGAAAGCTCGTTGTAACCGCCTAATATTTTTGTAAAGTTCGTCCCTATGCTGTTTTCATATCGCAAATGCGGTTTAGTACCGGTTTCCTTTGCCCTTTCCAAATCTCTTTTATGCCACTCTTTGGAATATCTGCTTCTGCCGAGCCATCCCACCAGCTTATCATCCATTTTCATTTTAAAGATGATGTAGTTTTTCAAATCCTTTTCTAAAATAGATTTGGTTTCAGACGGTTCAAAAAGTGCGTAATGATACGCTCTAAACCCTCTTTCGTCTAAATAAGGGTCAGATTTCAGTCTTTCAAGACGAAGGGGAAGTTTTACTTCCGGCAATTCTTCGGACACATCTTCATCCACATCATCTTTCAAAGGTGTAAGTTTTACACTTAATGAATTTTGATATTCCATCCGTATAAGATCTTTCCTTCCTATCTTGTCCAGAAAATCCTTCAATGGTTTTTTGCTACCGCATTTCCAACAGTGAAACACACCGCCGTGAGGATTCAAAAGAACACCCCATTTCTTCGATTTTCCACAATAGGGACAATCCATGTTTTTATTGGAGAGCCACCCCTGCGAACCGAATATGCGAAGTCCAATCGCTGCCTTTACTTCTTCTTCGTCTATCCGTATCATAAGCCTAAATGCTTTCCATTTTATCTGCTTGCACCTTTTTTCTGCGAGCTTGTTTCTTTTCTTCTTTCCTTTCGGAAACTTGATTATACATTTCCATCGTTCGTCCCCTGTGATAGAACCGTCTTTTGTCGTAATTGGTAGCAATCGTAATCACTTCTTGACTTTCCTTGTAATCACGGAGCTTGTCGACATAAATACGAGCCGTTGCGTTTGCCTTTTCCTCTATTGTCATATTCAAAGTAAATACAAAAGAAAAAGGTTTTACAAGCGTTTTGTCACCTTCTGTATAAGAACGGTCAATCACCTTATCCGGGTTGTTCCATACTTCAAACGGGACATCACTTGTCTGTGTGGCCGTAATGATAGGAGCACCTATTTCATCCGCCAAGTTCTTCAAAAGCTGGGCACAAGTCTGTAGTTTTTCTTTCTTGTGATCAGGATCAGAATCTATCTTTTTGGATATACCGGTCTTTACCAAATCCAGAGAATCGAGTATTACCAATCCGGGGAACTTGCCATGTGTATTAAAATAGTCATAACAAAGCTGCCGGACATCCCCCATAGAAACCTGTCCGAACCTTTTGAATCCATACACTTCAATGTCAGAACTAAGCTCTTTTACTTCTTTAATAGCCTGTTCTATCTTCTTTCTGTCCTTTGGACTGATATTGCCAGATTTGATATCGGAATAGGATTGAGCAGACCATAACTGGTCATATATTTGCATACAGGCTTTAGCCCCACCTTCCAACTGGATATGAAGAACCGGCACACCTCTAATGGCAGCAGAATACCCATGCCATTTCAATACAGTCGTTTTTCCTGTGCCGCTGCGAGCAATCCAAAGCGTTGTGTCCCCTATTTCCATGCCACCGAAAGATATATCGTCCAACCTGTCGATTCCAAAAGGAATTTTTACTGGCTTTTCCGTTATTGTAGCAGCATCCATGCGTCTTTCAAGCATACGTTGCTGGAAACCCCCGAAAACAGACTGGAAACCCCCTGATTTGGAGCGAAAGGACATCTCCAATATCCTTTGGGATTCTTCAGCGTTGACACGTATTGCTTCTTCCTTCTTTCCTTCTTCATACAAGTCATGCACTTTCCTTGAAAGAAGTTCAAATTCCGTTTCCTTGACAAAAGACTGCAATTGGTCTATTGCAATTTCCCTGTCTATCAAAGCCGCCTTCTTTATTTCCTTTGCAGCGAGCTGCACGACATCCTCGTCACATAATTTCTGACAAATAGCACCGATAGAAGGTAGCTTGTTCTTTTCTGTATATTGTATGATCGCTTCCCTAAGAATGAATTTATAACCTACCCATTCTTTAGGAATCAATTCATATTTCAAATATTCCGAAGCTATACGCATTATGACTTCATCGGAAAACATCAATTTAAAGATTTCCGCCATGAAGCCGGGATTCAGTTTGCCCATGATCTATATATTTGTTTATATCATGTTTATACTAAAATTATTACCTGATCCGTTTTCTTCACGTAAAGTATTGATACTGAGCCAGCTACTCATCACAATGTCATCGTGTCCCGAACTCGCTTCCAATTTCCCTTTATCGCTTCTGAAAGTAACGGACGCAAACTCACTGAACATCAACTCTACCTTTTGTCTTGTGTCCCCTTCCTTGTATGGAACTTTAATCTGTCCTCTTTCAAACATGGCAGACAAAGACGGAAGACCGGAATAGAGGTCTTTCTTGTTCCCTTCTGTTGTTGTAAACTGCTCGATATTGGAAAGACCCCTTTCTCTTGCAAGTGCAGACAAGATCCCTTGGAAACCGTTTGCCTCGCATACTATCTTGTCCGGCTTGTACAGACGGTTGAAAAGAACGATCTTGTCCACCTGCTCATTATGGGACATTCCTTTTGCACGAAAATAGTTTATCAGATAGAAGTTGTTCGAATAGTCAATACCCCAAACAGAATAGACAGTATAGTCAGCACCAATATTACCGGATACAGCAAAGTCACATCCTACCACTACCCTTTGAAGTTCAAACGGGAAAAATTCTATACTATCAGTAAAAGAAACCTTGTCCATCCCTACAGTCGATCTTCTTAGATACTCATAAGGAAATATCGTTGAATTGTCTGAAATAGGGATAACCAAATACTCACGAGCAAATACAATAGAACCAAGCTCTGTCCTTTTTGCTTTTATATCCTCAAAGGTGTATCTATCCGGTGCAAGTGGTCTACCGTCCGGGAAAACAATAGGGTATTCAAACGAATAGAAACGTTTATCACCTTTTATCACATTGTACAGTTCATTCGGAGCAGTTGAATAAGGTGTACCGGATACAATCAAATACCCGTATGGTTCTACAATAGGTGTAATTGTACCCCTAAAGACTTCCTTCAGCTTTTCCCTTTGTTCATCACTATACAAAGAACTTTCGTCCGGCATATCGTCTATGATTGCTGCACCAACGTGCAGACCACGAATAAACCCGTCCTTACCACGGACATGAAGTATAGCACCGTTCTCACCTTCTATTGCTGTTTCACCTAATTTCGCCTTTCCATTCGGATCAAGTTTTTCTTTTAAAATATCGTTAGTAGTGATTTCTTCTATGATCTTGTTCACATGCACCTTTGCAAGTGTCATAGTGTTTGTGATCATAGCCGTCTCTTTCCGGTTCTTGTTGTCAACCGTATCACCTCCATAGAGCATAGGTCTCGTGTAAGAATACAATCGCCACAAAGGAAAGGAATAACACCACATATAGCTGTTATGACAAACCGTACCATCTTCTAATAGGAACTTATGGTCACCATCACAGGTAAAACCGTAATAGTCATCTTCACCAACCAAAGACACATAAATTTCCGTCTCTCTTAGTCCGTTCTTAGTAGACCTATAACCTTTATAAGAAAAACCCTTTCTAAGGTTCATTTCCGCCACTTCTACAGGAACAATGCTCCTATCGGATAGGCAAAGCAGGTGTCCTTCGCTTACGGTATAATCCATACCACCTATTTGCCTTACTTCATACATAGGACATCTTCCTCTGTGAAGCTCTAAGACTTTTCGAGGTTTGAAGTCCTGTCCCATTACTTTGTCACCTACTTTTATGTCCTGTACCTTCTTCAAAGAGCCATCCGCCATAACAACTAAAGTGTTGATACATAGACATTTGCCTGCTCCTCGGGCGCACAGGTAACTGCTCCAAGGAAAGAGCTGCGTAAGGTTCCCCCATTCCAAATTTCTCCATCCTAAATTGAAATTGGAAAGGACAGTCGCATTGAAATAATTGTACGAAAGGATTCTTAGGTTTTCATCCATTGAAGCAAACAAGTTGTCCACATATCCCAATTTTTCAGTATCAAGAGATCGTCCAAAATTCATTGCATACTCTGTCTGATCTATAATAGTTTCAAGCATTTTATCCATATCCCTTTTATATCCCCCTGAAAAGAGTTGAGATATAGTAGGAGAAGGAAGCCTGTCTATTATATCGTCTACAGTAGTAAACAACCTCTTTGCTTGCAAATCAGTCAGAATCCCACCTTTTGAATTATATACTATCGCCATGCTTTACAAAGCAAATTTTTCTCGGAAAGGATTCTTGACTGTCATACCGTCTTGTTCGGTAGCTGTTCCTTCCCCTCGAAGTTTCTTTACGAAATTTATCATAAGCAGTGCGTTCGCATAGGTATCATCACCGGCACGATGGGCGTTCACCAAATCAATGCCTTCTTTGTCGCAAATGGTATACAGTTGATAGTTTTCAACCTCTCCATAAGCCATGTGAGCCAATTGCATCGTATCCAACGAAAACTTTACATACTTGCTTAGATCATCTCCCATGAACTTAAAGAAGTTCTCCAAGAAAGGGTTGTCAAACCCTACTATGTTGTGACCGCAAAGAGTACATAGTTGGCGCGGGTTTTTGTATCTTTTGAAAATATCCAGACACTTTTTGTAAGCCTCTTTTAACGAAATTGCCTTTTCATTCTGGATAGATTCAGTGATACCATGCACAGCTTCCGCTTCCGCTGAATAGGAAAGACCTTCTTTATAGTCATGCGGAAGGATCATAGATACTTCTTCGCATATTTTCAATTTCTCCATATCTATGATTGCAAACGCAATTTCTATAAGAGGAATCGCATCAAAAGCCGGTTTGTCTTTCGAAGGAAGTCCTCCGGTTTCATTGTCATAGCATATCAAATACTTACTCGAACTTTTCATTTTCTTTACATTAAAATTTTCTTTTCATAAATTCTTGCCAACTCAAATTCAGCCATACAGCCTTTTGATTCCTGCCAATTTGGTACAAAGAAAACAGCATCACATTCTAAAAGTGCTTCAAAGCTCCTACCCATATAATAGGAATAAGACTTACCTTCTTCATTACAAGTATCAAAAGGAGTAACAATTTCATCACCTTTTTCTCCAAGAAACTTCTTAATCTTTTCTGCGTATTCTTTCGTTTCTTCTATATCATGCCCAGAAATAGGCAAACTTACATATATCTTCATCTCATTTTTATTTTGTTTCTTTCACAAGTTTCCATAGTCTTACATTGCTTCCTATCGGCACACAAGGGACAATGCGCAATCCTTCTCCTAAATAGGAGGGGACTTTGCCCATTACCGCATAAGCTCTGATGTTCCAGTATGAAAACTTTCCTCCATCTTTCTTTTTATAATGCTCATTGAAATAGTCTGTCATTCCAACGAGATTTAAATTCTTTACTATAACTTCCTTAGCCATAGATTATTAATTCAACACTAATTTCAATCTATCGAAATCACGGGAACAGTTTTCCTCGTTTTCGTATCGGACGTGAATGTTCTTGTAAGGATTATCCTTTAACGTTACATCGTCCAGCATTCTATTTATGATTATTTCCGGTACACCTTCATCTGTATAATCCATTTCTACGGAAACAATAAATATTCTTGTCAAAGCCAGTTTCCCATCAGAAAACACAAACATACGCTGTTTTTTCGTATATTCTTTTTCTGACCACTTAACACATTCTTCGGTAAAGTCAGCAATACTTTTCGTATCTTGAAGTGCTATTACATCTTCCAACTTTCCTTTCAGAACATTCAGCTTCAAATCCCCGAATAAATTTGCAACGGATTGAAGTAATACCTCCATGTTTTCATCTATTCGCATAGTTGTAAAATTTATAATAAAACATAGTATTATCACTACTTAATTTTAAACGCTTCAACAGGATTCGTAACCTCATCCCTCTGCGTCCGATTATAGAGGATATCAACTCCTACCCTTTTTATGTTTATCGCAGCATTTAAATCTCTGTCAATTTCCATACCACAATTTTCACATTTAAAAACTCTATCTGATAAAGTTAAATCTTCCTTCTTCCATCCACATTTAGAACATGTCTTTGATGATGGGTAAAATCTGTCTATCACAACAAGCTCCTTTCCATACCAATTACATTTATATTCCAACATAGACCTGAATTGATAAAAACTTGTATCAGATATAGCTTTTGCAAGTTTGTGGTTTGATAACATTCCTGAGACATTTAAATCTTCTATGCAAATAACATCATAATTATCAGCAAGATAAGTAGTTACTGAATGAAGAAAATAATTTCTTTTATTAGCAATTTTATTATGTAATCTTGCTATTCGAAGTTTATTCTTTCTATATCTGTTACCCCCTTTCTTTTTACGACTTAAATGTCTTTGTATTTTAACTATTTCAGATTGTTTCTCTCTGAAAAACTTAATGTTATCAATCACAGTGCTACCAGATAATGTAGCAAAAGATTTTAATCCTAAATCTATACCGACCATTTTCCCGGTTTTATGCTTATGTAGAATCAAAGTTTCCACCAAAACAGAGACAAAATACTGTCCACAACAATTCATTGATATTGTACATGATAATATTTTTGACTCATCGGGGATAGCCCTGTCAACACGCATTTTTACCCATCCTATCTTCTCCAATCTTATTTTATTATCACCCAACGAAAACTTCTGATTTGGCAATCTATAAGACTGAATACCTGATTTCTTTTTAAAAGAAGGTCTACCGATTCTCTTCTTTCTTGTTTTTGAAAAGAATTGTTTAGATGTTTCTTGAAAATCTCTTATCTTTTGTTGTATAGCAGCAACAGAGATTTCGTTTAACCAGAGTTTATCGGTTATCAAATCAGATTTAGTGATAATTTTAGGCTTAGGATTTGCATCTTTATCATAAGAATTAAAAGATTCGACATTGGCATTCCAAATAACACGAACACACCCAAAGGTCTTAGCAAACAATATTTGCTGAGACTTATTCGGATATATCCTGTATTTGAAAGCCTTATTCATTATTTTCTAATTCTTTAATAAGTTTTTCGGTGTTTCTTTTAAATATTTTACCTAAATTTAATTATTTACCCTCATACATCCAATTCTATTAAATGATCATTTTCTCTAAGAACTTCCCTTGTTCGTCCGTTCTGCGTTTCCACTACCAGCATAGTGCCATCTTCCACTTGGTAGGAACTGATCACTTTGCCTTCAAAGTAATAGCATCCTTCTGTCCAGCATACTGTCATGATGTTTTTGATTTAAAGATTACACATTTCCTGTTTTACTTTCCTAATGTAAGACTTTACTTTCTTTCCCCTGTGGAGAACAATCGCCTTGTCTATGTCTTTGGTAGGGTTGTAATGGGATTGATATATTTCAAACATCTCTCTTGACTTTACAGGATCGAACCTGTCCTTGTAAGAATAAAGATGTTTCCCTTTTATCCGGTTTACCTCATCCACATAGACCCTCAACATCTGAAACCTACCGGAAGCGGAACTTACCTTGTTCTTTGCTTTATCATCACAACCGGATTCAACCATGCAAATAGCATGAACCAATCTTTCCCACACAACCCTGTCCCTATCCTCTTTCGTAGTGGGAAGAACTTTTGCATCAGAAACAAGAAGGGGAATAAACGATAATACCGTCAATACAAGAATCTTTTTCATACAATTTCCCTTTCGTTAAATTCATGTAATCTGTGACAAGCGGAACAAAGAAGTTCGATATTGTTCTTATCCAGCTTCAAATCCGGTCTTGCTCCTCTTGATCTGATATGCGAAAAGAAAATAGCTTTTGGTTCATCCCCCAAAGACTTTCCACATTTTACACAAACATGAGGTCTTTCCTGCCATATCTCCGTAAATAAGGATTGAAGGTCACCTCTACGTTCTTTGATTGTTTCTGTGTCACAATCTTTACAGAGCCACTTCATCCTATTGTAGATGTAATGATTTTCACCACATCTTTTACAAGGACGATATTCGTATTTCTCCTTCTTTTTCAGCACGTTACTCAAACTTATAGCTTTTAATTCTTTCAATCTGATTTTCAAGATACTGAACTCTCTTATCAACCGTTGCGTTAATAGCTTTCTTTGCTTCTTCTTTTGTGAAAAACACATCTCTGCCAATTTTAGCCATTTCACGTTCTCCTTCCGGGATGATATACTCCAGACCTCTGAAAGTAGTTGTTTCCCATTTTTTTACTTCTTTAATTTCACCTGTCATAAGTGCTGAACGCACGTCATACATTACTTTTTCTTCCATAACAATTTAAACTTTGTATTCTGTTAAACCTATCTATTAATTCACACACATAGTCCATCTTTTTCTCACTTTCCTTACTCGAAAGATAGATAAACCCGAAACTCCTTACAAACTTAGGGTTTCCAAACCATCCGTACCTTACGATCAAAAGCTCTGCTCTTTTCGTATCGTAAAAACAAGGGACAATTTTAACTTCAAGTTCCTTTCTTTTCTTCTTCATTTGTCTTTATATTTTTCTTCACACAATTTTATATACCTACATCCTTTGCATTTCTTTTCATGATACAAAAACCCGTCATAACTTTCACAAAGGATATATCCTCTCGGAGAATCAAAATAAAGCTGTCTTTCTTTATCCAAATAGGAATCAGACAAGGCTTCTTCTTTCTGGATAGGGTTTCTAAGGTCGTATTCCATAACGAATTTAGAGGTAAACCACATATCCTTTTGTGTTCGTTTTCTCCATCTTTCAATAGCTGCTTTCCCTATCACATTAGGAAGAGGAATAATACTCAATTTCGACACCGACAAAATAAAAACCTGCCTATTAAATTGAAAAGTAAGATAGTTCCAAAGATTCCCCACTATTTCATTTTCAAGAAAATCTTTTATCCTTTCCCTGTCCTTTCTTTTTGCATGAAACTCATACTTCGGGTTGTTTGTCAGTTTCCCCTGTAAGTATTCATAAATCGTTTCAAATTCTTCTCGTCTTGTCATTGCTGTCGAAATTAGATTATAAAATCATTGCATACAAAAGTTGTATATTTTAAGTAATAAAAGAAGGGGAAGTTTTTGTTCCCCTGTCTCGCTGACAAAACTACAACTTTTGTAACTATTCCCAAACCAAATTAATGTTAAAAATCTCATCGGTCTCTTTTTCAACCTTCTTATAGCGGTTTTGGGTGTTCGTATCTCTCTCTGCCACATTGTTATAGTCTTCTCGAATAATTTTTCCATCAAGTACCCGTGAGAACCACAAACAAATTTCAGCATCCGATTCAATGTCACCCAATGTAACTTTATCGTCTTCTGTTGCGTCATAAAATTGAATCCAATAGGGCTTCTCATAAATAGAAGATGTTCTTGGTGTAACCGGATTGTCGTTTTCATCCTTGTTCATTCCTATTGCTCCTACCATGATTTTCCCATACAGATTCTCCGTTACGGCAGAAAACCACATATTAACGTTTTTAAGCGTTTCTGTGCCCTCATTTTTCAAAATAAGTGCAATATATTGCTCACGAGGATTTGAAGCCAAATTAAGGCTTATTTCATCAAATAAATTGCTAAACATGTCATTGGGTACAGAGGTGGATGATTTGTACCCACCCAAAGAATCGGAAATCTTAGTTTGTTGATTATTGTACCCTGCGCTTGTCGTGTAATAAAACCTTAACATATCCTTGTTATTTGGAAGTTGACATAAAAATATTTCCCAGCGACCAATACTCACTTTTCACTTCGTTGTAAACCGATACCGATCCACCTGAATTTTGAACACGTGCAATATAATATTCATCTACTTCTTTTTCAGGAGGTGTGGAAAGACTTACTTCCGGTACTAAAGAAATAACATAATCGTCATAAGTGTACAAACCGTTTCGCTGCTCGGAAGTCAATACACCTCCCAAAGGAAGTGTCCCAAGCACAATAGCTCTTAAATTCGATTCCGCTACAAATGTAGTTGCGGATGTAAGAAGTAAGTTTTGGTTGTCAATTATGTTTACAATCTGATAAACGCCATTATTCAAAGGAACAGAACCGTCTTGTTTTTCAAACCTAATAGAAACAGGAGTTGACGAAGACTGCCCTCTCACCTTGCCTGAAAAATCAACCGAACCAGACACAATACCTTGTGAGTTTATACTTACATATCCCTTTTCGTAATTTCTTGTTTTATATGCAATCTTCACCCAATAGAAATTGCTGTCATTCGGCACAACGATGTTGTCTTCTACATTGATATCTATAAAGTTCCCGGCACTGGTAAGAGCCATCCCAGGAAGTACCTTAATAGTGCCAGAGTTTGTTCCTGTTTCCACTTTAAAAGGTTCTACAAGATTTTCGTTTTCTTCCGGTTTATTGACTGTATTAGGATTGATCTTAGACGGGTCATTCGTAATCATCCCAAAGGAATAAGATGCCTGTAGTACCGCCTTCATAAGCGGTGCTGTAGCAAAGAAAGAAATCATATTTGAAAGTTCTTCTTTCTCTAAAAAAACATTTCTGCTAACATTTAACTTGCTCATTCTCAGTATATTTTAAAATTTTCAACTTATTTCCATCCACTTGGAACACCCTCGCAATTTGTGCCTGTAAAAGTCTGGCTATGACTTGTTACGTTATTGTTCCCAGATTCCGTTATCTTCACATAATTAGACGATCCGGAAAGAATTTGAATAACAGGGACAGTTCCAAGTTTCGAGCAACCATAAAACATTCTGTCCATATTAACCTTTCCTACCCCTGCCACTGACCTATCATATAGGGATGTGTATGAAACCGCATAAGTCTGTTCTGTTCCTAAAGAAAGATTTGAACAGCCTGAAAACATTTCGGTACAATTCAAGCTATTGCCAATATTCTCAAAATTGGTATTATTAAGCTGATTTCCTATATCCACATTCACAGGTCGTGCAGATGTTCCTGGTTGTCCTGCATAATTCCTTGTTCTTCCAAAAGAAGTGAGTGACGTGCATCCTGCAAAGCATCTCCTAAGATTAGTAAGTGTCGTAAGATCATTAAAGAACTTAGCGGGAATTTGTTTCACACCCGTGTTCTCAAACATACTTTCTGCATTCTGCAACTTTCCATTCTTTATATCAAAAGAAGATATATCAGATAAATTCCTACAATTCGCAAACATTCTTGAAGCGTTTGTTACACTTGACGGAAGTTCCTGTCCATAAGGAATAAACAAATAAGTACAATTCTCAAACAATGACTGCATATTTGTTGCCTTCGAAGAGAAAGAAAACATAGCGGTAGACCAGCCATCGACAAGACTTGTACAACCGACAAAGCAACCAACAAAAGAAACAATGTTTGTGCAATATCTGAACCATAATACCGGAAGTTCGGTTATGGCTGTGCAGCCTTGAAATGTATATTGCATATACTGTGCATTCGTTGAATTGCTAAATGGAGAACTTGTAGCTGATAGACCTCCTGTATTTTTCAAAGCCGTACATTCAAAAAATACAGCATGGAAATCTTCTGTGCCACCTCCCCTTCCAAAAGTACCATTGCCAACGCATGAAGTCAAACTCTTACAACTTCTAAACAAGGAAGAATGATAAACACATGAAGTAGGAACAAGTTGACCACTCGGGAGACTTGTAACCCCACTGCTCCAGAAAGCACCCGCACAAGAATTACCTGTCATTTTGGTAAACAAACCAGAAGGAATAGACCTAAGACTTGTGCAATCTCTAAACCAACAGATAACACCCCCTGAAATAGAAGGAATTGTGTTTGTTGCAATCGATGAAAGACTTGTACATCCTCTAAAGGCAGAATGGTTGCCGCTGGCAGCGTCCATATTATAAGTGCCAGAACTTCCCTGAATAGAAAATGATTCGGGCCACTGTTTAATTGCAGTAGCTCTTGTATGATTTCTGAAATTGGCATACACAGTAGAAGGGTTACTTGTATTTCTACTTCCGCCTTGTACCCTTACTTCTCTCCCCACTATTTCATAAACGCCATTTGATACAGATGGCGTTTGAGGCGATCCGCTATAAGAAACGATAAGAGCTTTCCAAAGATAAAGGTAAATGCTACTTCCTCCTGCGTTCGTTGCCTCTTCTCCTGTCCCTACACATTCCGAATCCGTAGCGGAAGCATACACATAACCTCCAGAAGGAGAAGAAACCGTTATCCTACCACTTCCATTTGTCTGATCTGTACCACTGTAATAAGATGAACCGTCAGGCGCAGTAGTTCTTATACTCACGGAAGCATAAGGTTGCAATACATTTTCCTTTCTAAGATAAATATAAGTTGTCGTAAGCTCATAGTCAAGAGTGAAATCTATATACGTGTCAGCTCCCGATATTACAATATTGTTTTTCGTTTGGGATTGATAATTGTCTGCCGTACAAGTGGCATTGTACGACCCTGATTGTATTCCGGTAAGTGTAAGCTGTCCTTGTGAGTTGGTATATCCGCTCTTTCCTCCATAAGTCACGTAAGCCCGATTGATGCTATATCCATTTCGGGATTTCACTGTAATATGAGCACTGTAAGTCTTATTGGAAACACCCACCCTTTGCTGTGGCATTGTTTCCTGATTGACTGTGACAGAGCCTTCCGTTGGCTGATAGTCATAAACGGAAACCTCATATTTGTAAGTCTTTCCCATCTGCATCGTAAAGGTCGTTGTACCGTCCGACCCTGTATTCTGCGTGCTAAGTCCTTCGGGTTTTACAGAAGCTCCTGAAACTGGAAGTCCTGTATCGGAATTATAAACATAGAACTGCACTCTCGTTTCTTTTCTTGGCATCGCAACATTCACTGTTTTTGGAAGGTCATTTGGTTGCACAACGCCCGTCTGATCACTGAAATATTGCTTCGAAGCCACCCAATCATAACGCATTCTCGGAACGGAGAATTTGATTTTCCCGTTATTCGTCAGACCTGCCTGTTCTCCCGCTCCCCCTTGATTAAGTGTTATTCTTGTACCATTGGAAATGATACCGTTATCCTCTGTTACAACAAATGTAAGATCATACAAGGTTTGATCCATATAGATGCTCACCACTTGATCATTTCCATTTACAGTAAATTGCTGCTCTCTGTCCTCATATTCCTCATAGGATGCTATGACAGTGTATTGTCCATTGGGAAGTTCCAACACAACACCAGAAGAATCTTCCTGCACAAAATCCTTATCGTTTACTTTCACTTTCGCACCTTCAACGACTGTTCCTCCTGCGCCATACACCTTGATAGTAGTCTTATAGGTAAGCTGTTTCAAGTCTATCGTAAGGTTCGAATTATTATAAAACTCATAGTTTTCCACATATACCCGTTGATGATTGTTGTCGTAAAATACATCATAAGAATATTTCCCCCCCAACACTCCTTCAAAAACAGCCTGCCCATTGTCAGAAGTCTGTTTTGTCAAACCTGCAAATCTTACGGTAGCTCCATTTAAAGGCTTTTTCTCTCCCGTAAAGGTGTTGTAATCATTTACAGTAAACGTCATGTTAAAAGTAGGCATAGGGTTGAAGCTCACTTGTATATCCTTATTACTGTTCACAACAACATCCCCATTTACAGGAATCCAGTTTTGCTTTTCAACAAGATAAGTGTAATCACCTCCCAATATATTCGTGAATGTCACTTTCCCATTCGTGCCCGTTCTTTTGCTTTCCGAATAAACGACAGTATCCTCTGTTGCCAGTCTGTCCTTTGCGGTAAGTGTCACATTTGCACCTTCCACTGCGCCAGTAGATGAATTTGTCACCGTAAATGTAACCGTATATCTTGGTATCAATATAAGCGTTACAGGTTCGGATTGATCGTCTTGTACATTGATGTTCTTACTTATGGTATAATAATCCGTCTTGCTTACAGTATAAGGGTATAAGCCAGGAAAAGCCATAAATATGGCATTACCAGAAGAATCCGTATATTTAAATTCACCATTAAAAGTAACAAGGGCATTTTGTATAGGTCTTTCATTTTCGTCCCTTACAACGAACGTGACTTTTCTTTCATACACATCTCCTTGCATTTGAATATATTCCACCTGCGTTTCTTCATCGTCTTCCAATACCTGAAACAATCTATCTTCTATATTCATGAACAAAGACTTCTCCACATCAATAGAATAGTCACCAGGATAAAGTACAATAGATGCTTCCCCGTTTCTGTCCGTCACAAGACGTTTGTCTAAAATGGAAATAGAAGCTCCTTCTATGTAAGCTCCCCTATCCGACAATACTTTGAAAATAACATTCTTCTCTTTCAAAGGCTGAATATCCTCACTACCCATTATGTTTTTGTAGGTAACAAGGTAATCTTCTGTAAATCCTTTTACTCCTTCCTCGCTTGTAAGGGAATTATTAAGATAATAAGCAGCTATCACGTCCTTTTCCCCTAAATTACCTTGATAGAATGGAAGGAAAAGCGGTTTTATCTTTATATCATAAATATACACGGAAGAGGAAGGATTTGACCTGTCTTGTGTAAGACTTAATGACAAGAATTTCATTCCGTCTTTCATTTGAAACCCTCTCCCTTTCGGGAAATTAAGCTCTAACTGCTTTGCGTATGCCCTATTCTTTCTCGATAGAATTGCCCGGCATTCATAATACACTCCAGCTACAGGAAGTTCCAGGATTCCTTTACTGCCGGAAACAAAATTGTTGCTCTCTGCACTTCCATAAGATTCCTTACATATCATAGGTTGAACGGCTTCGTTAAACACTTCCACACCGAATTTCAAATTTTGGTTGCTTGCGGAAGATGTTTTAACCTTAAAAGAAATCTGATAAGAAAGATTTTCTGAAATAGGAAGGAGCTTCGTTTTGTCAATTTCAGAAGAAATACCCACCAAAGCATTTCCAACGAAAGTCATTGCCTGTATAGGAGTGCCATTGTTGTCTATATCATCCACAATAACAACACCTGTAGGGTTCACAAGTGGATAGGCATTCAAATCTTTTACACTTTCCGTTGTTTCATACCCTTTTGTAACATTCAGAACCGTGTCTGTCCTGTTCCATGTAGGAGAGCTATGTCCCATTGTCCATCCAGTATCACGAGACATCAAAAGGGCAAATATAAACTCATCCTCCGTCTTATATCTAATAAGACGGAGAAGCTCCCCAAGTATCATGCCTTCCTTGTTTACAATATCAAGTGTTCCTCTTTTTCTATATTCCTTCACATAATTATTGAACAGATATTTCATCTGTTCGAGTGTGTCCACTTCATCTGTCACAAGTCCTCTGTTTTCAATAAAAAGTTCAAACAGAATCTTGTTCGTATCAATCTCGTTGTATTGCTTAGCATATAAAACAACAAGCGCAAAGATATGACAGACTGTTTCCCAATACGCCTTAAAATCCTCTCCGTCCTTCTTTATAAAAGTAGGAAGAATGCCGGGAGAAGATACCTTTTCAAGTACATTCTCCGCCCATTCCATTACGGCAGGATCGTTTTCTTCGAAGAACCGTTTGAACACGGTCTTATTGTAGATTTCCTGTGACATCCTTAGCTTATTAATAATTAAACTTTCTCAACATATAATCCAACAAGGGCTGATAAATCATGTGTAAGAGGTTGTTCACTATTTCTTGTACATTTATATTTTATACCATTTTGGATATAGTATTTATCTTTAAATATTTCCATAGGTGGAATGTAAACAATAGGATCATCGATAGTTCCTTTATGATCTTCGTCTACTGTTTTCCACAAACTTGCAGTAGCCATAGAAGGTTTCCAGTTCTCTTGTGTAGTGTGTGCCTGGATACATTCCCAAAGAATATCATCAGATAAATATCTTTCTCCTACTTTAACAGTAATACCAGCAATCCATTCTGGATAACGATCTTTTACCTGTAAGGCTTCCGACGGGGAAAGGTCATATGTATTTATCTCTTCTGTAGCTTCTTTATCCAGTTCGTCCAAAGCCAATAATCTGCTGAACTGCCTATTGATTACGGGTTGTTCTCCTTCTGGATAAGTCCATTCTTCACTATTCAGTAGTTCGACAAAAGACGGATCGCTAAAACTATAGCGAGGAAAATCTTCATCATCGAAGGGTACAAGGTATTCTTCGTGCAAGATCACTTTGCTTTGATCAACACTCGTCCTCATTTCTGGCAATATCTCAATTCCATGTGATTTTGCCCATACTAAATCTACTATTGCGTATTTCATATCCAATTAAATTTTTAATGTTACTTTGCTTTTAGGGTTTGGAGGTAGTTATAGGCTTTGATACAGTCGTCTTTGGAGAGGAGTTGATCGTTGTAGATGCCTAAGTTTTTTTAGGGCTATTTTGGTAAAATTTAAGCTATAAAAAACTAAAAATAAACGGCTTGAAATATCAATATCACTTCCAATAGGATAAACTTTGTATTTATCCCATTTTTCATCATACACCCATCCATCAGAAGTCAAAGCGTTAATCTTTTTACAAGAAAAAGGATAGTTTTTTGAACCCTGTTTTAAATAAATCCTCATTCCTGTTGTAGCATTATAGATGTAAATTTGATTTGCTTTCAATAATCCTGCATTATCATTTCTATCTTCCATAAACTTCCAATCACCAACAATGGTAAATTTATCTGCGAATTGAATTAGTTTAGCACTAATTATTTCATCATCCACCCCATCAGTAACCAGGTATCCTTCGTATTCGGGGATTTGCTCTATGGTGATATCACGGGTTTCTTGTATTTTATCTAATGTAAATCCATACCAATCTCCATTTGCTTTAAATAAAAAAAACGGTAATGTATAAATTCCATCTTCTGATATTTTGTATATCTGTTGTCCTTCAGAAGTTACTTGTTTATAGGATAGAGTTTGACCATCTTCCAATCCGTAAACTTTTATCTTATAAGAAGAAACTGTAAAAGATGGTTGTTCAGGATAGGATTGATAATATAACTGTGTAGATGCAATCTTAACTGAAGTCACATTTACAGAATAACTCGTCCAAGTTATATCTGCCCTATCAGTAGATTTAACCCATCTACCACCATTATAATTCTCACCATATAACCCATGCCCGCTCCCTTCTGCAAACCCAAAATTAGACAGCACAAGATTATTACCATTGCCCGTAATGTTGGCAATAGTAGCACGATCTTCGTCCTCGTTGGTTTTGCCTACCACTGTCCATGCTTGGTCGGGGAAGAGCCAGGGATAGGTTTTGACGAAGTAGTCTTTGATCTTGGTTAGCTCTTCTTCGGTGGCATCGTGGTCGAGAAATACAAGTTCCCAGATAGCAGCGTTAATACAAGTTCCTACACTAATTGGAGCTAATTTCCCAACATGTAGCACATCTGTTCCCTCAAAATTACCAGTTGTAATCGAAACACCATTACAACTTTTAGATGTCTGATAAGTAAGGATGTGTGGTAAATCCATTTCACTCCCTATTGCTCCAAAAGATATAGGCTTATTAAGATGCTCGGCTTGTATATTTCTATATTCTAACAAGAAGGCACCATCCTTGAGCCAATTCTTTATATTAGATACTAATCCTTGGGCTATTTTACCCCTTGTAATCCACTGTCTCAACGCTACAACCGTATATCCCTTTTCCTTAGTCAGAATAGGGAAGTTATCACAAACACCATAATCGTCTACTCCGTCAAAGACGAGTGCGCCGGGATAGAGGGGTAGTTGCTCAACGGTAAACGAACCTACTTTGTCGCTAACATTAATATAAACAGCTAAAAAATCATCTTCTTTTATTGCAGGAATTTCAGTGACGCCATTAGGGTTTAATGATACCGTTACTGTTGTTGCTGTTGATGTAGAAGGCGCATAAAATGATAAAGCCATATCACCTTCATCGTATCCTTCACTTGATATTTTTATGAAATAAGATTTATTAAATTGGTAAATATTCTTTGGTATATAAATAGCATTACCAATTCCTGTAGTTAAAATGGTTACTTTAATAAAATTGCTACCCTGCTCATCAATTCTTATTTTATCTACAGTAGCATTATTTTTAAAATCATTAAAATCCTGAACATATCCCCCAACCCCTGACATCCCCTTCCAAGAGAAGTTTTTTAACTGTATATCGTGTCTGTTACCCGTAAGGTCTTTCCATACAGGGTTCTCTGCCATTTGTTCATTAGTAAGACCTAATGCTGAATAGCGAGCCACCATACCGGGAATAGATGGAAAAGGTGTGCCACCACCTCCCCCAAATCTTCTTCTAAAAGGGATTGCATTTATATTACCTAACAACATCATAATCAGATAATTATATTAAATCCCAATACTCAAAGAAGAAACGGTCGTGCCTTCTTTCACGATTTTCTGAACCATGTACATGAGTGGCATTCCTATATTTGTACTCACTTCCGCTTCCGAAATGGTATATTCCATTCCACCTGAAAGGATTACCTTAATTGCCCCTTCTGAAAGAGGAATGATTACAAACGGAACTTTTTGTCCGTTTTGGTCAACCAGAGCAATATCTTCGTTAATATCAGATAAGTTCCATGCACTACTGATTAAAGAAGGCACAGCTTCACCATTAGTAGTTATCAGCTTATTGGAATTAGCTGTTACTGTTCTTTTAACTATATCCATGATTATGAAATTTTTAAACGTTTAAAAACAAAGTATATACTTACCCACAAAGATAGTCTTTTCTCCACAAACATGATAAACTTGCACTTCTTTTATAATCAAAGCAAAAAGGAGAGTAATTAAACTCTCCCTTTAGTTTATTAAATAGATTCATTGTGGTAGTATATGCAGAAAATACCTTCTCCTGGTTTCGTAATATTTCCCGCATCATCATCTGCCGGAGAAGATTCTTGTCCAGAACCATACCCAGCAATTTTTGCTCCTCCGTCTAGAGAAGTAAAAGCAGAGCCACCATAGCCCGCACCTCCCCATGCAAATGCACCGGTTCTTTTCCCACTTTCAGTGTTCAAATATCCCGCTTCACCTTTACTTGTGCCTCCAAAAATAGATTGGACAGGAATAACAACTGAGGATCGAATAGGTTTAGTTACGTCTCCAAAAACAGTATTTTCATAGGAACTTTTATATCCATATCTGCCATCTCCGCCCGGCGCTCCATCCGGTTGCATTCTTGGTCCTAAATTGGAAAAACTTTCTTCTTTTGCGTTTTGACTTCCATAGCTTCCACTACAATAAAATGTGCCTCTCATGTGGGCAGTAAAACCACCGGAACTTTTTGCGTTATATACAGAATAATTGCCCAATCTACTTTCTTGTGGCATAAGATAATCGGCATCATTGTAAGCACTACCGTTCCCATTATAGGCTCTATATTCATAAGTTGTCCTTCCTAATCTTATGGAATACTTCGTACCTTCTACCCAACTGCCTATATTTGGAACATCACTAAATGTAATTTTATTTATTTGACCATTTGAAATATCCGATATCAATATATTAGGAATATACACAATTTGTCCAGTTGTTCCACCCATCAATGCAAATTCATTCCAAGATTGCCAATACTCAAATTTTTCGCCTCCCCTTCCAACTATCAAAAGGGAAACGTATTTGTAAGAAGTATCTAATTGGTAATTGGATTGGTCACTTGTTATCTGCACCAACTTGTTCGGTTTAGTTAGGGTGTATTCCAAATTCACACTTGTTTGATAAACCCCACTTATAGTTCCTATTGTTGAAAAATCACTGAAACCGGAAGATGTAATCTTAATCTGATAATTTCCCGCAGGAATTTTGTTAAACCGTGCCGTGTATGTTGCTGGCCCTGCCGAACCTGTATGCTTCTGCCCTTCTGAATCTATAAATTCCACATTACCACCAGTAGGGCTTACTTTTACTTGCACCATATACAGCGGAGTAAGGTTTACTTGCACCTGCATTCCTTCACTATTCACAGTAATTCTTTGGGATGTTTCTTTGGAAAAATCCCCTTCCGGTACATACAAGATATACTGTCCGTATGCGACATTGGCGAACGTTACGGTAGTGGTTATATTTTTAGTCTGAATCACCTCCAGCCCCGTACTGTCCTTTAGTTGGATTTGGCTTGGCATACCTTGCATTTGTCCAACTCTTCTTACCTGAACATTAATAGTATTGTATATCTGCAAAAGGAAGGTGTTAAGCGCAGTTTCCCCGTTTACTTCAACCGTTTCCTCTTTGCTTTCAAATCCATCTTTAGAAAAAGCTACTTTATAGCTTCCGTCTGGCACAAATAAAACGACTGTCCCGTTTTGTGAAGTTGTACCGGAAGCCATCTGCACCCCTCCTTCCTTATTTTCAGTCACAACAACCTGTACGCCGGAAATGTCAGTTGCCCCGTCTAATGTGTTCCTATGGACAACTACTGTAAGCTCACTTACAGGTTGCAAAGTAACCTCAATTGTTTTCGCTTCATTTAATACACCGACTTTCCCGTTCTGCGTTACATAACCACCAGCACTGACCTCATAATCATAATCAACGCCTAATGCAGCAAAAATAACAGCTTCTCCATTGTTATTTGTATTCTGCTGATAATTGTTTGATGCAGATGTCATTTTTACAAGAGCGTTCTCGATAGGAATTGCTGAATTAGGCAAAGGAAGAAGGGCAAAAGGTAAAACTGTATACCTGTTACCTTTACCTGGTCCAAAATAAATCCCGTTTGCCCAATTAAGATTTGCATTATTTGAAGTCCCATACTGGGTGCAAGTTTGAATAGATACACTTCCCCATAAAGAAAGACCCAACATGCGCAAAATCTCTTCCACTTGTGTTTTGTAAGAATACAGAGTGGTCACCTCGCCATATGAAGGTAAATAGCCATTCTGTCCATTCCCAAACATATATGTCTTGGCGTATTCTGCCGCAGGTGCATTGCCAGTTCTCAATTGAGATATTATCGTGTCGGTATAAATGAAACCATGCGTTGCTTTATATAAGTCTGAGGATGTCACATTGATATCTAATATTGGTGTATTGCTAATCAAAGTACCTTGACCTCCAAAAGCGTAGTTTACACCACTTTTATTCGTCGATACCATAAACGAATTAGTATCAGTTGAAATGCCTATACCACATACATCAGATGTTCCTTTACCAGATGATACCCATTCTTCTTTTGTGTAACGATTATTATCTTTATCATAAATATATACACCGTTTGGAACAGGATTGTATTCATAGGTACAGAAAGGATAAACTTTATAGTAACCAATCTTAGACGTAGTTCTCATAGAACCATTAGCCCATCCAAAAGTCCAAGCGTTTAACGAATCATTTTGTGTCGAAAACCAATATCCAGCACTGCTAATAGCTGGTCCACCTGCTGCGCTTATTGAAGCATTTATTTTAAATCTGTTTAGATAGGCAACGCTCCACTGTCCCATAGAAGGCAAATACCAAGAACCCGCTCCAAATCCTTCTGTAGAATAAGCTGCGCACTGATGTGCCGCCGTGCTTTCCGTTGGTTTCGTAAGTATGATGTTTTGAGAATTTGTCTTACCTGCGAAGTCACACATGGCTAAAGATTCGTTTGTTTCGGTAACTACATTAGGAATAATGCCTAATGTCTGTGCCCAAAACGCCGCGTCCACATCTCGCAAAGCAATAAAATCAAAATCCTTGCTTCTTACATCAGTAATGACACCGACACAAGTTTTAGTGCCGTCCAATTCAGTTGACCATGTTTTGTCACCATACACAAAATCACCAACTTTGGGACGGGAAATAAGTGATGAATCTTGTTTTGAAGTTACCTTAAATGTTACATCTACATTATTTGCAATCAAAATTTCTTTGTTGATGGCAGGCGCATTTACATTCAACGTGCCTGATTGTGCTTTCAAAGGAGAAGGCGGGGTAACTGTATAATCATAGTTCCCATAAAGAACCTTGTCAGCCGGAATATCCGAACTTATTGCCTTTTTGCCATAGAAAGAGAATGTGATATTCAAATCTTTCAAATCATCTGCGGATAATGTACCTCCGTCAAAAGATTGCACATGCGCTGACCAAATGGTAAAATTACCTATTGTTTCTGTATCCAACAAAAGATCAGAAAGCTGGAATCTTTGAATTACATCATTTTCCATCTCCACCGTTAAGGGAGCGTTTTGCGAGCCATAAGTTATAACTATCTTCAGATTGGACGGAACACCACTTACCTTAAAACCAAAATCCAAAGCCTTGTGATAATCCACTGTCTTTTCTGTGCCAATTTGGAAAAGACCATTCGAAAACCCTATAAGTCCGGCATCCACATTAAACAAAACATAAGTCTCTGTAGAAGCTGTCGATGTCTTGATCACGCTCGTTAAAGTAAGGTTCTTTTTCGTTTTATCCCAGCTTCCCTCCCAGCCATCTATTTTATTTGAATTGTAAATTCTGGTAAGACTTTCCGTAATACCACTATTATCCTTATCCTGAACAATTGTCAATGGAGAAACAATTACACCATTGGGGAAATAGGTTTTTAATTGATCTGTTATTACGCCGTCCGCTGGAACAAGATATTTCTCATCTTCTTGAAAAACAGGACAACTGGAAAAATCCGCATCGCTGTCTTGTGACCACTCAAACTCTCCACCATCAAACGTCATAGTAGCTACACCAGACGAGTTAGTCGTCCCTTTGTATTTGTTAGATGAATCGCTTCGATCTGTCATTTCGATAACGGCATTCTCAATAGGAGAACTATCATTTTGACTTTTTACAGTAAATGTAACCGTTGAAATTTGAAGCATCTCAACCGTTATGTTCTGATCTCCACCAGCAATTGTAAATTCACCTGTTACATCTTTATAACTGGATTTCTTTGCTGTATAGATATACTGTCCGTTCTTGTAAGTCAAAGTAAGAATGCCGTTAGAAGCAGTAGCTCCACTTGCAACAGGTGTGTCTGGAGATTCTGCCTTGGCAAAACTTATAGCTACATCTTGTATGGATGGAGCAGTCTGGAAAGTAACATTGTATTTTACATAATCAGCCAAATCCAATTCAATGACGCTTGCGGCGGTTGCCACACTAAATGTTCCGCTTGGCACTTCCACCAGATTAGGATTATCCGTACTTGTAGTAGGAATCTGATATTGATAATCCCCTGTAGGAAGAGCAATTGCCGCGATACCCTGACTGTTTGTTACAATGGTTTCAGGAAGTGCCCTTGCGCTACTTTGCCCTACAATTATCTTTACATCCGCCAAAGCAAAATTTCCTACCTTTGTATGGAATGTAACTGTCGCTCCAGGAACAAGTGTTATCTGTACACTTTTTTCAGCTTCTTCGATTCGCACATTTCCTGTCCCGTTTAAAAAACCTGTTTTTGAATAAGCGTAAGTATGCGTTCCTGTGGAAAGATTTATTGTTGCTATACCGTCTTGCCCCGTTGTGATTGTATCATTACCATCAATAGTAATTTCAACGCCTTGTGTGGCTGGTGAAGTTGTAAATGTAGTTTCAAATCCATAAGTCAATTCTATCACTTTCTCCTGATCGGCATCCTGAACACTTCCCACTCCTTCTTCCGGCGAATATCCTGTGAGTGACGCATTCCAATCATAAGCACCGTTTATTACCTGCACAGGATCAGTTGTTCCATCATCTTTTGTTTTAAGACTTACAGTATTTCCACTTAATATGGCCGGTCCACTTACACTGACAGTCACATCTTTTAAGCCTGATTTTCCTGCGGCGGTCACTTTAAAGGTAAGATTCCATATCTTCTTCAATATCTGCGTAAACGTAGCCTCTCCAATTACTTCAAATGAAAGAGTTTCAGTCTTATAGCTGTTCTTCATGAATGAAGCGGTATATTTACCAGCTTTTAGACTGATTATCGCTTCTCCTGACGCATTTGTGGTAACTGTCTTGTCCTCATTTTCTATATCAATAGACACTCCTTGCAAAAGATTGGGCGAAGCCATGTTATCTTTTACTACAAACGTAATATTATATGATATAGGGGTGAGTTGAGCTAATACGTTCTTGTTGCTACCGGAAACTTCCACATTACCTTGTGTCTGAACATAACCTTCCTTCGTTACCGTATAAGGATACTGCCCGTTAGAAAGACGAACCGTTACCAAACCACCCTGCGAAGTCTGATAGTCCTTTTCGTTGATATGAATATTAGCGTTTTCAATTGCAACACCTTCATCTGTCTGTACAGTAAATACAATATCGTATTTCTTGTACTCCATATTTACAGGAAAAGACGGAATATCTGCACTTACAACTTCCAGCTCGCCTAAATAATCGTCCATACCATTGGCAACCACCGTAAACGGATATGTACCATTTTTTAACTGCAAGGACACCTCACCATTATCCTGTGTCTGATAAGACGTTGCATTTATCTCCACTGTAGCCCCCTTAATAGGTTCTTTCAATGGATTTTTTACCGTCATTATGACATTGTAAAGTCTTACCTTTAAACTTATTACACTACTGTTATCACTGTCAAGAACAGTAACCGAAGAACTGCCGTCATAATATCCCGACTTTGTTACGGTATAAGGATATGTCCCGTTTTGAAGGCTTACAACAGCTTGCCCTCTTTCATTTGTAGGATAAGAAGAGCCATTGATATTTACTGCTGCTCCTTGTGCCGGACTACTGTTATCACTGTCAAGAACAGTGATAACCACATTATAATGTTTCAATACAAGGGTTCTTTGAATAAATGCATCCTGTCCTTCTACGTTGAACGATCCGGTCAAATCATCATATCCCTTTTTCTGCACGGTGTAGCTGTAATTTCCACTCTTTAATTTTATAGTAGCTTGTCCAGAACCGTTTACATTCAATACTCCCGGCTGTCCTTCTATTTTGATTATAGCTCCTTCTGCCGGATTCCCCTGATTTACCTGCGAAATATTAAATTCCACATTGTATAAAAAGAAATTCATCTCAAAGGTAACGTCCGCATTCTGGTTGTTGACCTTAATTTCCCCCTGTAAAGTATCATACCCTGTCTTTTCGATTGTTACAGGATATTCACCATTTACAAGTGGTATTTCCGCCTCTCCATGCTGGTTCGTAAGATATTCTCCATTGTTCACCTTTACAATGACATTCGGTATAAGGTGATTTTCCTTATCCTTTACAATGACAGTAATCGTCCATACCTTAAATTCCAATTCAGGATATACTTCTTTATCTCTACCATCCACAACTACACTGCCGGAATACTCATCATATCCCAACTTTTCAATAGTGTAGGGATAGTTCCCGTTCCTTACGGACAAAGAAGCCACACCTTGCAAATTGGTAGTGGTTGTTCTGTTATCCATCATTACATTTGCATAAGGAACAACCTCTCCCTTTTCGTCCGTCACATGGAAAGTGACCGTATAAGGAGCTAAAACCATTTGTACATCAATGGAAACACTACCGTTCAACACTACAAACATTCCTTCTACGGGGATATATCCCGAAGCGGAAACAATATATTCATACTGTCCGTTTGCAAGTTGGACAATAGCTTGCCCATTGTCATTTGTTATAACAGCATTGTTCCCTATAGAAATATTTGCACCTTCCACAGTGCCACCTTCCGAATCTGTCACATTGAAATAAACCTCTTGATAAAGGTTGAGTGAGCTGTCGTTGATGCCTACAAACAAATCCTCCGGTTCAGACGGGTAAAACAACGGAGAGAGGTTGCTATCAGAATCGTACAAAATATTTCCGTCTTGATCGCGCATCACAAACCCCCTTATACGCGGAAGCTGATTTGCCGGGACTTGCTGATCGTAATACGGAAAGAAATACTCGTCCGGCACATATTTTACGCCATCGGTCTTTTTTACAATATCCAGCAAATCGTCCCATTCTACGATTTTTCCAGGTGTCCAAAAACGAAAATCAAGATATTTAGTAAGGTTCACTTGTATGTTCTGACGCACAGTAGACACATCGTAATCCGGTTGAAGCTGAACACGGAAATCCAACCCCCTTTCTGAACCCACATAGAACCAATCAATATTCTTGATACCAATACCAACTACTTTCCCTTCAATATTCAGTTCTGAAATACCAAAATAACCCTGTGCGCTTTCAAGAAGCGTATCAAGTTCTTCTTCGGTAAAGAAAATGCCGTTCTGCGAAACAACATAGAGATTATATATGCCCTTTTCGTCCAAACCGGCACTCATTACTTTTAAGACACGATCGTCTATGTTGCTAAGTGTCTGTGTCCAGTATTCTATTGTGTTCTTGCTAAGGATATTCAGATTGTTCTTAATACGGATTCTAAACGTTTCATCATCCTCACTATCACGTCCTCCAATAGCATAATATTCATTCGTACATTCGATATGACCTTGTGGCTGCGGAGAAACATTAGTAATGCTATTAGGCGGTACGTTTGTGGAATACCCTGCGTTGATACTTCTTACCTTTACATATCCGTAACCACTTTCCCCTACAGTCAATGCTTCGTCAACTTGGAAACGAATACCATTTTTATTTACAAAAGTAACAGACGTATCATATACTGTACCTGAATTAGCAGATACCCTTATATATGTCGAAGAACCCAAAGCACCTTTACGCGGGCTGACACCATACAAAGCAGCAGCCTTATCCAGATAAACGCCTGTAGCTGTATCTGGAAATATCTGCGCTTCCTTTATGGCAATATCCTTCATTGCCTTTTGAGCAACTTTCGCTACACCGAATGCCGTAGCATTCACAACCGAACCGTCAGCTACATTACTTACCTTAGCTGTCTTATCTAAAAACATCTCTATAAAAAGATTCTTTAGATTGGTTATTGTTGCACTTGTTTTTGTAATCATCTGAATATCAATTATATAGGAACATTTACTAAATAATCTTTCTTTGTTACCGTTTTACATTGCAAAGAAAGGAACACGGCATCTTCCTCTCTTTTTACATCCATCAACTCCACAGAGTCCCATCTTGAATCCCTTTGGAACATGTTCATTACATCCTTAAAAATAGAAGGGTACTGGATTGCGTTCACCGTTGTTCCTATGAACTCATTTGCAATTCCATAATCCTTAAACTCTGGTATAGCACCTTTTTGAGAAGAAAGAATAGTATCCAAAGCCTGTCGGATCGCATCATCGCCTATCACTATCTTTAAATCGTCATTCTCAAAGACAAAATTCACATCTATGTCACGTCCCAAGATATTATCTCCCACAAGTACATCCACAACAGTATCAAGATAATTATTCCCAGCGTTCTTTAGATTGATATAGAACTTGTTTCCTCCATCAGAGAACGAATAATCAGTTTCTTCTATATACTGCGGTATTGTAATATTCATCCAATCATCTTCCGGGTTGGTACTGTTAAGCTGTCTGGATACATCTTCAAACCGTTCCCCTGTCCGAAGTGTCTTTTCCATCTGCAAAGTATTGTTCCTGTCTAAAGAAGAACTTCTAAGCCACCTTGCGGAACTTTTAATAGTGGAAAGTTTTGTCTGTGTCTCTGTAAAGTTGTCCAGAATATCCCACATGGAAATGTCATCCAAAGTATTTTCATGTAGGATGAACAAAGGCTCAATCGTTTCCGATTCTCTCACAAGTTCCACAAGGCGCAAAAAAGAATCCTTGTCCATCTCCCCACCATTACTATAATAGTCCACAATAAGAGGATAATCGTTGGCACAGAAATCAACAAACTTCTGGAAATATGACTTTATATCATATCCCGTTACGTTGTAAAATTTTTCGAAAGCATCATCCATTGCCCAACAAACCTTTAGAGATTGAACTTGCAAATTCATTTATGCCCTTTTGTATCACATTAGAGGCGCACATTTCCAAAAGCGAACCTTTACTACCACTTGTTCCCGAAACCGCTTCTAAAGGAGCTATAACAGTCATTTCAAGATTGTATTCCCATATCATATTCTTTGATATACTCTGACTGAAATTAACGCCACGCGGTGGAATCGTAACAAGATAGCTTTCTCCAAGTGCCATGTTATAGAAGAAAAGTTTCATGGGAAACCCGTTCTCGTCCACTCCGTTGCTTTTATCTATGATAGATTGTAATATCTTGATACAACCATATCCCGTTTTGATGCCGGCATCAAAGGAAGGTATAGTGAGAGAACTTGTAGATTTTCCCTGTAATTGATAGAGATAACGCTTTCCTGCCGAGATACTAAAAGCTGCACCTGTCAACGAAACGCTATCAGAACCGCTTAAAAGAATCTTGAATGTCCTTCCAAAATTCCCCTTTATCGTGATCGTCTGCGGCATGAAAACAGGAGAAGTGAGCACTGTTATGCCTCCTGCCGTATTGACTACCGTAGTTCTTTTCGGTTCACTCTTGTCTATACTCTCCGGGCTAATAGGAAAAGTAAAGACATCAATTGTGTTCCCTTTGGAATCTGCCAACTCCAAAGAACACATATACACTTCAAAATCATTCGGGAACTGCACTGCCATCATGGAGCGACCCAAATTTTTAAGTGTCGATTTCGCTGTTTTTACCACTGAATCCAAAACTGCCACGGCTTTATAATTTTAACTTGTTCAAAAGTACGAATTTCTTCCCAATATCCTAACCCTGTGTTATCTTTTCATTCTCATAATCAGAAGCAACAAAACTTTGCGCCGATTGCATGGGAGATGTAACGGGAACAGGAGCGGGACTTGGCACGCCAGCCGTTGCTCCAACAAGAAATGAACCTGCCGGAACATTGTGGGTATGGGAATTGAATGTATTTACAAAACCATTCAATTTACTTGTAAGATTATCCAGTTCAACCAGACCTTTCAATCCCCCACCATTGAACTCAATAATATCGTTGTTCATTTTCAAAGTAGATGCTCCCGTTTTCAAATCTAACTGTTCTTTCGTTATCGTGCTTTGTACATCTTCCCCAATCTTTACCGATACACCGGAATTATCCACTTGCAAAGATTGTTCCATTTCCTCCGTTTTCCAATGAAAATAAACCTTTTCCAAATCCATAGAGACTTTTCTTTCCTCTTCTTCCGGTTTTTCTGGATTCACAACCTTTGCCTCTATCTGTGTGTATCCCTTTACGGAAACATTTGTTCCTCCGGTCACATTCACGCTTCCAGTGGATTCAACAATTACCTCCGATTCTTCTGATCCTGTAGCAAGTACCTTTACGGATGCTTTTTTAGGAGAATTGATAGAAACAATTACTGCATTATTAGCCGGATCAACCGATAAGGATGCAGTCACATTCCCTACTGTCTTTCTGAACTGGAATGTATTCTCTTTCCACATAGGAGACTGATCATTTCTCGGATAGCTCCCTATCACAATAGGAACACCGTCATACGGGTTGCTCGCTATCACTACCGCCGACCCTTGTTCATTTTCTTTCTCCGGGAACTCGATATTAGCCAAAACTTCATTTGTTATATAAATATCCCGAAAGAAAGCCCCCCCGTTCCCCATGACCGAGACACGACCTCTCCTTAAACAGGTTTCCACATACAAATCCCTGTCCACTCCATTGGGAATGACAATAAATCCGAATGAAATCGCTTCGGGTGACGCATTCAATTTTCTTACTTTCCCTCCTGCCATATCTAACTGAACATTTTGCGATTTAAGAAATACTCGAATTGTTTTCTATCCACCTTTGGAGAAACAAGTGTAGCTATCTGATCTTTTTGAGTCACTTTAGCTGCATTTCTCATTTCCGTCAAATCAACCAATTTGAAATAATCCGGTTTCACATCCTTACTTTCTTCCCCTGCATTATCCTGTCTATTCTTTACAGAAGAAAAAGAATTAGAAAGAATAGGAACGTACATACCTCTTTCCACTTGCATAATAGTCTGTCTTTGTAAATTTCCGTCCAAAAAAGAAACATTATTGACAACAGAGGATACATAAAAAAATTCATTTGTTGGCTCAAAATAAACGAAAGTGCCAACCTTTATCCGTCTGTCACCATTTATTGTAATCGTGCCTGTTCTTGTGAAAGGAAGATAAGCTGTTGATTCCAGAATGTATATAAGATCATTCAATGCTGCTTCTTGAAAATTGGATAATGTCTGCGTCTTGTTTACTCCGTCCGTTTCCTTGTAGTTCAAATATTGATCTGTAAAAGACATTTTCTTATTACCAAACACTTCGGCATAATCATCCAAATACACAATAGGAACAAAAGCAAGACTTGTTGTGTTCCTTTGTCCAGCATGATTATCCATCACTCTTAACTGATACCAAGAATAACTTCTTGTATCATAAAACAAATCATATCCTTGTAAATTGCCAGAAGTAATCGTCACATACTGCCCGTTCTTATAAGCTCCCAAAATAGCATCCTTATTGAATGGAGGCTGTCTTACAACTATATCTATCGTATTAATATAGGTGTCAAAGTAAAATTCCACCAAAGGAAACTGACATACCCTTGTCATATACTCCAATAACGTGCCGTTCGGATTGGCAATAGAAGAATCGATAAGAACTCTTTTTTCAAGAATATCCTCCACAAATACTTTCACTATCTGCCAAACGCCATTAACAGGACGTTTTTCCTTTGCTCCAATATCATACCCTTCTGTTCTTTTGTCTTGCCAGGAATCAAATACACTATTTTTGGCTATTCCTATTGTTGACATGACGTTTACAATAAACCATAGACACTCCCGTATAGGCTTTTCTGCGTATGACCACAAAAGATTTGAAAAAGCTCCTGTAAGAACGTTCCTTTTGAACCAAATACTATCCTCACTCATTTCGTACCAATGAGAAAACGTATCAGTAGCGTTAAGCAACGGGATAAAATAGCAGCCATCCTCTGTAAAAAGTTTATTTATATCCCTTCCATCTATAGTGATAGATTTTACGTTTCCTTGTGCTGCAAAAGAGGATGTACAAGTGTCCACAAAACCTATCATATCCCAAATGTTGTTTTTAGCTATTTTAGAAACAGGGATTTCCAAGTTCACTTGCTTTCCTAAATCCAAATCTCCCGTTGATTTTTCTTTTTTTAAACGTTCAAACCGGATAAAGACTATATCATTGTTTTGAATAAACTTTTCTTGAAAAGACTTGACCTGTGCTCCGCTATTAGAAACAAGATTAAACTGTTCCACAATAGACTCTCCAAAAGCAAAAGAACTTTCATTGGCATAAAAGGGTGATAAGAAAATAGTAAATTCTCCCGTTTGTTTTGATTTTGTCGTTACCACCTGCAAAACGTAAGGGGATAAGTCCATAACCTTATCCAAAGCCTTAATATATACCCATACCCTTACATTCATGGAAATTATCTTAGCATTTATTCCTGTCCCTTTGAGTGAGGAAGTTACACTTGTATCGGGCAAATATTCTTCATCACTTATCAGACTTTCATAGTTTTCTCCCCAATAAGCCTTGAAACTTCCTTGTGATACAAATTGTCCTTCTTTTGCAGCTTTTGTAAGGGACAATGGCGTATCATCTTTCGGGCAGAACAAAGTTGTCCCTTGCTTTACGTAAGGCAATGTGCCGGAATCATAATCGCTTTTGTATTTCGCTTGTTCCTCTTTGTCATAAGTCCCCCAAATAATATCAAGATTGGAAACCCCCTTTTCATTCTTTACTTTCAATAAATCAGACGGGGTATATTTTTTCTTCCCAGTGGGAATAATCTTTTGCCATGCATCAATAAAATCCTGTATGGTGGAATACCTATATGCTGGAAGTGGATATATTGGTGGTACACTTGTTTTGTTGTTGTCTTTTTCTGTCATAGATTATTCCTCCGATCTAATCATCTTTTTAAAAAACGCTTCCACCATAATGCCTGGGAAATTCGACAAAACCGTTCTTACTGCCGTTGCCGTAGCTCCATCTCCCCTGTCAAGAGCATCTTTATATTGTGTAAATAAATTCTCAACAGCAGTAGGGAAACTCGTTATGCTATTGTAGATTCCATTTATGGCGTTCAACATTTTGCCCAACCTGTCTATATTTGCTTCACCAATTCCAATCATTCTATTTTCATAGGTAGACATCATCTTTTCACCAGACGTAACCGTTCTTTCTGCCGCAGTAGGTTCATATCTGTTTGTCGGATCGTTCCGCTTCCTAAGTGCTTGTCTGGATTCTTCCATTTTCTCAAAGAACTCTCCAAAATCAATATCCCTGCGCTCTGTTATCTTGTTGATGTCCGTATAAGAAAGGTTTGTGAAAGCACCTCGCATCAAGTGACGAAGCATTTCAAGACTTCCTCCCGATATCTCCTTTAATGATTCAAGAAACCGCTTCATTATATTTTTATCCCCTTCGCCTCTTGATAAATCGTCCATAGCAGCAAGAACATCGGAAGGATTCATCGCCCCTGTAGCCTGTTGAGCAGCACGGAACAAAAGAGTTTGAGTTACATCATCTTGTGAAATCCCTTGTCCCATGAAAGCCTGCTGTACGCGCTCCAATTGCCTACCTTCCATTCCGGTCTGCAAACGAACAGCACGCATGATAGAAGCTATGCTTGCTGCATCTATTTCACCTGTACGAGAAAGAATATCATCGGCAGAACGGATAAAGGTAGTCATACTTTCATCCATTGTAGAGGCAATCTCACTAAGAGGAATTTGAAGCTGTTTCATTGTCTGCTCAAATGAACGGATAATAGCAGATGAAGAAGCTGTTTGTCCTTCCTCTGTACGGGCAAAACGCATCGCCCCTTGCATTCCCATTACAGTACGATCACTAAGTCCATATAAACGCTGTACAGCCATCAAACTTTGTGCTTCCGGTACGGGCGCAACTGTTCCCTCTTTTCCTCCGGCGGCACGGATAAGCGCAGCACGCCTTTGAATATACTCTCCTACATTCATTCCAAGAGCACCAGCAGCATAACTACCTTCTCCAAAGGCTGTGCGCATGGCTTGTCCTGCGGAAACGCCCATTGTCTGCGCATAAGGTATGGTTCTCTTTTGCGCTTCCATAGCCTTTTCAACAGATGTAGTGAAAATTCCCGCCATGACATTGGCGACCGCAGTGGTTACACCGCCTAAAAATCCCCCTACACCAGGTATCAAAGAAAGACCTTCTCCCACAATTCCGCCCAAAGAAGATATAAGTCCTCCACCCATAGCAGCAGGACTTTGGAATGTAGCTCCAACACCGGAAATCACTCTTGTGGCAATGTTAGTAGCTGTACTTCTGTCACTTCCTCTTTGTACATTTTCCCTTCTTTCTCTTGTAATAGGTGTTTCTTCTCTTGCTGGCACTGGTGATGGTGTGGGCACTGGAATAGGCTGTATTCCCGATCCACCCACAGAAGAAGTTCCTCTTTGATTGTATAGAGTTTCATCAATAGAAAAGACACCTTCTTGTATTCCCTCTAAAGCGCGTGCTCCTGCTTGCACGTTTTGAAGAATTTGCTTTGTTATATCAGACAAATCGCTATTACCGGAAGAAATAGCTTCCACAATATCACGAAAATCTTCTTGATTGACACCAAGTAAAGCTGACAAGTCGATAGCTCTTGCTCCTCTATCTTGATAGGATTCGCCTCTTTCATCCGAAATGTCCGCTTCTGGTTGCTTTCTTCTTCTCCTTCGTGTGGGTGCTGTAGTCTCTTGTTCCTCTCCTTCCGGTTGTGGAGTAGGCTGAACAACTGGACGTGTGGGTGCTGTAGTCTGTCTACCCTTTTCAGAATTTTGCTGTCCCAAAAGGTTCAATTGTTCCCTAAGTTGGTTAAGAGCGTCGTTCTGCTGGCGAATAATGTCGTTGTTGTTCTCGACTATTCTTCGCTGCATATTCTCGACATCTCTCCCGACCGACCTAAGTTGAGAGACATCCACCGACACCCTAAGTCTTTTTTCGTTATCAGCCATCTTTCTCTTTATTTTCTTTTGCCTTCTGTTCCATCTCGATCATTTTAAACATCTGATCTTCATAAAAGGCAGTGTCCTGTTCCAAAATTTCCCCTTCTGGTGCTTTTAACCAATCTCCGATATTGGGAATGTATTCTTGCTTTTTCTGATCTTCTTTTTCTTGATTAAGTTCATAAAATGCCTTTTCTTCTTCGAACTCCATAAGTTCAGTAAAGAAATCACACTTCTTATGTTCTTCCGAAAGAAAAGGAATATTGTGTTTATTCCTAAACCACCTGTCAATAGGGAAAATATTATTCCATTTTATGACGAAATTCCTATGTTCTTCCCTGTTCATCAGTCCACAGAAGAAAGTATTTTTTCAGCCTCTTTCAAAAAAGGAAACACCTCGTTCATATAAATATCGCTGATCTCCTTAAAATCTTTCAGCCCAAGTTCCGAGAAACTTTTTACCTTCAAATCCGCAACCAACTGCGGACAAAGAACGGATAAAGTTGCCTCAACATCAATCATATCCAACGCACGCTGCGCTGTAATGGTAGGATTGCCAATCAACGAGTTGTAGCTTCCCTTTCCCAGTCTCTGTTTGTTTACTTCGATCTGATAATACTGTCCTACATTAGGAAATTGAATTTCGTACTTTCTTCCTTTTACTGTAATTTCTTTCGTATTCATACTCTTTTTATGATTAATTGATTGATATATGCAAATATAGTAAGAATTTTGATGTTATTTCTAAAATGCCAACTATTTAGATGCATTCGCACTCAAATGTGGGCCGGTATTAACTATTTGTTTATGAATAAATTAGCTCCAAAAAACATATCAAAAGTAACAAAATTTGGGCCAATGTATCGCAATGTACAAATAATTGAATTTCAATATAATACATCTAAATCTAATACTATAGCAACTAAATTTATAAAATGAAATATCCAAGAAAAAACTACTAATACATCTCTATAACAATAAATTTCTTCTCTAAACTAATAAAGCGCGGATTTAAGTCTTTTAAACTTACTCCACGCTTTGTAAAATTCAATATATCATTGATGTGTTTCTAATTTTCCCTTGTTCTTAATTTCAACTCTATTTTCTTTTTGATATTTAGCTCTTTACAAATAAAATCAACAAGCTCTTGTGATCCCTCCGTAAGGGTATTTCCTTTGCTAAAATTTTCTTTAGAAAATAAAGGCTGCAAATTTCTCCAATTAAAACAAACTCTTTGATCGTCTTTGTCTGTCAAATCAAAATAGGAACAAGGAACAATATGATCAACGTGCCAAATCTTACCGTAATTATCCCAAGACATTCCTTCTTCAAATTGAGATTCCATAAAATCTATGAACTTTTTTCTGGAGCAACCAACCAATTCGACCATACATCCATTATACGTTGGACGATGGATCATTTTCCTAAGAGAATTATGTAAGCGAAGATTCACCCTTGCTTGTTCATTTTCATCAAGTCTTTTCTGTCCATACGCTCGCATATATTCCCTGCCTTCTTTTGTTGCTCTAAATCTGGCCGATTTTTCTTTATTCTTCGCCCTGTATTCCTCTGTATGCGATTTTTCTCTGCGGTACTCATTGTAACAATCCTTACAACTATAATGAAAACCTAACCTATTGCTTGTGTCTTTAGGGAACATATCTAATGGCAATCTTCTTGCACATTTAATGCAAACAAAAAATTTATTTCCGTTTTCATCTATCTCTATTTGTTTTAACTCTTTTGGGCGAGCTAAATTTTTATGGTAATACTCGTGAGACTTTTGTCTATTCTTCTCTTTATATTCCGGGTCATTCCTTCTCTTTTCATTTATTCGCTTTCTACTTTCAGCACCCTTTTCAGAAGCATGATATTTCTTATAAATCTGCTTTCTTCTTTCTCTTTCTTCTTCTGTCATACTTTTAGAAGAAAGGCACTCTTTACATCTACAAGTCAAACCGTCAGAAGCTGTACGATTCTTCTGAAACATCTCAATAGACAATTCTCTTTTGCATTTAGAGCAAATCTTTGTACCTTTGTCAAAATTAGCTTTCATAAGCCAAAAATCATTTTTAAAGTTTACATTTTATCAAAATTTGCCCATACATTGATTGCCGTCTTTGTATGGGCATCCTTATTTAACACAACAAAGGTAAGAACTTAAGAAATAAATCTTTGGTTCTTACCTTTAAAATAAGTTAAATATTATCTAAACTATTAATATTCAGCAGTTGTAATAGGATGCAAGAAGCGTCCCTGTACATTGTAAGCACTCACATTTTGCTCTTGCAATTGCCAATTCTGATTCTCAATGAAACACGGAGTTAAAAGAGCAATCGTCTGCCCTGTCGGATCAACTTGTGTTACCATCTTGCGAGAATCATCAAAGTTCTGAACCAATTTCTTATAGATCATGATAGAAAAACCTTGTTCTGCAAATGTAAGAGTGTCCAAAACTTCCTGCAAAGTTCCCAAGCGATGGATCATTGCTTCTACCACCGGAGCTTTAAAGGACAAGAAGAACTGATCCACAGTGAATGTACATCTGTAAGATACAGGTGGGATCTCCTGAATAGGCAAACTACCCAATCCCTGAACATCCACACGATTGATCTGTTCCTGTACGGTAATATTTCTGACAAAACCGGCAGTCTCACCGCCAATTTTGATATATGCCATAGGTGCACTGAATGTCTGCATAATATCTATGTTTTAGAATTGTTATCCACGAATTAAGAAGCCTGTGAAGAACAACTTGTTGATTTCATTGTTAACAACGATCTTGTAGGTTACAAACCAAGCATCTTCCTGTCTTGTAACAAGAACGTCTTTGAATGAAAGTAATAGGTTATCTTGTGCCTCATTTGCCACTCTCGATTGCAAATAAGCAACCGTCCAGTCTTTCACCGCACCGGCAGACAATGTATTGACGTTTACACCGTTTTCCTGTCCCAACAAGTCAATAGAAGCGTTTACAACCAATTCCTTGTTGATTTGAGCAACGATACGCATAAACTGAATGCTGTGGCTCTGTCCGTTTGAATTGAACAACACTTTGTTGTCCTGTAAAGTGTTTACACCTTGTAATACGACAAAGTTGTTCGTATAGTCATTGTAAACCGTCACAAGCATACCGGCATTCAAAGCCTTAGTTTTTTCCGTATCATTCAAAGTGTGCTTCAACTTGTCGATACCGATTGTCTTGTTTGTAACCGGGATATAAGGCGGTTTTCCTGCCGTTCTACCCAAAATACAACACAAGTTATACATTACTCCCCACCAGCGTGTTTTGATACCTGTAATACCGGAAGTCATACCTGCACCGCCATGTACCAACTGAACCAGCTCGCTGTTGAATCCTTTCGCCAAATCAAGTGATTTAGAGAAATTGGCGGCATCGTCATAACCTCCCACAAACAAGAAGTGGGTGTACTTAGCTTGACTATTCATATGAGCAATGTACTGTTTCTGCAATGCGGAATCAGCATTTATACCGAACTGATCCATAAGAGCAAAGCTATAGTCCAAACCTGTAATTGCTTCCATAACTTTCGCCATGTTGTCAGTATTGTAAGTTTCAGTACCGCCCTTTGCCAAGAAATAGGATTTACCAGCCAGTGCAGTAGTAACGTCACTCCCAGATACCGTTCCTTCTCCTTGTACTTTCGCGTTTTCTGTCAATACAAACAGGTTAGTAAAATTGGAATCGGATTTAGCCCATTCAAGCAAAGTTCCAATATTGTCAAATTCCGGTGACTGCAATACCAATGTAGGTGCTGCTTGATCTTCCGGCGTTTCTCCAATAGGGTAATCATCTTCTGCGTATCCTGTAAAAGAACCGACATAGAATTTCATGATCCATTTTGCCGGATCGTCTACGCCTTTCACAATGGATACACCATAACCGGTAATCAAATTACCAGCTTCGGAAAGTTTGCCATTTGCTCCCAAACCTTCATCCAGTGTCTTTACTTCAAACGTGCCACCTGTTGTAGTAGCAAAAGTAATAGTTGCAGAAGTAGTCTTAGCTGCCCTTACATACAAAAGTTGAGAGATACCTGTAGAAGCCGGGTTTGTATAATCCGGTGTAAAAAGGCCTTCTGCAATCTTCCAGAACATGCCTCCCTTTACAAAAGAACGGAACTCTGCAAGGGTGTCAAACGTATAGACAGAATCCAATCCTTGAAAGTTTTCTCCATCTATACCAGAACCACCACCCCAATTTGCACCATAAACGCCACTATCTATGACCAAAACCTTTGAATAATCTAATGTTCTGGCTGGGCTTGTTTCTCCAGATACGATCCGACTGTACGCACCCGGTAAGGTTATTTGTTTATTACCAAAAATATACGATGTAGCCATAATTTATTGATTTTCAATTTGTTATCGAATTATTAATTGATTTTATTTAAAACACATTCAAAAATTAAATCAATTAATTTGCAAAAAACTTCAAAACAATTATTTTAAGTAATTACGACAAAAATCTAATAATTAAATGTATTAATTAATTCTTACACATAAATCAAACTACCTCAAAGGTAATCATTTTTCAATCAACGAACTATCTGAACCCCACAATTTCTGATTCTACACCTGGAAGTCCGTCAATAGAAGTCGGGTCACCAAGAGCAATGCTATCCACTTGATTCACTTTCCCAAAGATGATCTTTCCGAGTAAAGACGTATCCACCAATCCCGGTACTATTTCTTCTGACGATAAATCAAGTCCGATAGAACGAATGAAAATAGGTGTCGGCATCAGATTGTTTTGCATCATAAGCTCCTTCATGGTAAATTCTATTTTAAGGAACTGTGAAGCCAAAGTATCCCAAGAGCCAAGTAGTAATGCGTACAGAATCTCTGACATCAGGATTGATTCATTCATGTTTACAGAAAAGCACATGATTTCCAATCCGTACTGTCTTGTGTCCCTGTACATAGGAACGCCACCCATAAAAGATTCTATTTTACCTATGGAATTGGCAATGCCACCTGTTTTCCCGGGTTCACGAATAATGTATGCCGGCAGCCCTGTTTTATCTTTCGGATATTCCAAAGCTACCTTTATGTTGTTCGGATTTGTTTCCTTTCTTAGAAAGATATTTTTTGCCTGCTCATAGTAGTTGAAAGAGCCGTCCTGTGTATCTCCCAACACTTTGTACAAGAAAGAATCCTTTTCATTCGTTTTACTTTCGAAGTCCGTTTGTACATATTCCAAACAGGCTTCCACTATCTTTTTTATTTTGACTATCTGTAGCATCGTTACATTGCATTTAAAAATTGATTAATCACTTTGTCTACAACAACATCTATCTTCGCTTGTTCAAGAGCTTTGTCCATAAGTTTATATGGAACAATACCGCCATTCCACCAACTATTAGGATCAGAGTTTTCACTCACCCTTCTCCATGTAAAGTAACCGCTTCTCTTTTTTTTCCCAGTAGAAGCAATATTTACTTTAGTCAAACCCTGATAAATAGGAGCTTTGTACATATAAGCCGGTTTGTTTACACCCAGCCTATTTATTGCTTGTCTCTGCCCTTTTTCAGAAAAACTTTCTGGTAAATTACCACTTCCTAATCTTCCTGTCTTCCGAACTGCGTTGTAAATTTGTTGCGACATTATAGAAGCAAACAATCCCGAATTCGCTACAGCTTTCGGCGTTGCATGTCTAAAGGGAATATCTATATACCAACCTCCATCCTGTGCAATCTTTCTTTTTGGGGAATTTCTAAAACCTTCCTTTTCGTCAAAAGGCGGCTGTCCTTCTTCTATCATCAAAGGAATAGAAGAAGCCCTGTTTGTCAACCCGAACGTAACTAACAAAGGGGATTCTCTTTCAATGAAAACTCCCCTTTTATACTCATTTCTTGTAATACGAGGTTCCCGGTTTATTAGATTTTCCCACCTAAGCTGATATTCAGTTATAACAGCATCTATAATAGAAGCACCTAAAAACGTAGATTGATCCTGTGAAAGATCAAATTCTTCCACCAGATCACTTAAATCTATGTTGATAGGTACTACCATTACTCACTAATTTTCATTTGAATATTATCATTCAAAATAACTCCCGATCCATCAAAATTAGGTTTTTCAGACACAATCAAATGTGTCCTTCTTGCCACTGCTTGAATAGGAAGTCTTGTTCTTTCCAACTGTCCCGTTTCCTTGTTTTTCTTCCAAGAAGCCCGAACTTCATGAGGAAAGTCCAATACATGAAATTCCAATTGATGCTGGTAATAAATGCTTACAACCGGATTTAAAGACATATCAGCCGTCAAAATTACGCAATAAGGGTTTGTATCACTTATCTTATAATCTGCCGGAGAAAGCTGTCTCAAAGGCTCTGTAGACGATTCAAACACATGTATGCTATAAATGCTCAATGGTTTGTAAGTCGTAAACACAAAAAAGTTCTCCCCATCCGTTCTTACAGACAAATTTTCACTAAAGTAAGAGAACTCTTTTAAAATTGTGATCCGGTCAAAATATCCTAAATTGGGTTTATCAACGTCTGTTACCGTTACGTTAATTGTTCCTATCAGTTCTTCTGACCAACGTTTGTAACTATTATCCCCGTTTATGCCGGTTATAAGAGCATGAGTGTTTGTAGGATTGATATAAAAATAACCTGTACCAAAACAATTCTGGCAATCCGCTAAAGGCGCATCCGGTGCATTACAAGGACATCTTAACGCCTTTTCCAATATCACCTCATACCCTTTCAAATAAACGGCAGAATCAAACTCTGAACGTATAAATTCAGGACTTGCATTACTCAAAGGCGGAACCGGTGTTTGTAAAATGCTCTTTGCCATGATTCATCTCCTTATAATACTAAAAACCTAAATTCATCGTACACGAGTTTTATCCGCCCTACAGTTTCCTCTATTTCTTTTTGATACTGTTTCAAGCGTGCCCCGTAACCTGCATTTTCAGCAGAAGCGGTAGAGTTAATAGATTGTCTTAATCCATCTATTTCCAAGTGCATAGAAGCTATACCGGGTAAACTGAATATCATATCTCCGGCAATATTAAGCGGGCCGAACGAAGCAAGTTTACCAACAAGATTAATCAAATCGGCAGGCATTTTATCCAAATCAAAACCGGTTATATATTGAATATCCCAATAATCTGGTATGTTTGTAAACCGCTGGAAGCCTATCTGAGTTGTCATTCCGGTAAGGATAACATCTGCGTTCGCATTGACCGAATTTGCACCGGTAGGAACAACACTCATTCTTCGTTTTCCTATCCCGTCCATATCTTTCTCACAACTAAGCCAACCTTGCGGGTAAATAATCTGCTCCATCTTATTAAGCATACCTGTAAGTGCAAGTGGAACTCTTACCGGGCAGTTAGTTTGAATGATAGGAAATTGTTGGAAATAATCTGTTCTGTAATAAGAATGTGTTTCCGATTCAACTAATTGCTTTACAAATTTGAGATTAAAATAATTCTCGATCTCTCTCTGTGCAGCACTCAAATAAGTTCTAAGTGATTCATCAGAAAAAGAAGTCCCCGTACCGGCTTGTATAGCGATACCGTACAGGTAATTGTTCCACATCTCCGCAACGGAAATGACAGAACCCGTATTTTTCTTATACTTTACTGTAAAAATCAGTTGTCCCGGCATAACTTAATGTCTTTTTTACTTTTTGGGTAACGCAATTATAGCATCAATCAGTTCGTCTTTCTGACTTTCTTCTTTGAATCTTCCGACTTTCTGTTTACTCATTCCGTTTTCAATAGCAAGTGCCTTCAAATCCTCAAAAGTCATTTTAGACATATCTTCCTTTAAAGAAGCAATTTCTTCTTCTGTTGCGCCGGCTTCTTCTTTAACCGGTTCTTCCACAGTTTCTTTCGGCTGACCACCGTTAGACAGTCTTTCAACCTCTTTTTTCCAAACGTCAATAGACTGCTCCAATTGTTCGATTTTCTTGTTCTTATCTTTGATAATACCGTTCAAACGAGCAATTTCAAACTCGTATTCTTCTTTCAGAACTTTCAGAGCTTCATCAGTATCTTTTTCAGATTCAGATTTTTCCTTTTCAAGCGTATTAGCTTCTTCTTCCAAAGCAATACCGGAGAAACCGCCATTTTTGATGTATTCCCAAGTTTCGTTCTTTACTTCGGCTTTCCCGTTTTCAAACTCCACAAGCTCATTCAAAAACTGAATGGTAGTGTTTTTATATACTGTTGATACAATCTTTTCCATACGAAATATGATTTATTGATAAATAAAATAGGGAGAGGAAGGTGTTTCAAAAACCTTTCCCTCCCTTTATAAAATTCCGAGACTAAATACGTCTTAGTTATGCACCCAAACCTTCATCACCGATATTGATAATACGGCAAATCTTAGCCGGCTGATACAAACACGGCGTACCGTAGTTCAAAATAGCGAATCTACGAGACGGTGCAGTGATAGCAAAGTCAAGTTTGCGAGTGTCACCGAACTGCAAGTATTCGTTGATCTGACTGTCGTTGTAGTAAATCAAAGCAGACTTTGTGCCTGCAATGATACGGTTACGGTCACGAACCTTTGTAGCGATAGCACCATCATATCCAGCATCCAGCATAGAAGCCGGGATAGTGAAGATAGGATAGTATTCTGTCGTGTCGGTCAAAGCAGTTACTTTCTTGGTACGATAGATAACGTAGCAAGTAGGAGCATAAGCACCACCAACCGGAGCGGTAAACTGCAAATCAACAGACTGATTAGCTGCAACTGCCAAAGCAGTATCCGTCAAATTCAAAGGAGCAGATTCACCATAACGGTTCTTAGCTGTTACCAAGTAGCCATAAGAGCCGGCATGTAATACGAAGTTGGTTTTTGCATCTTTAACAGCAAAAGACTTAGTTCCACTAGCAACAGGAATACCCGGAGCCTTCGGAGAAGAAGCTGTAGCAGAAGCCTTGATCGGACGGCGAACGTCAAAGAACTTGTCTGTTTTAACAGCAACCTTACCGAACTGCGTCATGATGTCGTTTACAGACTGTCCCATTGTTGCACCTACAACACTGTTAGACATACCAACAACAACGCGTTTTGATTCATGGAATTTCTTCACATAGTTGTTGAATACAACCGGTGCAGAAACGATACGGTCGATGTAACCGTTGTAAACGTTTACAACACGATCAGCAGCATCTTCAACCAAAGCATCAGTCAAGATACCGTTCTGTGCATCAATTACAGCCTGTGAGCCATAATAAGCATCCAAAATCTGTTCTGTGCTCATACCTTCCGTAGAACCACGGTCAGTAGCAGCTACACCCATCATGTGCTGACGGAAGATGCCATCAAACTGTTCTGCAATACAAGTAGAATCAGCATCCGTCAAGCGAGTGTCAATCAAAGTCAAAAGCAAAGTGGTCTTATTCTGTACCTCACGAGTGTACATGTTCATACCACCGGCAAGTTTAGCAAGCATAGCCGGATCAGTTACCTGTCCTGTAACGCCCATAAACTTAGAGATGATTGACTTACGGATGTATTGAGTATCTGTTTCTTCCGGTGTTTCACCTTCAAGATTGAAGATACCGATTTCTTCACCGTATTTGTACAACTGGTTGTACTGGTGAACCGTATTTTCGATTCTCTGTTTCGGCATTTCATTGTAAACAACCAACTGGTTCAAACGGTTAGCTAAAACCTTGATGTAAGCATCCAAAGATTCAACTTTCAGACCACCACCATTGTTAATCTGATCGTTATATTGCATACCGGTCTGTAAACCGGCTTCCATTGCTTTCAACACATCGGCAACATTGCCAGCACCGCCAAAAGCAGCTAAATCATTATAGTTATACAAGTCCATCTTTCTATAATCTTTATATTTATTCGATCGAATTACGTCTTACTTCTGGAACTTGATATTGTACTTTTCGTACATGAATTTTGCCAAATCCTGTCCAATGGTTTCAGCCTGACTGTCTGCCAAGAAAATCAGAGCATCATCACCAATTGACTTTTCAAGTTCTTCACCGGCATTTTCAATAGCCTTGTTGATAGCAGCCATTACCAAAGGGCGTTGTTTTGTAACAGAAAGAAGTGTCTTACCATCTTCGTCCACTTCCGGCTTCATGGATTTCTCCAAAACAGCAGAAGTCTGCACTCCCTTAAAAGAAGGTGTCTGCGCACCGAAAGATTCCAAAGACTTTTCAATATTGCCAAAACGTTCGTTCATGACTTCTGTCATGCCCTTAACAATGTTAGCAGCCAAAGAAGCACCGAAAGCCTTCATATCATCCATAGAGAAAGATTTCTCAACTTTGTCTTCTTTCTCTTTGATGTCCTCTTTCAAGTCCTTCTTGTCTTTTTTATCCTCTTTTTCGTCCTTCTTCAAATCGTCAATGTGCTTTTTGTCATTGCCGATATTCTTGTCCTCCTTCTTTTCGGATTCTTTCATATCGGCAACACTTTTCGATTTTTCAAAAGTTACATCTCCGTTCTCCACCATAATAGCGATATCTTCTGCACTGAAACCAGAATTTTCAAGTGCCTTGTATAACGGATCGTCTTTAAATTCTTTTACGTCTACCATAACATTATGTATAAAAATTATTGTCGAACTTTTTCTACGAATGTATCTAAAACACTTTTTTCAACCCTACCTTCTTGAACTGCACGATAAATCTCCCAAAAAGCATCAACATCAAAAGAATGTGATTTTTGAAAATTCACCTTGAAATTATTGTCAATCTGAACAAGTCCATTTTCTGTGCAATACTCAAAAAGAATAGTTGATTTCTGTATTTCCAACAAATCATTCACACTACCGCCCTTACTCTTTTCAATATCCAAATAAGTTTTAGTGTTGACTGGTGTCATTGTAAGGGCAATGTTTGTAATAAGGGCTTTTGTTACTCTTTTGGGATTTTTCTTATCCCGTTCCAACGCCTTACCTTCTACGCTCATACCCGGTTTTCTTGTCGAACCCGATTCTTGCATTTCAATTGCCTTGTCCCAAAAAGCACGAGCTTCCGGCGACTTTTCCCACAATTTACCTTTTACAAAAAACTTATTGTCTTTCACATAGGCTTCAATAGGCTCACCAATCCAAAAACGGCTTTTGTTAATAGGTGAACGTGTGGGCAAATGATCGAGATTAAACAAACCAGATTTCAAAAATCTATCATATATAAACCCGGACGGCTCTAAAACTTCTTCTTCATCATCTTTTGAAGAATCAGAAGCGACACCGGAAAATACCATGTTTGCGTATGGAGATTGTTGCTCTGATACCGCGCTTTTGGCTTTCTCCAAGTCCAAATCTACATATAATTTAAAACTATCAAACATTTTGATTGGTTGAAATTGAAATAAACGTATTTATAACACTCAAAAATACTGCAAAATTAGAATTAAATCACAATAACTCAATATTTTAACTTTTATTAATTATTATCGTAATTTATCTCCAAACTCCTTAATGCAATTGCAATCTATATTTAGACTGTTTGAGTGTTGCAAGAAAATCATCAATCCAGCTTACCTCGCCAATGTATTCATCCTTTTCAGCAAGTTCTTTTCTGAACTCAATCGTTTTGTCGAATATCATTTGGCAAATAGCAACCGGATCATCCTCTTTCACTTCATCCCCTTGGATTTCCCCGTCTTTGAATCGTCCGAATCCCGATTGCCCGGCTTCCGCAATCTTATCCTCAAATTCTGAAACTTCTTCTGAAAGTTCATCGAGATAGACATGCTTGGAATTATCTTCCTCACCCCAATGAATATTTTTAAGACGTGTTTTAGTTCCTTCCAGAAAATTGAGATAAGTGTTGAAAATACTCTTATCGGTCTTTTTGGACTTTTCGATTTCTTCGGTATTTCCATTTTCAACAGACAATTCATCTTCTGTCGATTTTCGGATGTTTTCTGTTTTGGTAGTGCCTTCAATGCGAAACTTACCATTCCATTTCCATTCTTGTTCCCCATTTTCTTCTGTCTTAATAACAATAGAAAAAGGTTTACCAAGACAAGTTACCTTTTGAAGTATGCCTAAAAAATCAGCAAACTTATCTCCTTTTCCACCATCATTATCAGAGAAATTCATATGAAACTCACCGTAAGTGTATTTGTTCGGCTCTTCTACCACTTCGACTTCTTTTTCTTCATAGATAGTTCTCTTGAAAGTAATAGCCTTTTCAATACCTTCGCCTACACCATCCTCTGTACGAACAATATTTTTGGTTTCACCATCCAAAGATTCACGCTGCAATACATGTACGTCTGCTGTATCCATAGTTTTTTCTACTTTCCAGTCTTCCGGCAATTCGTCTTCCAGATTAAGCTCCTTTGCCCGTTTCTTGATCCATTTCTTTACTTCTTCTTTCGACATAGAAGAACTACCGGACAAACGAATAGCATCTTTCAAATCCTGCCGATTGCGAATAGGATATTTGCCATTGGGCATTGCTTCACCTTTCTTTGCCAAATCCTTTCTTTCTTCATGCGTAAAAGAAGTTTTGTTTGCCGACTTTTCAAGTTTTTCAGGATTCTTTTCACAATAGGAGGTGAATACATTCTTTGAAATTTTGCCCTCTTTGAAAAATTTCATTACCAACTGAAACTCATCCTGTACCTCAATACCAAGAATACGTTTGATATTATCTTTCATATCAAAGATAAAATTATATTGGTCAAGTTCAGTGTGAGGATTGATCCATTCACTACCTGTTTCTTCTTCTCCGTCCACAAGAATGTTGACAGGAGCATCAGGATCAACAAAGCACATGAAATAGTGAATTTCAATACCTTTTCTCTTTGGAATGTATTTACCGACCGGCATCAAAAGTTCTTCCGACATATCAATACCTGTTTCCTCAAACAGTTCTCTTTTTGCAGCTTGCAAGAAAGTTTCTCCCGGGTCAACATGTCCACCCGGAATACACCAATCATTTGAAACCGCGCCCTTTTCTCCCACACGATTCAAAATAAGAAGTTTGTCTCCTCTAAAAACAAGCACGTCCGCAAACTGAACTTTCCCTTGCTTCGCCTTAAACAAATCAAAGTAAACAGATTTCTTGATCAAGCCCTGTCTCCATAACTCACGACAGCTTTCAAGTTGACGAATGTCTTTTGCCATTTCAGCAAATTCTTCATCATTTTCCAACTTTGCAATGGATTTATGGATAGAATTTCTTCTCTTGTACACATCCATCAAATCCTTAGACTGTTGCTTTAAAAACTCATTAAAACAACTTTCTGCCTTTGCAACTGCATCAGCATCTTCACTTCCTTTCAGTTCATCGTACTGCGACTTCTGAATGGAATAGATTTCACCAAGGGAGCTTATCTCTTGGCTTACCTCTTTTCCTTTTTTAAGAAGTCTTTTATATTCAGCTATTTTTTCATTTTGCGTCTGCAATCCGAGCAACGCTTTCAAGTTTAAACCCATATCAGAAATTATTTTGTTTTGTCTTTACAAATTGTCGCATCCGGCACACAGACATTGTCTGCAAAATAAAAGTCCGGTTTATCAAGTTCAAAGGTATAGAAATATTGCGAAACATTTGCAATAGGTATCTGTATAATGTTGGTTACTTTACCTTTACATCCATTTTTAAGTATAAGAACATCACCCGGTTTTATCTTATCTACTCTTTTTGTTTTATTATGGCACAAAACATAAGAGCCATCTACCACTCTATGCAAGGCATCTTCTCGATACCCCTTTTCAAGAGTTTCATCTTCCGTAACGTAGCATATATCAAAAATGCGCGGAACAGAAGATAATTCAAACTGTATAACCTTTGTTACCCTTCTGTAACCGGTAACAGTTTTTATCACATTCCCTACTTGAATGTCCTTTATCCATTTGGAGCTATCCACTGTAGGGATATTGATATAACCAGAGTTGAAAATTGTCCTTGTTTTCATTACACTTCGAAATATTTTGTACCTACTGTAATTTTCACTTTTGACTTCCTTTGAACGCGATCCTTTTCTTCCACTTTTTTAGGTTCAAAAGATTGTGTTTTATCGTCCCATTCATAGCCCTCTGGAATGTAACGGAGATTACATCTGCAATTTGGATGCAAAACGTAAAGTGTTGGTTTCCAGTCCTTTGACTTCTTTCCTATATTCGTTCCATTGGCAATAAGTTCAGACAAATCAAATATAACAGGTTTAGAGTCTATGCCATTTGTTGTGTAAGCATTCACGCAAAACCGGCAACCGCCAGGATATACAACCTTATACACCTTAGCATGGATGCCATGTTCCTTCATTATCATTTGAGCCGTACCTATCTGAAAAATATTCTCCATTTCGGTAGCAACTATACGTCCCCAGTCACGATTCCATTCGTCCAATCTATGTCCAAGCGCACTTACTATAGACTGAACGGATTTCCTTTTTAGAACCCCTTCTGAAAGTTCTTCTTTAATAGCTGTTTCAACTTCCCTTTCTCGCTCCGCAACAGCTATTTTCATTTCTTCTTCCGATATGGTGGAAGAAAGAGAATCCTTTATTTTGTTTCCCATTCCTTTTATATAGGAATAAGAGCGCATAGCAGACGCATTATATTCTGCCTTTTCTCTTGCTGTCAATTGCGGGTATTGTTCTTTCTCGACATATTGTCTCAAATCATCAAAATTAAGCGAAGAAAGCTGTGCAGGGGAAAGTATGGCTGCTAACCGTCCAAATATGAATGCTTGCCAGTAAGGTGGTATTTTAAGGATTTCTGTCTTTAAGTCAAAATCGAACCTTTTAAGTACATCTATGTCGTCTGGGGAGAGATAATCTTTTCCCAATACATCGGCAATCACTCGTGCAATACGATAATCAACAATGAAAAACAACTGCTGTATTTCTTCCGGTGTGAATAACATAGACCTACTTTGATTTTTGACTAACCATTTTCTTCGTCAAGTCCATTAACATATTGTTTATCTGTGTCGAGAAAATGACCTGCGCCATCCCTTCATAACCTTCTTGTACTTTAGGATAACGCATAGGGTCAACATGATGATGTATATTTGACACCAACGGCATTTTCTCGACTTTTATGTTCTTTACATATCGAACGTTCACGATTCCCCCCAGTTCTTCTCAATGTAAGACATAGCAGCATCCATGATAGGATTCGAACTGAAAGATTTTTGTGTATCTTCCTTTTCTTCCGAAGCTATCTGACGATCCACTTCTTCATTCATCGCTTCTCCACCATACATAGCTTGCTGCATCTGATATTGTTTTTGAAGCTGGTAGGATTGATTCAAAATGGTATCAGTTTCTGGGTTGAATTTACGTCCAGAGTATTTTTCAAAAATATCTTCCAGACAAACCATACCGTTTTGAATTTTCTTAGCATCAATCTCAACCTGTCTTCCTTCATCTTCCGCATCTATACCTGTAAAGACAAACTCAAAATCTTCATCCAGTTCTGATACAAGATAATAATTGATCACCTCTTGTAAGAACACAAGAATAGGTTTTAGTCCTTTGTCTTTTGAATGTTGTAAACGTTCCTTTTGTCCAGCTTGTCCAAAGATATTTGTCTGATCTTTGAATTGGAATCCAAGCTCTGACGGATCAATACGATAAACAGCACAAGTCATAACAAGTAGGAATTTTACCCACTCACTAAACTCCATATCACGGTTAGTGTTTTTGGATAAATCAACCCATTGAAGGTCTAACCCATTGATAATAGGCGTTCTATGAGAATTTTGAACCCCCACCATCGTCTGCTGCCATGCCTGTCTGAACTCACTTAAAGAAGCCTGCGATATGTTCGGATTCTTAACATTGATAATTCCTTTAGGATTAGACCCTTTAGAAAAATACAGGCCGTTGTATTCAAACCCCCACAAAATCCATGTCATAACGCTTGACAGTGTTTCCAGTTCAGATGTTCCGTACCCGTTTTTATATATGTTGGTGGATTTGTTACGGATACCAATACCCAGCTCCCAAGGGTAAAAGATAACACTTTCATGCGTAACAGGATGCTGCATGATCTGACCTTGCCAGCACATACAATATTTTGGTAAATAGCCTTTGAACCGATACTGCTCAAATTCTTCCCGGAACTTCGGATCGATACTATCAAGAAAACGTATCAAAGAAGCGTCTACAGCACGATAACGTGCCAGATTCCATGATCTATCCCTTACTATTTCAAATGCAAGCTGATCAAGAGTAAGGCTATCAAACACAACTTTTCTCCCAAAGTCTTGGAATGTATCAAATGATTCCCATTTGTCGTGAAAACCGCCTTCTTCCAAAAACTTTCTGATATAGCTAATTTTAATCTGATCTTCTCTTGAGCGTTCTGCACTTACCTTCTCAAAAGGATTCCTTTTCCTTCTAATAGTGTATCCTTCTTTCTGTTCATCCGTACTGAAATGGAGAAAGTTCTGAACCTGTTCGACACGGGTATTGACAACAGCCCGAACAACAAAGATGTCCCCCATTCTCCGAAGCACTTCGAACGGCATAGAACCGTAAAAGTTAGGATCTTTGTAACCCCTTCCCATATCGCTTGCTTCGTCCGGGTTGAAGAACACAGCCTTTACATCGTCCTGTCTTTGGTTGATGTTCCCCATGTAAAGATTAGCTTTCACCAAATCCCCCAAGTTGTCAGACCGGGACATCTGTTGTAATTTAGATTGAAGTACAGTAGGAAGAGTTTTTTGCAATCCTACAATATCTTCCAAAGAAAGGCTGGTCAGACCCTTTAACAGGTCTGACTTTCCTTGATTTTTATTTTTGTCTCTTTTCCTACTCACGTCAATAAAAAATTAGGCGGAAGTTCCTGCTGCCTGTGACAACGTAATTGTTATTTGCTTTGTTCCTTCCGATTGTTTTACAACTGCCGACCCTTCTCTCACTGCACCGGTATTGGCTGCCGCCACAACAGAATATTCCGTTGTTCCTTTGGAAAACCCTGTACCGGAAACTGTCGTTGTATAATTCACAGCCACAGGGCTACCACTATTCTTTCCATTTACTGTTTTTTGTTTTGTAGAAGAAATGGAAAGCGTTTTTGTTTCACCCGTAGCAGCAAATTCCACCCTTGAAGGATTAGAAGACAAATTATAAACATAAGCAACAGTTGCCTTTAGCTGGCTTAAATTAATCGTAATTGATTTTGCTTCCGACCCTTCCTGTGTCACAACAAGAGTCCCTGCTCTTCCGGTAGTCTCATTTGTATTTTCAGTAACAGAAACGGTATAGTTTGCTCCCGATTGAGTTTTCAAAGAAAAACCCGTACCAGTTACTTTTCCTGTAGTGTTTACAGTTGTAGGAGCACCACTGTTCTTACCGTTCAGCTTCTTTTGTCTGGTAGAAGTGATTGTGACTACTTGATCTTCTGCTGTTGCTGCAAAAGTAAGAGTTGTCTTGTTAGCTGAAATAGCGTTTTCATAAGTGATAACGGATGCAGCTTGACTTAAAGAAATGGTTGCTGTTTTTCCACTCTCATCCTGAATGATTGTAGCTGTACCAGTTCTTTGTTTATCGGTAGGATTTTCTGTAGCAGAAATTTGACTTATCCCTGCGTTACCGGAAAACCCTGTACCGGAAATTTTAATCTGAATGGCAACGGCTATAGGTTCTCCATAAGGCGCACCCTCACGATATTCCTGTTTGCTGGAAGTAACGACAAAATTCTTGCTTTCTCCCGTATTGACAAAAGAAAGTGATTTTGTCTGCAATGCAAACGTGTATTCTGTCCTGTCGAGAACATTCACATAAACTATTTTTTCTTCTTCCAGTCCTTCGGGATAGCCAATAAGACCCAATCCATTAGCAAGACACCATTCTTTGAACTTACCAATATTATAGGTGACACCGGCATCAATTACAATACCAAGAGATTTATAATACTCGATATCACCTACCGTATTTTCAGTCACAAAGACATTCATCTGACTGTCAATACCATCAGTTATGACAGTCATTTGCTTGCTTAAATCCTTTGTTGTAAAAAGAAGTCTTAACATAGCTTCTAAAATTAATGAGCCACTACTTCGAACTTCTGAACACCATCATCAGACATAATAACAAGGTTCAAATCTTCCTTTTGGGACAAACCAAGATCAGCCAAAGAAAATTCCATAGGTGTACGTCCGTTTACTTTTGAAATAAGCACTTTCTTGTTATCTCTAATTGTTCCATAACGTCCCACAGAATCCCTTAACTTTACTGTATTGGGAAAATAAATCTCCACTTCTTTTTCAGCCGGAACAGTCGTAGCAATTTCTAAGATACAAACATTGTAACTATTCCAAGAAGCCTTTACGGAAACAATTTCGTTCAATCCCTGCGGTTCAATCGTCAATGTAAGAGCATTATTTTCGGCAAATTCTACCAATTCTTCATGCTGTACACTTTCACCGACTTTCCATTTCCAACCCAAAGCAAGAAAAGCATCACTTCCAGCTTTTTCATCTTCTGTAGCATTAGCAGAACCCGGAGTTACAACACCACGAGGTGATTCTGTGATAAACACTCTTTTTTGTTCACAAGAACCATCTGTGACAACCACTACATCAATTCCCTTATCTGTATTAACAAATCTATATAGTCTCATATCTCAAAAAATTTTAGTTTCTATACTTCTAAATAGAAGGAGGGTTATTTCTTTCCTTCATTTTCAAAAATCCGTTCTCGTCAAAGTCCCTTAAATATTTTTTAATCCATGAAGGTACAAGATTGGGATTTATCTTACCTGAATTTTCCACAATAGAAACAGCCTCTCTTACAATAAGAGTTGTACACATCAAAGACCGAAACCAAGTGAATGTTTCTGTAGATTGCCCATTGATTGTATATCCACCCAATACATGTGTTACAATCAGCAAGCAAGCATATACAAAAAGTTTAGTAAAAATCATTCCAATTCCTTTAGAAGAAAAATCCTTCTGTTTCAAATGGAATACCCAACTAACAAGTGTATCTACTACAATTAAAACTACAAGGAATTTCAAAAACTCCCAATCTTTGAATATGTATTTTTCTATTAAATCCACAATAGGAGAAAGGGGAATAGCGACAAGCAATGGATAACAGAAGCTACTCAAATAAGCCTTTAAATAATGTACTCTTTGTTTTCTTCCCATCACTCAATAAGGCTTACTCTTTCTTGTCAGTTTTATCGGATTCTGATTTCTTCTTATATTCGGTATCTTTTTTATAAGGCATTCCCACAATTCCTTTTCGGCGGTTTGCTGGAGTGTCTTTATAGAAACCCAATTTGTTTTTTGCAGGAAGTCCGGTTGCTCCGGCTTTTTCGATTGTTTCTTGGTCGGCATCCTTCCACTCAATCTGTGGTTCTCTATAATATACAACAGATTTGTTGAAGTTTTCGTCAACCACAACAACACGATTCAGAGACACAAAGTCTATAGCTCCATGTTCCCTTTCAGTAGGATCAATACTTTTCACAACGTCAGAAGCAAAGTCTCTGACTTGCTCTAATGAATAAACCTCCCAGTTATTCTTTTCTGCAAGGTCTTTAAATTCATTTATAGGATATTCTCTAATCATTTTGTGCACAATTTAATTAGGTGAAATTCAACACACAAATGTAACTAAAATTTCCTATATCGAACAATTTTCAAAAAATAAAAAACTCTTAGCAAGCACTTTCCTTGTTGGGGTGGCAACCATACTAATACTTGCTAAGAGTGCCGTTCTCGCTCCACCCAGCGATCGAAGGTAACGGCTTAGCCTTTTAAGGTAGGAAGAAATTAAACTGAATTTTTGATTGTTCCTATGCGCGAAGAGCAATGTTACTTCAAAAGAAGCCTTTCTCACGGGAAGCTAATTATCCCACGACATCCTATAGGAAGACTTACCGCCCATTCGGGACTTACTTTATCGTTTTATACTTCTATAGGGGAGCCGGCATCCTCAAACTCCGTTGGTCGCTCCAATCATTTCAATCTAACACTTCCAAAGTGGGGATTTTAATGTTGTTCCCCTCAACATCACATAGCCTTCAAAAAAGAAGGAAGGAAGCTATCGCGAATCACTTCCCAACTTCAACTTTTTAAGCTTCTCATCTCGACTGCAAACATACAACTTTTATATTCAATAATTGCAATTTTTGATGTTAAATATCCTTAATGTCTATCCCACATGCAGAAGCTATCAGTAGGGACACTTCACGTTCCTTTTCCGGCATCTTCTGGATAGAAGCCTTATATCCTTCCGGATTGCCGTTATAACTCTCTATAATCGCCTTCTTTTGCTCTTCTGAAACGTTATAGAAAGCCAATACTGCTTTCTTTGCTTCTTCTGATAGATTGTTTCTATCCTTGATAGATAATACTTTCTTTTCCATATTATCTATGAGTTTTCTTGTTCTTATTTTTCTTTCTCCGCTTAACAATATCCTTTTTCTTATATCCCTTCTTAGTAGAAGAATGAAAATTAAGCATTTCACCTAAAGTATCATATCCACTCATCATAACCATCTTCACAAAAAATATCCTTATCCTCTCCAATCGTCTCACAAAGATTTTTGTAATTAGCTATTCCACAAAATCCGCGTTTTTGTTTATCTTGATTCTCACAAACAAAATATTCGTCTATGTTGATCCCCACTATACATAAATCTATCAAAAACTCTTCTATCTCTATAATAGGTTGACCTTCCATATGCTTCTTATAAAACTCCTTAGGATTTTCAATAAACATATCTTTAAGTAAGATATTATCACAAATCCTTTGAGCAGGGTCTTCATCTAAAAGCAATTCTGTTTGCTCAAGAAATTCCGCCTTATACTTTGCAGCTTCCTTTATACTTTCAAAAGTATGGATAGTTCCATTAACTTCAATCAAAATCTTTTCCATGACTAAGCTATATTTTTTGAAATAATTCTCTTATAATTACCATAAGTAGTAGCATAGAATAGACCAACATTAGATTTTTGGCAAGATTCAGTTCCATAGAAAGACTTCTCTTTGCACACCTTCTCTTTCTTTTTATCAGCATCTTCTTTAACAGAAGCACGTTTCTTTCTCCAATATTCGGATGCGATAGGAGAAGGAACGTATTTCTTTTCTTTTTTAGACTTCCCAAAAATAAAATCATGGAAATATTTCTTCAAAAGTTCCCGCTTCTTTCTACATTTCATGGTTTTAGAAAGACAGGAACAGCTTTCTCTTATTATCCTTCCCAAAGAAACTGTCCTATCATACTCTTTGTTACCTTCATTTGAAGAATTTTCTTGATATGCCTTGTTTCTTCTTTTTTTACGAGACAATTTACACATCTCTTTATATTCTTCTTTAGTATATTCTTTTCGTAAGACAGAACGTCCAGAATGACGTATAAACAAACGTATCTTTCTCAATATAATAGCGTTCCATTCCCGGAATGGAGGAAGATTGATTTGAAAATTCCAACTTCTTGGGTCTTTTCTGGCAAGTTTTTCTTCTGGAGTGGGTTCTCTAAAGAAATCTTTACCGAAATAATAAGATAGTTTTTTTAAAGTATAACGAACTTGATCAACTGTCCATCCCAAATCATAAGCCATAGTTGCATGAGAAATATATAAACAAGGTTTCCATTTAATAGTGGAATCTTTTTTGTAAGCCTGTGTCCAAACAAAATTTATAATATTTCTTTTGTTTTCAAGATAAACAAGCATGGTTCGTTCAGGAACACCAAGTCTTAACTCGCTATCTACAAGATTTTGAGTAAATTTAAAAGATTCAATAGAAGAAAGAATGTATTTTGGAAGGTTAAACATTCTGCGATAGTGAGACCTTTTAGTTATCACAAAACGCCAAGTTTTTGCCCCATCTTCCTTTACAGAAACAACCTCAACGTAGGCTAACTTTTCTTCTAAAAGCCTTACAGCTACCTTACGAGAAATATCACCAAAAACTTTACGAACAAAGTTCAACAACTCTTCTTTCGAAGAGAAAGATAGCTTTTCCAAATTGTGATGATTTTCTTCTTCACGGAAAGTTTTCACTTTAGCATTAATGCTATCGTCATCGTAGCCACTTTTTTTTAATCTTGCTACAAGAGATTTTTTTCTTTTTTCAAAAGCAGCCTTTTCTAAATCTGATCGTAATATGAATGATGTTATGTCCATTTTAAAAAAACTGTTTAATGATTAATTTATCGAGCTTAAAACGCCATATCTTATATGACGATACAAAAGTAACGAATAAAATTAAAGACACAAAAAAAAGCACGTAAAAATATACGTGCTTTTTTGTCAATGTTTTGGTATTACGATTTACCAAAACGGTAAAACAGTTTTTTTGTACACCACAAAGATACAGCAAAATTTGACAGATACAAAAAAAAACGAGAAAAATTTTACGAAACCAACATACAGACACCCGTTCGCACGTCTCGCCACTGTCTCGCGTGCGCCCGTAGGGTTTCCTCCCCACCCTCCATCCCTAAGTCTTGTTTTTCGATTTTTCCATTCAAGCGCGTATGCGCGCGTTTTTCTTTCCCTCTTTTCTTTAATAGGAGTAATCCTATTTTGTCCTATTTCTCCTTTACTTCTCTTTTCTTAATAGGATTACTCCTACTAAAAAGGAATCTTTGAAAGTAATCGTCCTAAGAAAGGAAATAGAAGGCAATTCCTATTGCCGAAATTGCCTTTCGGGGACTATAATTATAAGAAAACTTTATGTTTTCTATATAATATATATAATTACTACAGAATGTTGGGGAAAAGGGAAAATGTAATTTTCCTTTGACCAAATGATGTTTTTAAGAACGAAGTTTACGAGTTTTGAAAAACAGAATGCAGTGTCCTTGTCCCCCAACATAGCCCCCTTTGGGAGGTCGAAAGGGGGTTGGGGGGATTGGGTGGGGAAACATGAACAAGTATTGTTCATGTATACATGTATAACGATTATATAAGAGTTTATCTAATCCACTATAAAAGAAATTGAGGTCATAAACATATATTATCATAGATAAAGAAAATGGGTAGCAAATCAAATGACTGCTACCCACTCATCGAATAGTAAAATAAGAATTTGAAAAAACTGTTGAGGCTTTGGTAAAGATTATGATTTTAACACATTATATCTGCTTTTGAAGATTTGGGTAGGAAGGTATTTCACAATAGTTCCTACCCTTTTTTATGATCAGAACTTAATTTATACATATACTATGATTAAAATTCTTGGTCTTTTGTTTCGTTTTCTACTCTTTTGTCCAAAGGTAGTAAAGATTTCACAAAAGATTCATCGAATTTTATAATTCCTTTTTCTTTTTGTTCTTCTATGTATCGTATCTTTTCTTCATCTGTTACTTCCACAAGACCGGGAAAAGGATTTTGATCCCTGCCATATTCTCTTCTCATTCGTCTGGCAGCACTCCAACTTGGGTTACGTAAAATGCCATCACCTATTCTTAATAGGAGTCTCTTTCCTGGAGTGAACCCTACCATCAATAAATCTTCATTTGATCTGTTTTGCTCTTTGGGAATGACTTCTACATTCATACTTCGCAGAAAGAAGTTTGACAAGAACGCTTTCATTACATCTCCATCCCATTCGTAATATAAGTACAAAAGCCTTCTTCTTTTGCTTATAAAATATTTCACTTTCCTTTCCATATTCCTATTTCTTTTTCTGTTTGTTCATGTCGTAATAGTTGGTAAAAATGAGATCAAGCCCAATCGTTCCGTTTTGTTTCAATTCAACTACACTAAATCCACCGTCCCAAAAGAAAGCAACAGTCTTGTAATCTGGTTTGTCTATATTTTCGACCATCCCTTCTTTCTTTAATCCTTTCTTCTCTTTCAGATAATCCAGAATTCCGTCCATAAAGGTTTCCATATCTTTCATATCGTAAATATCGAACTTTGTTTTGAGGCTTATAGAAGGAACTACGCCTAATTTTTCGTCAAAAACCTCATTCACATTTATCTGATAACCGGTATTGAGTTTATATTCTACGGATTTTTCATCAGAATCCAAAGCAATTCTTTCGCCGTAACATTCTTTTGGAATGAGTTTATCGGCTTCTTCAACTAAAAAATCTTTAGAAGAAGCATCCAATATTTTAAATTGGATATCCATGAGTTGATAGGTGTTCAATTCTTTGGGAGTTTCTTGCTCTTTAGAAATTTCTGATTCTTTAGAGGCTTCCTGTTTGCATCCACACATCGAAATAAGTGCAAATAATACACTGATAAATATTACTCTTTTCATGCTATTTTGTTGTTTTTAATGATTTCACGTTTGATGTTGTTGTTTGTGTCCTCGGCCAGAGGAACTGCTATCAGGATTGAAAAAATCCAAAATCCTGTAAACCAAAGTAGGTGTTCGACACAGTTTACCAGATCGACCTTAAATAAGGTGATTGCAGCTCCTAAAAGATTGTATAGGGTACAGATGGTCAGGATGGATGCGATAATGGGTTTACCGGTGTAATAAAGCCCAAACCCTCCCCACATACAGGTCATAATAAAAGCCCTAAACAGCTTTTTCTTTCTCGCTTCATAAAGCAACGCTTGTCTTTCCGTCATCTTTACTTCCATATCTTCTATTAGTTTTTGATTGTATAATTGATCTTTGTGTTTTCTTCTGTACAAGATTGTGTCCAGAGTGAAGGGATTTCTATTTCCGTTTCATCTTCTGTCATCATTAAATCTGCTTCAGATTCTTTACCAGCAACGAAAAACGTTCCACTTTCTGTAAAGGTAAATTTTTCATAATCATCTTTACCGAAAAATACTTTTGCCAAAATAGGATAGTTGTTGTTGCTCAGATTTTCAAAAGAAATGATTTCCACTCTCCTACCATTTCTTGTGCAGACGGGTTTGCCTACTTTTGCTTCTTCTAAATTGAAAGGTTTCATGATTGTTATTTTTATTGTTGTTACTTGATTGTGCTGCAAAAGTAATATCGTTTTTGTACAAAATGCAGTCTATGGAGTTAAATTACTTTAAAATGTAACATTTTAGTGTTACACTCTTGTTAATGGAAACAAAAACTCCCGTCCCTCAATGAAGAAGAACGGGAGAAAAAGCATGAAAGAATTTGTTTGTCTAAGCAAGCGATTGGACTAACTTCAAGTAACATGACAAAGTTAGGAATTTGACGGGTGATTCCAACGAATTTTCATCAAATTCATAGTCATTCAACCATTTTTCTAATGCTTTTATGTCGATATATTGCCACTTTTCTTGTTTTAGACACTCTGCAAGTGCAGGAAAAGCATATTCTTTATCCTCATTGAACTTTTTGCACACTCTTTTGAGGTAACTTTTCCTACCGGCATACCAAGCATCACCAGCAGATGACATACAATAATAGGAATTGTCCTTTCTTTTCACCCCAAATCGTGTCATAATAGGGAAATATACCCTATCAGCAAGGAAAACAAAAGGAATGTACCAGACGCCGTACAAAAAGGTCATAAATCCGTTCAATTTCGCTTCCGGTATGAATTTTTTGAGGGTTTTTCTGAATCCGTAAGCAAAATACCAGTTGTTAGCACCTCTTTTTACTTTGATTGTGTATTTCAAATGAATGTTCCTATCCTCTACTCTGTTCCAAGGTTTCAGCTTTTCTGTATTCATGGATGGAAGGTAAGTCCAAAAATGCTTTAGCGCACTGAAATAGGGATTGTAAATGGTGTGTCCATGATCGGAAACATAGGAAAGAATATCATGCAGTATTTCTTTTGCCAGATTTCCTATTTCTTGTCCTTTAAAAACGTCTATTAAAAGAGAAAGAGAGGGCAACAAGTTCCAAATCTGATCTTGTGATACGAAAGGGGAAAAGCATGGATTTTCGTTTTCAAGTTCAATCCCATTGGAATAACCGCTTTCTATTTTTATGGCATCAAAAAGACCACAGGAAGAGGATGAAATATCGTCTCGAAGGAAAAACCCTTTTTCGCGTACAAAATACACTTTTGGATTCTTCATCTTTTCATCCTCGTAGGCACTCGTTGACAACCTCTGGAGGGATTTCAAGCACCAGAGTATTTTGTTGTTGCAAGTCTTGTCTCCCAGTAACGATTCCATCAAAAGGTAGTGAAGGTATTCCGCCATGTTGATAGTTCCATCACCCCAATATAGGATTTTTAGTCCTGTGTTCGGACTTTTCACTCTTTTGCTGGCAGGGATATTCGTTCCTCTGCAAGTAGTTTCTTCTGTAGCGACAATAAAGTCTTTAAAGAAGATGTCTTTTAGCTTTGAATATTTTTCTTCGATTGTCATAAGCTGTATATATTCAATGTAGGTGATTTATAAAAATGGCGCGGAAGTTCTTGCCCACCGCGCCCAAAACACAAAGTATGAAGAAGATTATGCTGCTTTCTTTTTAGTGAATAATCCAAACAACCATTCAATAAGTCCAGTGTCCCAAAATCCGTTACTGGCTAATCCGGCTCCAAACCCCCATAATAATGCTTGCCACCAATCCAATCCTTCAAACATACCCAAATGGAAACCCCAAGCGAACATACCAAGTCCGATGCCGATTACCCAAGAGATAATTCTTTGAACCCATTCTGACGGTTCTGTTTTGAATAGTTTCTTGATGAACTCCGTTACAACTGTTGTAACACCTACCACACCTGCGAATGTTGCAAAATTAGCCGCATAGTCAACTGTTTCTTCCGGCAACTCTCCTTGTGCAAAAACGCAAGCAATGCAGGAGAACAAAAAAGTCAATGTCAATAAAATTCTGTTCATGATGATATTTATTTTGAGTTAATTAACTGTGTCAAAGATAGAAGAAAAGGTGCACTTTCACAAGCACACCTTTCAATCATTTACTGTTTATCGCCAATGATAAAGTATCAAATCATTCAATTGTTAATTTCTTTTCACTCCCAACTTAGCTCTATAAGCCTGTCGAAGATTTTCTACTACGATTTCCAAAGCATTTACATTCATGCTTTCGATGATTTTCACTCCCGGCACGTTTGTTCTCCAGATAGCGTTTCCGTTGTCATCAATAGTCTGTTCTATTGTTGCGTCTGGGTAAATTTTTTGCAGTTTTGTTTTAGCTGCTTCCAGCCTTTCTTGATATGTTGCCATAGCTATACTTTTTGTTTTCAAAAGTAAGTCCTCTCCTATTCAAAAACAAATACTTTAACAAATGTTAATAGTGTTGTAACATTATACTGTTACATATATTTTTGCATCGACATGAAAAAAGGTAGGAAAACAGAAAGCAGATTAGTTAAGTCGGTGATGATATACCTTGCAATAGATGGATTGGCAAAGATATGTGTATCTGACAACGAGATAATCATTGTTCCTATCGCAGTCATTTTAGTTGGTGTAATTTTTACACTAAAAGTTTTTGACTGAATTTCGATAAAAATGTAACATTAAAGTGTTACATTTGCGGCAGAATAAAGAAAACGATTTTAAACTTAATGCAGAAAAATGAATTAAAAATCAAAGAGATCATGCAAGAAAAAGGTATTTCTGTGACCCAGATGTCAAAAAAATTAGGAGTAACAAGACAGTCTCTTTATAGATGTCTGAATGGAAATCCTACCATGAATCGGTTAAAAGAAATAGCTGATATTCTTGATGTTTCTCCAAAAGACTTATTTGGCGATGAGAAGAAGGATTGATTTTTTGATAGTAACAAACAAAATAAAAACGAAAAGTATGGAAACGAAACTTAAAAAAGGCGACATTGTGCGGATCAAAAGTCTTGATTGGTACAACAATAACAAAGACGAAAAAGGGAATGTAACAGTGACCGGTTACAGTTGCTCATTCACAAAGGTATTAAGTGAACTTTGTGGAAAATGCTTAGTTATTGAAAAAGTAGAGGATACAGGAGGTATCTATTTAAACGATATTCCTTATATATTTTACGAATGGATGCTTGAACCGGGAAAATACGAATTAAAATCTTTGGATATAACCAAAAATTCTGTTGCAACCAACAATCCTTTTATTTTCAATGCTGCAAAGAAGCCTGTTTCTGTTTGTGGTGTAATTTCAATACCTTTATATATTGCGGTAAAGATTCAAGAAACACCAAAATTCCAGCCTTTTCAAAAAGTGCTTGTAAAGGATTGTGAAGAAGGAATATTTGGCGTTTGGCATTGTGATTTGTTTTCTCACATTTCAAAAGAAGGCAAATATTTCACTATTTCCGGTGAGTGGGAGAACTGTATTCCATTTGAAGGAAACGAACATTTGGTGGGAACGAAAGACGATCCTAAAGAATAATGGTAACTATATACCAGTTTTCGTAATTATGTTTTAAAGCATAAAGTAAATAGAATCCATTTTACTTTAATTTTGTATGTTTGCACTATGATTAAATCGTTCAAATATAGATTGAATCCTACCAAAAGTCAAATCGTTCAAATGGAAAAGACTTTTGGCTGTTGTCGTTATATCTATAATTGGGCACTTGATCTAAAAATAAAAGCATACCAAGAAAGTAAAAAGTCTCTATCTGCTGTTGATTTATGTAAAGAGCTTACTTTGTTAAAGCAAAAAGAAGATCATCTTTGGCTTAAAGAAGTCTCAAACGAATCTTTACAGCAATCTATAAGATGTTTGGATTCTGCTTTTACGAAATTTTTTAGAGAGCACGCTAGCTTTCCAAAATTCAAATCTAAGCATCGTGACAAGTCAACTTTTAAAAATATCAACTCTGTTAAGATTGATTTTGAAAACAATAAAATCAAAATTCCGATTTTAGGCTGGGTAAAGTTTTACAAAAACCGTTCTTTTGAAGGGAAAATAGGAACAATAACAGTTTCAAAATCTTCTACTGGTAAATATTATGTAAGTGTATTAGTAGAAGATGGAAATTCTTTACCCGAAAAGAATCCTATTGTGCCTTCGACTTCTGTCGGAATAGATGTTGGTCTAAAAGATTTTGCTGTTTTATCAAATGGACAAGTTTTTCAAAATCCAAAATATCTTGAAAAATTTTCTAAAAGATTAGCTTGTTTGCAAAGAAGGCTTTCAAGAAAAAAGAAAGGGAGTAACAGATACAAAAAGGCAAAATTGACTGTTGCTATCTGTCATGAAAGAATAAAAAACCGTAGACAAGATTTTCTGCATAAAGTTTCTAAAAGAATAATAAGTGAGAACCAAACTGTTATTATTGAAGATTTGAATGTAGAAGGAATGTTGAAAAATCATTGTCTTGCAAAAGGTATTTCTTCTGTTGCTTGGAATGAATTTTTTAGAATGCTACAATATAAAGCAGAATGGAACGGAGTAAATCTTATTAGAATAGGAAGATTTGAACCTTCTTCAAAAATGTGTTCTTGTGGACATATCAATAAAGATTTAAAACTTTCAGATAGAAAGTGGATATGTCCTTGTTGTGGCTCTGAAAATGATAGAGATTTGCTTGCAGTACAAAACATTAAAAAATTTGGCTTAGAAAAACAGAATCTTCTAAGCCAAGAAAATATTTCACCGGTGGTAAACCGGGCAGAGGACGCGGAGTTGCCGACATTGGTCGGAACTGTGAAACGTCAAATTATATCGGTATAAACTGGTATATAGTTACCTATATGGAAACGTTGGATTATATTTTTAAGTTTCCCGGCGGAATGATTCATCATCTTCCCGCAAAGATTGGCTCCCGCCGGGTTTTATCTCATTTTTAAATACTGTATCGCAATGGCTTATTTTATCTTACAAAACAGAAGACTACCCAAACAAGCTGTTTCTTGTTTCAAATTCCAAGAAGGAACAGTAAACACTTCATCTTATATTTCTATAAAGATTAGAGGAAAAGAAGAAATTATTCCCTTCAAAGACAATATGGAAATGGCTCTGGTCAAAGAACGTTTAGTATCAACATTTCCGGATTTTGTAAAAGTAGGGAACAGTTATATCAAAAAGACCATGTTCCGGGAATACAAACCTGTCTCCCGTCCTGATGAAAATGTATACTACATCCTGTTCAAAACTTCTTTTGGTAGCATAAAAGTTCGATTCAATAATGAAGAAGATTTGAAAAAGGAACTTGCTTCTATGGATCAACTTTTCGATGTAGAATAATCTAATCATCTAAAAAACAACAAAATATGGAAACGAAAGATAGAACAAAAACAGAAGTCTCTATTGAATTAAGGGAAGTTCAAAGAGAAATCAGCAAAGCAAGGAGTACAAGAAATTGGGCAAAAATTTCTTTTCTGAATCAAAAAAGAATACGCCTGCAAGAAGAACTGGATTACTTAAAATCCAAAGACAAGTTTTATTACCAAGAACAGAACATGGAAAAATCTCTTGTTTCCTGGGCTGCAAAAACACTTAATTTGTCACTTAATATGGCGGACTTGTCTGTCTATTATCTTGATCTGTACATGGCCCATTTCAAGGAAAGAGGATTTGTTCCTACTGATGAATGGAAGGAAAAAGAAAAGGCTTTTCGTAATGCAGCCAATCAATTGTCAGACTATATGAGATATTTCTTTAAAGGAAAATCATCTGACGATAATTCTGAAAGCATGTCCGAACTTATGGACTTGATAGAAAGAGATTACTACACTGACAGAGAGAAGGTTCATCATAAACAATATGAAGATAAAGTATAATGCTAAAAATTGAGATATGACAACATTAACGACATTGAATATAACGGGAAAGAATGCCAATAACAGTTTATCTGTAACTGTTAAAGTGAATATCACCAAAAAAAGGAGTGCTTACCACTACTTTATCAAAAGAAGACGTGGATAAGATTCATTCTTATGGGATCAAATTACCTACAAACAGGTTAGGTAATGAAGGATATTTTAATAGCACATCACTTTCTGATCTGGTAAATCAAATCAGGAAAGTCCTGGAGAGGTGTTTAAGCTATAAAATAGTAGAAGAAGTACCTGTTATTAAGTATTAGTTAGAAACTCTCTGTTTATTTGCCTATGACAAAAACGGAGGCATTGTTCCTAACCCCTCTGTGGAATGGACAGGGAACTATGAAAATGGATAGATGGAACTTCTCGTTTAGATGCTTTAAATGCCGAACCTTTCGGTTTTAGTATTTATGCAAAACCATTTCTAAAAAGAGTAATTGAATATGGTAATGGAGAGAAAAAGTAGAATACGATAGATTGAATGCAGAAAAAGGAACTTATACACATTGGCTGAATTGTGTAGCAGGTATATCATACAATCGATATAAGCCGGTAATGGAAGTGGAGTGTAACGAATGTACCTCGAAATTATTCGTTGATATAATCAAGTCTATTTGTAAGATAAGCGAACAAGTCAAGAGTTTTATCAATCCAGAACAAATAAAAGCAATTGCGGAGTCAAATGAACCGATTTTGCTTTTATCTAACAACTAAAAAATCATGAGGTATGTATGTGTTTTTATCTGCTTTCTGTTATGGCTTATTTTTACATTGTTATTATCATCAACTGTCATAGGATTGGTTATAAGCGTGAGTGATGAATGGCAGAAAATGGGTGACAAAATAATAGATAAACTTTAATAAAATATGAATAAGAATATAATCAACAACGCTCAACTTTTAGAGATTAAAACTAAGATTAGACAACTTGGAGCAATGATGAATGCATATCAATGCAGGTTTGTGGTTTCTTCGGGTCAATTGTTTTTTGTGGATGATGAATATGCTGGAACGGTTAAACTGACTAATCTTGATAATGGAGAATCTAACATATCATTCCCTTCATGTGACGATGGATTGATAATCAATCCAGCCGATAAGCATATTAAATAATTTCAAAACTAAAAATATTTAAATTAATTAAACAATAATAAGACATGAAACAAGATATAGAATTTGCTGTTCCTCTTTTTAAAGCTGGTGCAGAATGGCGCATTAACAGCGTATGGCACCCCATAACAGTAATTCCAGAATGCTATCGTCTTGTCATATTTATCCCTAAAAAGGTGGGGATGACGAAACACCTTCCTGTTATGGGTATGTTGGAAGAGAACAAAATTTTTGTATCCAGTCGTCCAGGGTGTATTTTATTTGAATTTTATGAAATGGAATCATGGGCTTATTTAGATGATCTATTACCTTAAAAACAGCAGAAACAATATGGAAAGCGAAAAGAAGAAAATATGTCCTAAATGCAAACATGAAGATGGGTCGGGACAAAATAATATACACGACATGAATCCTGAACATTTTTGCAAATGTTCTATACGATCAATTATGGAACGAGATAAGGTTTGCTATTCTTGTGCATTTTGGATCAGACTATATGAAGAGAATAAGAATAATCCCAATTGGTTGATTATAGATGGAGAATCATGGATAGCTCACCCGTTTGTTCCCAATACAAATCACAAAACACGAAGATTCATGGGTATGGGAGGAAGAATGATGGGAGAAAAATCATTTCCAATGATTGGTGGCATCAAGGGAAAATTCCAGAAGAATTTAAGGAGTTAATGCCTGATAATGCCAAATGGGTAGAATGAGTTTAAGAAAAATACATAGATACAAAACAAACAATATGAATATAGTTGAATTAATAAAAGAGTGTCCAAAGTACACTAAATTGTACACGATTACACATGGAGAAGTTTTGTTCGATCATGTTGAGGGCAATGAATATCTTTTAGGAACTGCTGAAAATCCAGAAAAATGAAATATATGGGGAGTAAAAGCAGGATAAGGAACGAAATAATTCCCATCCTGCTAAAAGGATCAAAAGGCAACGAAACATTTATAGATGTCTTTTGCGGGAGTTGTTCTATCGTAGAAGAAATACCTGCATCGTATAAAAGGATAGCGAACGACAAAAACAGATATTTGGTTAATATGTTTATAGAACTTCAAAAGAATGGAACTGACAGTCTGCCATTTAAAATAACAAGAAATTCCTATAAAGAAATAAGAGAAGATTATCACAAAATAGAGAAGGAAAGAGGTATTTGTGACATGAGATATTTAGCTTTAATAGGATGGGTCGGGTTTATGGGTTCTTTTAATGGAAGATTTTTTGACGGAGGTTATTCAGGGCACGATGTAAAAGGAAGGGATTATATTAAAGAAAATATCAATAATATAATTAAAACCATCCCTAAAATACAAGGAGTGAAATTTACATGCTTGGACTTTAGAAGCATTGATGTACCTGAAAATTCTATAGTTTATTGTGATCCGCCATACAAGGGAACAAAGCAATATTCAACAAGTAAAAACTTTGATCATGATAGTTTTTGGATGTGGGTAAGGAAAGTTTCAAGAAAAGCTAAAGTATTTGTAAGCGAATATAGTGCTCCCGAAGACTTTGAATGTATATGGGAGAAACAAATTACAAATGCCATGTCTACAAAGAATACATACAAACCAACAGAGAAACTATTTGTACTTAAAGGAGTATGAATATGAGTGTGTCAGTAAAAGTAATATAGTTACCTGTGTCTATAGATACTACTCGGAAGTAGGAAGAATCCTGTGATTTGTAATAATATATTCTTACATTTTGGACCGATTTTGGCAATTTATGAGTATCATTTTGTAAACCAAAAATAGGGTTTTGCTATCAAAATTTAATGGTTTCCAGCCCCAATAGGAGTGTTTTTCAAACTGTCACTGTTTTTACAATTAGCTTTACAAATTGTTAGAATAGGTCATTTTGATGTATTGAGCGCAGCGATTCCCTCTCGGAAGGGGTTAAAAGGCGGCTTTAGCCGACCCCCTTCCGAAAAAGAATAGGTATGAACAACCCCCTAAAATTCCCCTATAGAAAAGAAAAACCAAATTTCCATATATACCCACATCCAAAAATCAACAAAGAAAAAACCTATATGTAGAAAAACAAATACCCCCCCCACATTTCCAGTCAATCCTCTCAATAGGATAGCTATTTTAGGGTTTTATCTCACAACAAAGACTTTAAAATGTCCCTAATAGAAGTATGTTTTTAAATTTTATGTATATAAGGTATTGAAAATCAATAGGATGAATATGTACTTTAATTTGAAGAAGCCCTATATGGACAGTATTTTAAGTTCATTTCTTGGAAATTTCCTATAAGAGCAGCATTTGGAAGTTTTGTCCTGTCTGGAATTTTCCTATAAGGGGTGTATCTGAAGATTTTATATATATATATA